TATAGATGATATACTCCGTGTAACACTTGATATATCCCATGAATTAATTGGTCGATTAAAAGATCTAGCATCTGAAAACATATTATCCATATTTGTAACTCGCGATGTATTCCATCCAAATAAATCATTATTAAAAGAAGTAGCATTTGAAAACATACTATTCATAAGAGTAACTTGTGATGTATCCCATCTATTAATATTTTGATTAAATACAACAGCACCAGCAAACATATTACTCATATCCGTAACTCTACTTGTATTCCAGTTGCCAATGGGTTGATTAAATGCTGTAGCAAGAATAAACATTTGACTCATATTTGTAACATTTGATGTATTCCATGAGTTAATGGGTTGGTTAAAAACGAGAGCAGTACTAAACATATTATTCATAAGAGTAACCCTACTTGTGTCCCAAGAAGAAATATCTGCATTGAATGTATTACAGGATAAAAACAAACTGCTCATATCTGTCATAAGCGTCGTAATAATATTATTGAACTGAACAGGAACAGTCTGACCTGGTGGACGAAATGTAGTAGTGTCAGTCCCTCTTGCATAGTTTGTAATTGCATCACGAGATCTATCATCTACAACCGCAAACCATTGAAGAGAACCTCGGGGACTAGCTTGTATGAATGTTGGGCTTACTGGAATAGATGCTTCCTGAAATACAACTGTTTCCCCTTGTTGAACTACTGTTGAAAAAGCAACACGAGGAACAGCGTTGAAAAGAATTGACGTGATATTGGCAACTATATAGTTATCGTTATTTGCCCTAGTTTCAGCTCTAATAGTAAAATTTCCTAATGTATTTATTGTAACATTTGTTCCATTAAAAGTACCTGCTTCAGGCGGATTTATAAAATATACAATTCTAATTCCATTTTGTTGTTGTAGCGCTGCCGAAGGAAGTGTAATTACAGGAGGAGTAATAGTAATTGTGTCTCCGATAAAAACTGTAGAACTAATATTAGGAAAAGCATTCCAGGCAACAGTGGTTTGAAATGCTGTAGTAGCACCTTCAACTATTATTCTTTGTGAAGTAATAGCTAAAGCGTTATCAAATAAAGTACTGTTGGCGTTGTTAGTTGCTGCACGAATATAAAAATGTCCTACATTATTTATTGTAATTGTTGTTCCTCTTACTCCTGTCGCAGTAGCAATAGGAATATCCGTGCGACTTGGACTTACTATTGAGTAGTTGATAGTTACACCATTATCTAAAGGATTAGGAGTACCAGCTGGAAAGATAAAAAATGCTTCACGAAGAGTATATGTTTCACCAAATGTAACTTGGGTTTGAAAAGTAGTTGGAAAACTAAGAACAGGTATCCTGCGACTAGTACCATATTCTAATTGCGAATCAGTAGATGCTGACTCATATCTAATGCTTGTTTGAGTAGTAGCCCTAATTCTAAATCTTCCTATACTATTTATTCTAACATTTAATGGATTTGGTTGAGTTATGGTTACAATTCCTCTAGTGTCGCTTATATAACTATATTGAGGAGGAATTTCATTTAAAGTAGGTGCAAAAGGAAATGTAAATACTGGAGGAGTAATGTTCACAGTATCACCAATAAACAAAACAGTAGGAATTGGGTTCCAAGATGTGGTCAATATGGGTCTACCTCTATTTACTGTTATTTGTGGCGAATTCAAAAAAACGCTTCTAAATAATGATAGTGCACCTTGTGGCACCGTTTCAACTGTCTGAGCAGTAACTATAAAATTCCCGTACCTAAGTAATGTAATTGTTGTTCCTCCTGCTATTGTAGCAACAGCAGTATTATTACTAGTGTGTGTAATAGAAAATCTTGCACGAACATCCGAACCAACAGGAGGGTATATAAGTATTGCTTGTTGAACAGCGATATTTAGTTGACCAAATGTCATTACTTGTGTAAAAGGTGTTGGAAATTGAATAACGGGGGTATTATAGTCACTAGTGCGTTGTCTAGAATATGTAGTCTCAGCTTCTGTAAAGTTTCCTACAGCTTCTGTAAAAGCTATAATTTGTATTGGATCATTAGTTGATCTATGTATTGTGATAGTTCTTCCTACTATTGTAGCAATATTTGCGTTATTCGTTCTATATCTAATTTGAGGTAATGGGTCAGTAAGACCTGCGGGTATTGTAACAGTTGCCGCTAAAAACTCATAACTTCTGCCTACTATAAATGTATCTATACCTGGAATTATATTATTTGGAAATGTTATAGTAGGTGTAGCCCTATTAACTGTAACACTTAAATATCTAAATGTTGTTTGAAATATATTTTGTATAATATTTGTTTGAGCTATAATGAAAAATGTACCCGCACTTAATATTCGAACTGTTGGGATAGAAGATGGAATTACTGGTGCTACAATTTGTGCAACCGTTGAAGCATTTCCAGCAGGGTTTCCATTGCTACGAATAGAATAGTTAATATTGAGTTCGGGAACCAGAGTTCTAATAATTTCAGCAGTAGGAGACTCAAAAAATGCTTGCGGAAGTGTATATGTTTGACCATATGTAATTTGTCTTATAGGAGCAGGATTTGTAGGAAAAATTATATCGGGTGTATTTAATGTATTAATAGTAACGCGTAACGAAGTTATCCCAGCCTGATTATAGTTATCACTTTGCACGGTTGTAGCTCTTATATAAAATGCCCCTAATCTATTTATTCTAACACTGAACACTGTAACACCATTTTCAATTACGGGACCCGACAGAATCGTTGCTACTGGTGTATTTGTATCTGAAATAACTATAAATGAACTAACTGTAAAAGCAGGAATTTCTGCTGGAACAGGGTTCGGAGTTCTAAATTGTGGGGGAGTGAAACTAACTATTGTTCCAGTAAGTAAATTAGTGTTAGTAAATAGTGTCCATGTATTAAAAGATGGTGTACCTCGTATCACTGTAACTATTATACTCATCGAAACACTTCTATATGCGGTTGTTTCGTTTGTTCTAGCAATAAGCGTAAAACTACCTACTCTTAATACTGTAATGACAGGAATTTGCGTTTGTACTGAATTCACTATAACGTTTCGCATTTCTAAAGTAGCAATATTTGGGTTAGTGGTAGGTATTGAGTAAGTAATAGTAAGACCTAATGAAGGTATATTCGCTGGCTGAGGATAGTTAAACACTGCTGGCGTAGGAGTATAAATATTAATATTTCGATTGGGATTTATATTCGTATTGGGATTTATAGTGCCAAAAGTAAATGTATCAGTAAAGTTAATAATATTACCTAAAGCATCAGGTGTGAAACTTAGACCAGGAAATTCTAATTCGGGAGTATTTAACTGTACACCATATTCAGGAAGAGACAAAATAAAATTACTGTTAAAATTATTTGTTTCTACTATTCTTGCTCTTATTTGAAATCTGCCTTGTCTATTCACTTGTATCCGTAAAGGGTTTAATAATATGGTAACAACGCCTGCAGGTTCAGATGTGTACTCAACCGTTAACGCCTCATTGCGAATACCAGCTGGTATTGTAACTACAGCAGGTGTAAAATTATATACTCCGTTCACAAGTAAATTTATACCCACAAACAAATCATTATTTGGAAATGCTATTCCTGGCGTAACTCTAACAACATTGATTACTGGCGAAAACACTTCTCTGCGGATAAATATAGATTGTCCTCCACTTGGCGGTTGTTCAACGGTCTCGGCTCGAATTCTAAAAGAACCGGATGTGATTAATGTAATTGTTGTTCCATTTATTGTAGCAACGTTTGTTGTTACTGTATTTGCGACTGCATCTACAATTCTATGTTGAATAGAAAGACCAAACCTAATAACATCGGCAGTTGAAGGATGATAAAATGTTGATGCTTGAAGAGTATAATCACGTCCAAGTGTAATTTGACTGCCTGAAATACCGACGATAGAAGGTATTATTATACCAGGTGTATTCGCCTGAGTGACGCGCACGCTAGTATATGTAGCGGTCCCGGGCAAAAAATTGTTTGTTTCTCCCGTAGAAGCTACAATGACAATAGGACCATCATTTATTATCCTAATAGTTCTTGCGGTTCCATTTACTAGTTCCGCATTACTATTTCCAGAACTATATGTAATCGTCAGTTCATCACGTGGAACTGTAGAAGGTTCCGTAATAGTTGCGGGTTCAAAAGTATATTGGTTATTTACAAAAAACGTGTTAAATGGAAACATTATGTCTGGTGGAGGAAATGTTATAGTAGGTGTAGCTGGAAGAACAGTGACGTTTCTACTAATCGATGTAGTTTGGAATGCATATGTATTATTTGTTTCTGCGACAATAGTAAAAGTACCTGCTCTATATATTGTAACAACGTTGTTAATTGAAATACTAGCAACAACTGAGGAATTTGGGTCAGGATGTGTAATAAAATATGTAATACGAAGCCCAAATCTTGTTATATCGGCTGCCGATGGTCTATCAAAAAATGCTTGGCGAAGTGTGTAAGTCTCGCCGTATGTAATCTGGGTAATAAAATCGCTTTCTGGCTGAGATGGTTCATCAGGTGATCTATTATCACCGGGAAAATATATAACAGGTGTATTGTGTATAATTAACCCTTCTTCAATTAATGAAGGAACTACAGCCTCGTTATAGTTATCGCTTTGCAATGTTCTAGCCGTTATAGTAAATGATCCTGTTCTATGTATTCTTGCAGTGAATACGGTAACACCATTTTCATCGATACGCTGTTGAGGTTCGATAGTAATTATACGTTCATCTGATGACGTAAATGATTCATATGTAAAAGGAAGAATTTCAGATGGAACAGAAGAGGGTGTCAAAAACCGTGGAGCATAAAAATCGACCGTCGTTCCTGTAAATAATTGAGTAGTAAATACATCCCATGGTTGGAATGTAGGAGTAGCTCTTTGAACGTTAAATTCTCTATGAATTGGTTCACTTTCGGCAAGTCGAACTGTTGGTTCTGTATAACCAACAAGTGTAAACTTGCTTGCATTTGTTTGAGCAATAAGTGTAAAACTTCCTGCTCTAAGTATTGTAATCACGGGAATATTTCTAGTAATTGTTCCCAGTTCTGACTGGATTATAGTATTTCTCATTTCTACTCTAGCAATGTTTGAACTTTCTTCATTTATTCTATAGTTAATTATAAGGTCTACAGGTATATTATTCTGGTTATCAGGATAACTAAAATCAGCTAGTTGTTCGACATTATAAATATTATTATTCTCGCCATACGTCAAATTTGTAACAGGAAATACACCACTTTCATCGGCACCGGGAAAAAATAATACTGGTCTATTTTCTTGAGCCCCAGTTTCATAGTTAGAGAATATAGCAACACTTCTGTTAAAATTTCCACTTGGTGGTTCTACTGTTTGGGCTTTTATTCTAAACTTTTCAGCTCTATTCACTCGTATAGGTATAGTATTTGATGATATATCTAGCGGAAATATTGTGACTACTCCTAGAGGAACACATGTGTACTCAACCTGTATTACTTCAGGAGTAACAAAACTAGGTATTATAACGGTTGCCGGTCTAAAACTGTATCTTCTATTTGTTATTAACACCTGATTTGGGAAAAGATCATCATTATCAAATAACAACGTAGGTGTAGCTTTTTTAACGGTGATAAGTGGTGAATATATTCTATTACTACTGTTTGTAAACCTTTCTATTGTTGCAACAGCTTGAACAGTAAAAGAACCCGCGCGATTTATTGTCACATTGGTACCTGATATTGTGGCAACAGGAGTATATGATTGTGGTATAGGAATAATAGACGGTACAATTGAATAAGCAATAGAACCACCTACAGGCACTCTTAATTCTTGACTGACAAATTCTATTGGATTGTCTCCTATAGGTAAAGGCACTCCTGTAGTTGAACTTACAAATCCTACGACAACTATAAAAACACCAGCTTCTATACTTTTACTTGTTACACGAAAGTCAATAGTGTTAACGATAATATTAGAATCTGTATTTTCAGAATTTACTATATTTACTGTTAAAGAAGCAGTAATAACAATAGCATTATACTGTTCTAAGTTATTCAATATTATACGTTTTTCATTTTCTAATACCCTTAACAGTGCTGTTCCAGGAATATTTGTAACTGGATTGGGATATATAAAATTAGCTTCTATAAAAGAATATTTGTCTCCGTATGTAACTTCGGTAATAAAACCCTCGTCCTTTCTAGGAAAAACAATAGCTGGTCTATCTGGTCTAGTAGCATATTTTGTTCGTGAAACAATTATGGCTTGACTATAGTTTATACTACTTGACGATTTTGCTTGTATGTTGAACTCTCCTTCGGTTTTTATAGTAACAAGGACACCTGCATTCGAACTACTAGAAATTTCTGCAATTCTTTCTTGTAAAATTATGTATTCAAAAGAGCGAAGTTCGGATGGAAATATTGGTTCGTTAGGATCAGGACTTATAAATGTTGGAGGAGTGATTTGAAAGGTTTGCCCTACCATTAAATAATTAGAATTTGTAAATGCATCCCATCCTTCTTGAAAAGTGGGTGTATACTTTTTAACTTTAACTTCTTTTTCTAATAAATTACTAACAGTAAAATTGTCACTTTGAATTGTTTTTACTCGAAGTGTAAAATTTCCTGCACTATATATTAAAACTGTTCTATTTTCTATGGACGCAATATTAGTTTCTATGATATCATATTTTACTTCAACTTCTGTAGGTTGAAAAGGAGGATTTTTAAATACTACTTCATTTATAGTAAATGAAAGTGTTTCTCTGTATGTAAAAGGACCAAAATTTTGGCTTGGGTCAAATTGTATTACTGGCATACCAGGATTTGTCGAAAACTCTTCGGGTGATTCGACATAACCAATATTATATCTTTCGGATGGTTTTGTTTCTGCTCTGACTCTAAATGAACCTACACGGTTTACTAAAAGCGATGGTCTTTGGGATGCTGTAGGTTGACTAATCACAATAGAAACAATATCGGGATTCAAACTTACATATGTAATTGGAAGAATTTCATTGGGGATAATAACAGGTTTACTAATAGTTGCTTTGTTAAATGAGTATGTATTTTTTACTTGTAATGTATATTCAAACAAGTCATTTAACTGTAGAATAGGTGTAGCTTTATTAACAGTTATCAAAGGCGAGTCTCTTGTAGAATTAATAATTGTAGGTGCTCGTGCCGGATTTATTTGATTTGTCTTTGCGCGAATTTTAAAATTACCGCCTTTTAATAATGTAACTTTTGTTCCTGAAATACTAGCGACATCAGACGCTGAACCTGTAGCAGAGACAATTGAATATGTAATAAAAAAATCACGTGGGTCAGATATATACTGGATAATATTTGTAATGGTTGCGGGTGTGGATATAGATATTCCTGTGTCAGTTCTAATATAAATGACATGTCTACTTACTCTGTTTGAAATATCATATTCTATTTTTTTATCTATTATAGTGTCATCTATGCTGCTTATCAATGGAGGAGAACTTCCTGGTAAGCTAACTATATCTGCTGTAACTCTTCTACCAATGATAAAATAGTTGTACAGTTCTTCACTTACTACAATTCTTGAACCCCATAGTAAGGCGTTTTCTTTAAAATTATAAACATCTCTTGGATAAGTAAATTCGGCTTCATTAAGAAAATACTCTTCACCATATGTAATAGTTGTTTTAAAGTTTTGTGGAAAAGCAACCCTTGCATAATATAATGTAGATATTTCTTCTTGTGATGTAATCGTTGCTTGATTATAATTTCGGCTTTCAGTTGTTTGAGCAGTAATTGTAAAGGGTCCTTCTCCGTCTATTCTAATCGTAGTTGTTGAGCCGATTAATGTTGCAATTGTATTCGAAGAACTTGTATAAGAAGTAATAGAAACAGAGCTGGATGGAAAGAACTCGTCAGGGTAAGGATATTGAAATATAGGAGAGCTGAAAGTATACGTTCTTCCTACAAATAAAAGACTATTAATATCCTGAAATAAATACCATGGTGTTGTAAAAATGGGAGTAGCTTTACGAATCGTAATTGGAGGCGAGTCAACAAAAGTACTGTTGTATGCATCTGTTTTATTTGTTTTTGCGCGAATTATAAAAGAACCTGCATTCTGTACAGTAACTGTAATTCCATCTATACTAGCAATATCTGTGAAAGTATTTGTTCCTACTACCGTTGGCAAAATTTCATATGTAATTACTACATTTGCAGGTGAATAAAGAGGATACACAAAAATTGCTTCTATAATATCAAATGTTAGTCTCTCTTTATATGTAAAGTCTGTAACAGTAATAAACGTTTGAGGAAACTCAATAATTGGATCATTCATACTTGTGGTATATTCATTTTTTGAAGTAACTGAAGTACTTTTATAATTTTGTGTTTCACTCGTTGTAGCTAAAATTCGAAAATTACCATATGAATTAATTTGTATTTTTTTACCATCCTCTATAAAACTAGCAACATTGGATTCTAGACCGTTACTATTTATAATTTTATATGTAATAGCAAGGTCGTTAGGTATTACTAAAGGATAATTAAGTGACGCGGAAACAAAGTTTAAACTTTTTCCAATAAATAATGTATAAGAAAATATTTCCCATGGTTCATTGAATATAGGAGTATCTTGAGTAACCGTAAAAAGTGGTGATGTTGTAATTGACTTTCCAAACTTATTAAATTCCCCTAATCCTGTTTCTTGTTGCCCTTGCAAATTAAAAGTACCAGCGTTCTCGAGTCGTAGTATATATTTATCAAGTGTGTTTTCATTAATGGTTAACGTGGCTATATTTGAATTCGTTGCATTAATAATACTCAGAGTAATAGGTGTTGTTGTGTGTAAACTGCTAATACTAACTGTTAAAATAACTGGTTCATCGGCGTTATAATTATATACGTAATTTTCGATAAATGGTTCTACATTTATTACTATGTTAGAATCAAATATAGTACTAGATAAAACGACATTGCTTCGAATACTTGTACCATTTCCATTTGTAGAAGTCATACTCATTAAATAATATGTATTCGGAGTTAATGAAGTAATATCATTTATGTTTTGGATGTTTGGTGGATTTTTTGTATTTGGTGATAGTTCTTTTGTTCTTATTTCCGATATAATGTTATATCGAATATTGTTTTCCCTATCAGTATATATTGTGTTACCATCAAAGATACCATTTTTATTCCATATAACCATATCAGTAGACATACCCATAGCCGTAGCCATACCCATACCCATACCCATACCCATACCCATACTGTCGCCCGTATTTTCGTAACTGTTGTTGTTGTTGGTGGTGTTGTTGCCACTGTAAAATTGTAATTCGTTATAGTTATCTAAAAAGTCTTGTATATCTATATCACCTTCGCTACTATTAAAAAAACTTTGTGAGTCATCTACATTTCTTAACGTTTCTACAATATTTATCGCAAAATATGTTATGGTATAATATACAACATTACAAAAAGAATTTCCAAAATCATCCCAGGTGAATGTAATACTGTATGTATCTCTGTCAACAACTCTTAATATTGGTGGTGTAGGTATTGAACCGCGGCAACTATCAACGACTGGTTTATTTTTTACATAATAGTTACTCGAAAGATTCGTTCCTTGAAATCTTCCAAGATTTGCTTCTTCGGCACCCCTTGCGCTATAAAATGAACTGCCGTTCAACGTCGTTGTATCAGATACTAGTTTTTTAAGACGCGTCGACCCCGACACAGCACCCTGTTTTGCAAATCCGATATTATTTGGCTTGTAAATTGTTTGTGATAGACAAGGCTTATTAAATAAGCGGATGGGTTGATAATTAACCGGTGCAACAACTTGGGGTCCATTTCGTGTGTCGTTAGGCCAAAGCGGAATTCCTTGTGCGTCGAAATATACACACCCGGGTTCTTTATTTGTAGATATATTTTGACCATATGTTTGGCATCTTGTTTCTAGTTTGTCGTTACTATATGAAAAAAATGCCTGGCTTTGAAAAGCAATTCCGCTGCGAATTAGATTTCCTTGAGGTGAGCAGTTAATGCAGTTTGTATTATGTATGCCAGTCATTATCTTATAAGCCGACTGGTTTGTAGGGTCATTTATTTGCGCGGTAGTCGCATCATAAGGCACAACGGTAAACCCATTATTCTGTACTTTAACGTCGAGAACCCCCTTCGAGTAGTTGTCATCTTTTACTTCATACCCAAATTTATTATTTGAAATAATATACGAGTTTCCTCCTTCATCAGGAACACAAGTGCAGTCGGGTGTAAAATGGTATACGGTAGTCCCTGGGCGTTCAAGTTCCGAAATCGTTGCCGTTCTGGAATTGTTAGCGGGACCATTATAGTTATATACTTGCAACTGTTTTCGCCAGTGTTTTAAAGGACGCGCTTTGAAGTTTGGACCATTATAATCTTTGTCATTTATATTTGAATTTTGCCCGTTAGCATTGGGACGATTCCACCCCGGAATAATACTCATACCACTTGTGAGCTTGGTGGGATAGTGTGGCACCTTTGTTGTAATAAGCGTGTTTGAGTGTCTAAAATTGAGAGGTGCGTTTGAATGGTTCGCGTCATCATTCTCCGGCGGTGTAGCCATATATATGTCTATATATATATGTATATATATGTATATATGTATTATATATAAATATATATTTCACTAATTATATTTTTGGTGGTAGTGGCAGTTGGGTTAAAATATATTTTTGTTTACTATTTTTGTTTTTCTGTAAAATTAAGGTTGTTCTTCGTCATCTTCACGAACGGTTTGCAAACGAGGTTTTTTATATATTATCGCAGATGTTGAAAGAGGATGACTGTAAGGATTTCCATTTGGAAATAACCTTTTATAAATCACATCATATAATTTTTCATATAATTCAAAGTAGTCTTTTGATACATTATTTTCAACTATAAGTAAATCTGCACGTCTTACTCCTTGTGCCATACCATTTTGGTCTAAATGAGTAATGATACTTTTTAAATGATTTTTTCTTTCCTTATCCTCTATATTATTAAATTTACCATGCAAATAATTTACAAATTTTAATCCAGTCATATCAAGATATGCTCCTTTCGGAAGAAAAGTTTGAAAAGTTGTGTTTTTAATATACATATCTTTATTGTCTTGTAATGTACTTTCTAATTGCTTTACGGGAGTATTCATTAACTTATTATAAAAATCATGAAAATTAAAATTATCTCCGTGTTTTGAAATTCCTGCACTACTACTAGGTCTAATACTAACACTACTAGGTCTAATACTACTAGGTCTAACACTACTAGGTCTAACACTAGCTCCACTAGTTCTTCTAACAACAATACCACTACTTCTTCTACTAATATTAGACACCCCACCTTTCAGTATCCTTCTCCTAGTTTTCCCACTTCTCTTACTTCTATTACTTCTCTTACTTCTCTTGCTCCTAGTTTTATATTTATATTTTTTTGTTAAACGTCGAGTATTCATATTATATACTATATACTATATACTATATACTATATACTATACAGATATAAAATGAATGTAATATTGTATTATTTTATTGTTTTAATATTATTACAAAATCCCGAGGTTAATAATACGTAAGCCGCGTAGTATAATGTTTTTCTAAATCAGAAGACATTGTCGGGAAGCAAACCGTGCGATTTTGTCTATAAATAGCCCCTAAATTCTTCTGCGTGCATATCGGCGGTTGATACTTACTCTTAAGAAAATACGGCGTATCAGATATACCACGGTAGGCACACGCACTCGCACCCTCCGAACCAAACGCGGCTTTTAATGACGCCGCATTTTTATTAACCGTTGTTTGTTTCAGACGGTCGAGACGCGTACTACTATCAACCGCACCTTGACAAGAATATTGACGATTATTCGGTTTAAATATCGTGGTACCTGCTCTGCGACCGTTACATGTTTGCGTGCTTTGAGGGTTGTATTGTTCTGTCGTTGCATATACTTGCGGACCGGTGGGCGAATCGGACGGCCACTTAAGTTGTCCATCGGCGGCGTAGTAATTATCGTTTTCACCCTGAATAGGAACAGTCAGCTGTTTTTGCTCATACGTATTTGTGCGAGACTTCATATACGCTTCATGTGTCGTATAGTATGCTTTGCTCAAAAGAGTTGTGGAAGGTTTTATTACTCTCGCTTCTGGGGTACACGAAATACATTTTGTATTGTATAAACCGGTTAAAATCTGATAATTTACGTCGGTTCCGGCGAGCAATAAAGGGTTACCGATTTGCACATACCCGTTATTCTGAACTTTCACGCCATTTGCGAGGGAAGCGTCGGTCAAACTATTCTCTCCTTGTTTTGTAAATTTCTCGGAAATGGTATATGCATTTCCGCCGTTTGTCAAGTCGGCACATGAACAGTTATTGCTGTTTGCGCGGTATATTTCGCCACCAGGTGTTGTAGCCAGCTTAACAGTAGCAACGCGGTTACCTGAACTTGTTAAACCCCCGAATGTAGAAGGTCGCAACTGACGACGCCAGTGTTTTATAGGACGAGCTTTAAAGTCGGGACCATTCGACTTATGTAACTCGGCAACATTTTGGTCTACACCATTAGCTAAAGGACGGTTCATTCCGGAAATAATACTAATTGCAACCCCATCTTTAGTAGAAGAATGAGGAACTTTTGTAGTAATTAATGAATTTGAAGCCCTAAAATTAAGGGGAAGATTTGATTTAGGATGAGTAGATGTCATTTATCGTTTTATATTTATAATAGAATATAATATTATAATTATAAAAATAAAAACTGTATTATTATTATATATAATTAACACCACCAAATGAAAAATATACCTATAATAATATTTATAGTACTTTTTAGTTTCATATTATTACACTCAGTTTATGTAAAAGCTACATGTAATCGACTGATTGAAGGACTGGAATCTGGTGGTAGTGCGGATATGACTATGGATGAAAGATTTAAAAAGTTAGAAGATAGAGTAAATAAGATGCAAGATGAAATCGTAAAAGCTGAAAAGGCGAATCAAGAAAATGCGGAAACTTTGAAAAGTTTAAAAAATAAGAAATAAAATAAAGTTAAAAATAATATCTGTATTGTGATACAAATATAATACAAATATAATACAGATATAATACAGATATAATACAGATATAATACAAATGAATTTACTAAGGATGAATCCAATGAAATTAAAATATAAAAATGAAATAATACTTTTTTTTGTGGTAGTTTTTGGGTTGATTATAATATACCACGGTTTAGGAAAAATATGCAATAAAAAATCAGTTATAGAAGGAGTTACAACTAAAAAAGAAGAAACTAATAGTAATGATGGTAAGGTAGATAAGAAAGATAAGGATGACAGTCTTGAAATAAAACAGATGAAACAAAAAATAAAAATTCTGGATAATACTATTACGACTAAGGTCGAACCTAGATTAAATAAATTTTTAGAAAAAGTAAAAAGTGTAAGCAATGAGATTAACCAGGGAATAAAAGATGAAACAAATTCAAGATTAAATTCATTTTCAGATAGTAATCAAAAAGCTACTTCTGTTTCAAAACAAGATAAAGTACCTCCCTTTTCTGCATCAGAAATAAATAATGCAATTTAATATATTTACCGATATTTACCGATATTTACCGATATTTACCGATATTTACCGATATAATAAATAATTATATATGTAAATAATTATATACATTAATAATAGATATAGTCATTAACAAAAAATAAAGATATGTCGGAAGAAGTAGACAATAATTATAATTATACTAAATTTATAAAAACACCCAAACAAATGGGTATAGAAGTTGGAGACAGTTTAAGTAATGTAGAAAATGGTGTAGCAGGTATATTTAGTTATGTGAAATTATTAGTAGAAGGTAGATCCAACGCCTCAAAAACAGGCAGACCATTAGGTAATAAGTATTTTTTAAAGACAACCGAAAACTGTGTAAATCAAAATACAGGTAAAAAAGAAAAAAGAAGTTTATATTTTGACAATGTTCCTACAGGTAACCTTGGTATTTTAAAGGATACAGGAAATGAATTTTCAGAATTTCGCGGTCTTGTACCAGGGGCAATAGAAAGTGTCATGGCAATAGGTAACATTGATTTTTTTTCTGTTTTTACAGAAACTGGAATACCCAAATGTTTGCCTGTTAAGCTTAAAACAATAGACATAAACAATAAAGAAGGTAGTGACACGCAATATGTGACGATAAGCGATATTGAAAAAATATCGCCTTGTAATTTTATTAGTAGAACAAATCCTGTAAATGGTTCAGTGTGTACTCGACAAGGATTTACTCTGCAAAGTGACACTACAAACGAGGAAAAAAATAATGCGGAATTATATAAAAACTACTATAACTTAGATGATGATGATACTGATGGTAAAAATATGAAACTGATGATGCCCGATGACGTATTCTTGAAAGTATTATTTTATTCTTTAGGTGGACTGTCTGTATATGTTGCTCTAAAACTATTAGCAAATATGTATAAAAAACGGGACTAATATGATGCGGATTGAAATATTAGTAATATAACATTTACATTTATTAATGACAGGTAATAAATGTAAACGTAAGATGGGAATATGCATTGACTTACTTATGGTGGCGGCGGGCGCTTTGGCGACGGTGTCTGGTTTTTCTACCACCTTTTTGAGGTTCAGCAGTAGCAGGATTATTAGTATCTACATCAACAGGAGCATTAGGTTCAGGCTTTTTAGATTTAAAAATACTTAAAATACCTGAGAAAAATCCTGGTTGTGCAGCCGGTTGAGCTGCAACAGGAGAAGCCTGTTGAGCACCAGCATCAGTAGTAGGTTTAGAACCAAACAAACCAAATAAATTAATTCCCCCCGATTGTTTTCTAGTTCCTCTTCTTGCGCTACGTCTATTTTTACGAGCAACTCTAGATTTATGTCTTGTCATGATAAGAGTGAATAATTATATATTAAACGAAGATATTAATATATAATTAATTTCAGAAATAAAATAAAAATAATATTACCGATTTACCGATTATTTACTTGCGGTGACGTCTGCGGTGGGTTTTATGGCGAGAGCTGCGATGACGTCTCCTGCGTCCACCCTGTTGCTGTTGCTGTTGTTGCTGTTGCTGCTGTTGAGATGCACGACGAGCGCGGCGAACGCGACGAGTGCTCTTTTTACCGGTTCTACGTCTACGACGACCGCCTTGTTGTTGCTGCTGTTGCTGCTGCTGCTGCTGCTGCTGCTGCTGCTGCTGTTGTTGTTCTTGTTCTGGCATATCTGTTATTTTATATATTACACAAAGAAATAAATTATTTCTAAATGAGTAATTATAATTAAAACTGTTACTAAATAGTTATAGTTAATAATAAATAATAATAAATAGTTATTATTATTACTAAAGTTTATGATTATAAATGTAAAGTGTAACTTAAAAATATATAATTTAAACATTAAACATTAAACATTAAACATTAAACATTAAACATTAAACATTAAACATTAAACATTAAACATTAAACATTAAACATTAAACATTAAACATTAAACATTAAATCTTTTATATAATTCAAGGGCGGCTAATCCTCCTAAAACTTGTGCTAAAATATATCCGATTAGTTCTTCTTTTGGTTGTTTGCCGGCTACAACCATCATTAGAGTAACTGCGGGGTTAAAACTACCTCCAGATATTTTTCCACCTAAGTAAACAACTAACGCAAGAGCAGCGCCGATAGCGAAAGCGTTTCCTGTTGCAATAATTACGTATAAAAAGAACATTGTTCCTAAAAATTCTACTAAATACTTGTTCATCATGATGATTTTTATATATTTTTAATATAAAAAAATATATAAAAATATAATTGTAAAGTTGAGATATTCCGACGAATTTGCTAAACATTACAAACATTACAAACATTACAAACCTTACAAACATTACAAACCTTACAAACATTACAAATACTACGAATAAATTTGTCTGTTTCCGAAAGATGACAAGATAGATGAACCACCAGATTGAAACGGATTTTCAACCGCTCCCTTCTTTTTTGGTGCTACGCATCCACCACTACGACACCTTTGACGGCGGATGTTTCGAATAGTGTTGTCATTATTTTTCGTCTGGTATTCTGCATCCACCGGAAGACCGACTTTATATGCAGTTCTACCAATGGCGTTATATTTGACCATGTTAATATATTGGTCTCCGCATATAGGAACAGGAATCGGTTTTCCTGCTAAAACCTGTCGTTGGTATCGACTATGAAACATGCTTGTAGTAAAATTATTGGGCGAAGCAACTTTGCTAGTAGAAGGCTGCAGAGGATTTGTCGAGTATATTGTTTTTTGCGCATTCATAAATGAGGCGCGTGCATTCGCCATGTTACCCGTTTGGTCGGTTGGGTACTGCTGATTTGGTGCTGGAGCAACGCAACTTTGGACACCATTATTGCCGCGCTGTTTTATAATAACAGTTGGCGATGGTGGACCATTAAAATAGTATTGAAGTGTTCTAATCGGAACGGATGTCATGGTAATATATGTATATATATAATATTTATAATAATATTATTATATATATACGACAAGAACAACGACGACGACATATACTATTTGCTAAACGTAACTAGTACCATACCATATACCGTATATTTAAGCTCTGCGAACTCTTCTCCATGCAGACTGTGATGCCGAAAAGTCGTCTCCACCAAAAGTGGAGTCATTGAAATTTCTATTCACGGCTTGTAATTTTTTAAAACGAACATAGTCTGAACCATCATATACGTAACGAGGATTACACGATGCCGATGGAATATCGGTACTATCTCTATTGGGTTGGACGGAGCCACCAAGTATTTTATAACTGGTTGAACCACGACGAATATTATTTACCTGATTTGAGCCACCCGATGTATAATTCTGACGAGAAAGAAAATCGCCAGCATTATTGACAACTCTAAAAGGTCCTATTTTGCGCGGATAACCGTTTATCACACCTGTTGCGGCGGCACCGTTCCATGCTTGTACCAAGGAGAACCTATCTTGTGCTCTTTCGCTGCCGCCTATCATACCACCGTTACCATATTTTCCTACACCACCTCCAATCATTTTTGGCGCAATACCTTGAAAACCACCTCCTAAGTTTGACATTATTTATTATGTATTATATATAATATATATTATAAAATATATATTATAAAATATATCATATTATTCCAAAATATAAATCAGTTTATCTAAACTTGTTTGACTTTTACACATAATAAAATAAAAATAGTAAAAAAATAAAAATAACTATCCACTAAATAGTTTTATATTTTTATATTTTTTTTATATTTTTATATTTTATATGTTTTATATGTACTGTAAAATAACAACAACCATGTTATTCTCCGTTATTATGTCATGATTCTGGGAGCAATGTTCATCGTTTGTAATTCTTGAAATAGTAGTTTGCAAGCGTATGGTATTTCTACATATGCAAAGTTCGTCCGGTTATCGCATGTTCGGCAACAGTGAATTCCCATTTTATCATTATAGGCAGCAATCATGCCACAGTCGCGGCAGACATGAACTTGATATTTGTCCGATGCATCATATAAGCGTCCGCGCGTAAATCTGGCTGCCCCATGTGACACCATGCAGTTATGTGCTACAATTCCATTTGCTAGAAACGAGTGTGTATCTTCTACGCTAATGTCATATACTTGTTTGGGACCAACAGGTATTCTCGACACGACACTTAGATTCATTGTTGGGATAGAGCCGCAGTCGCGCGTCACGCCATAGTTTGCTTCGGTATCGTCTGCATCTGCGTCTGCGTCTACATCTACGTCTGCGTCAGCATTACACGACGCTGTTTCGCTTTCACTCTTGAACCAGTCTAGTGCACCAATTTTTTCAAGATATTCTTCGGCGTTGGGGAATCCTTTTGCTGTGAATTTTCCGAATTCGGTTCCTTTGATGAGGTGGTCCGTTATGTCGTGCGTACTTGGGATAGCGTATTCGTGTATGAGCCCTTCTGTTTTCTTAAGTTCGTTTACAGCGTCGATAATAGCTTTTTTCGTTGGTACTATTTTTTCGGGATTCTTTTCCTTAATCTCCTTAAATTTTGTAATTTCATTTACGCGATTTACAAGCCAGTTGTGTTGCCGCGTCACTTCTTCACGCAGACGGCGATACGATACTCCAGCTTCCAAGCGTTGAGATTTATGACAGCAATAACGAAATCCAATTTTTTCAGAGAATGAAACCAATTGTTCGATAGGTACATGGAGTGTTAACTGAAAGCTGCGCTCTGACTTATCTGCTTTATCCTTTCCTTCGAATTTTTTCTTAGAACACGAGGTCTCTTTAGCTTGTTGAATAGTTATATTATGAATACCGCATTTAGCAAATAGTTTCTGAATATCTTCAAACATTTTTTGTAACGAGGCGCGATGTTCGTATGTTTTTGTCTTTGAAAATGAAACCGATGAAAGGATGTCGCGTTTCCCTCTATGCATTCCAAGAACACATGTGTGTCCGTCGCCACCAAACATCCCAGCAAGAAATTCGCGCACAATAGGACGAGGGCATTTTTCATCCAATATGAAGTTGGGAAGAGTTCCAGGTTGGTTCACTTTTCTGCCATGCAATAAGCCTTTTATTCCAAGGATGTCGGTCATAAGAATATATGGGATACCAACTCTATAATGGTTTCCAGATTCAAATTTTTTCTGATTGATATCGCAGAATAGTTTCAAGTCATCAATTACTTGTTTAACGTCTAACATATGACCAAGATACAATGTTCCATACCCATCAACGCTAATACTTCCATCTGTAATAAGCAATCCTAGAATACGTGCAAATGCTAATGATTTCATAAATTCGTCGCGTGTATTTGTTTCAAGTATTCTCTTTCCAAATTTAAATTTCCATCCAGCGCATTCTTCCATTTCATCTTTCAATTTCATAACAGGATAGTTTACACTTGTCTTAATCTTAGTAACATTCAATTCGATATCTTTAACCTTAATCCATTTATTATCAGATGTCAAAACCGGATGGTCTTCAGTGCATATAAGTTTTCTACCATCTTGAAATGTTAGTTGAACACAGTCACGAGTTCCCTTATCCATAAATGCCACTTGCTTAGAAGGAACCATTCCATTTTTTTCTTCGCTCCAACCAAGAACATTTTCATTTAAATTTTCCATTTCTTCTATATTAATTGATAACCCCGATTTCAGGGAAATGGGTGTGCCTACAGCAAAGCAATCTCTTTCCATTTCGCCAAACCGTAACCCTCCATCTCGCGAGCGACCTTCAGCTGGTTGTCGTGTAAGATTTACCATGGGTCCAATCGAACGACTATGTTGCTTATCATTTACCATATGCTTGAGACGCTGATAGAATGCGGGTCCTATGAAAATATTCGACTCAATCTGTTCCCCAGTCATGCCGTTATATAGGAGCTCATTTCCTTGTGCTTCATATCCGACTTTGATGAGTTCTTTGCGAATATCGTCGACTGCTAGTTCGCCGAATGATGTGCCGTCCCCGAATAGCCCGAGCTGGACGAGAACTTTACCGAGGAGTGTTTCTTTGAGTTGCCCAATCGTCATACGAGATGGAATGGCGTGGGGGTTGATGATGATGTCGGGGCGCATACCATTCGAAGTATACGGCATGTCACTTTCAGGGATGATATTACCTACGGTACCCTTTTGCCCGTGACGCGAAGAGAGTTTGTCGCCGATAACGGGTTTGCGGGAAGTGCGGATGCGGACTTTTGCGATACAATATCCGTCGCCATTGCGGTCGATGAAATTCTTGTCGATGTAGGATTCTTCGGTAGTGCGATGAATTTTGCTGTGGTCTTCGTATTTGATGAGCTTTGTGTGGTCGTTGCGATTTTCCTTGATGGGGACAACCTTTGCAATAATGATGTCGCGATTTTCGATAAATGTATTTTCCGGTACGAGACCCTTGTTATTGACCTTGTCGTAGTTGCCGAATTTCATACCCTTTGTCTTTGAAGGATCGGGTTTGCATCGAATCTCCTCATCGCCGTTGATTTTCTTGTCCTCGTCTTTTTCGGTGTGATAAATCGTCGCATTGAATAAACCGCGGTCAATGGAACCCTTATTTACGAGAATGCTATCTTCCTGATTATAGCCGGAATACGTCATGATTGTGACGATGACTGCCGAACCGGAGGGGATTTGGTCGAGTTTAATCATACCCATGACGCGGGTGTCGACGAGGGGGCGACTGGGGTAAGTAAGAACGTAGGCGGTTTTGTCCATGCGGTTCTGATAGTTGGTAACATACATGCCCATAGCTTGCTTACCCATAGCACATTGATACGTGTTTCTAGGTGACTGGTTATGCTCAGGGAAAGGAATACACGAAGCAAGAATTCCGAAAATAGTACTTGGGTGAATTTCGCAGTGAGTAAATTTGTAGATGAAGTTAGTACCTTCTTTTTTGACAAGATCGGTGGGTTTCATAGCAATCATGCTAAAGTTTTGTTCCTCTGGGTCAATATATTCTAGAATCGCTTCGCTAATTTTAGTATCTGTTAACAGATCATCCCAAGTAAGATTTTCAGCATTTAGTTCCTTGATGATTTTATCGGTTATGAAAACTTTGTTCTCCCTTACGCGCAAAACTGGTCGCGTGAGCCGCCCCGCATCATTGCAAATACGAATTTCCTTATTTTTGATATCAAATACAACCGACGTGTAAATATTAATAATACCTTTTGATTTTTTGTCCTTGAATGCATTGTATAATTCGATAGGCGTTGACGTGTTTCCAAGCCATGCACCGTTTACAAATACTTTAATGTTCACAAACATATCTTTCGGGGTCAAGTTATCCATTCGAGAAATAAACGGCTCGACATGTTGATGCAAAGATTCCGAACTACTTGGGATTGTCAAGTGCGTCATATAACTGATATTTTTCACAACACCTACGCTGCCACCTTCCGGTGTTTCGGCGACACACAAGAACCCCCACGTCGTATTGTGTAGTTTGCGCGGAGCAATAAGTTTACCGCTCTTATCTACCGGTGTGTTGATTCGGCGAAGATGGCTAAGACTTGACACATAAGTGAGACGATTCAACACTTGAGCTACACCGACTTTGTTACTGTTTACATTTTTAATACCGAAATCACCGGTTGAAAGTGCGCGCTTTATTCCATTTTCAATCGTAGTTGACTTTATGATTTTATAGATGTTTGTTTTATTGACGATATTCATGTGGTCATCGGTGGAGCGCCATGAACCTGTGTTGATTTCTTTAATAATTTGCTTTGTCATATCTTTGACGAGCTTATTGAAATAGTTTCGAAATAAATTGTTTAAGAGGGCACCAGTCAAGTCGACGCGCTTATTTACATAGGAGTCACGATCATCTTGTTTTGCCATATCTAGGCTGCATTTTAATACGCGATTTACCATGTATCCAAGAAAGTATATTTTTTGTATTGGATTGTGACAATGGGGAAACAAATCATTACTAAGAACATCTTGTGTAAATAATCTTTTGCGTGCAGCTCCTGCTTCTTTATCCATATTCATTGGTGTATACATAACATTTGAAGTAATAACTTTGAGTGCATCTTCATGTGTCATAATTGTATTTGCGTCGATAATCGACGCTTGTAGAGAATGTAGAATCGGTTTTGTAGTTTCGTCGTCAATATCTAATACAATATGCTTGCAAATCTCTTTGTCTGATATAACGCCGAGTGCGCGAAATACAACAAATAGTGCAATCGGCTGCTTGATGCGCGGAATTTGAACATATATTGGGCATCCGAAACCGTTATTTTTGTTTGCGACCATCACATTGATTTGTTTTGGCGAGATGCACTTGAAATCAGGTACAGATTTTATTTCAGCGGTCCATGACCATTTGTTGTTGTTTTTTGAGGTATTAAAACAGTATACGCGATTTTCGGCGGCTCTTTCCTGCCCCAAAACTGTTTTTTCGCTCCCATTAATAATAAAGTAGCCTCCGGCGTCGTGCTTGCATTCTCCCGATACATTATTATTAATATGAGTATATTGACTTAGCACACATATTGATGATTTTAACATAATCGGCAATTTTCCAATGTGTACTTTGGGAATAGATTTGTAAAATGTTTGTGCATTTTCTAAGTTTTCTCCTGTCCTTACGACATAACGAATGTTAATATCAATTGTCATAGTTGATGCATATGTAAAATTTCTTGCTCGTGCATCATAAGGAAACATGATTTTTGTAGCTCCATTATTTTCATGAATTTGTGGACGATATAAGTTAAATTTGTCGAATGTTACATGCAACTCCAATTTATTCTTTTTTGTTCTGCGACACATATCTTGTTCTGACGCAATGAGTACTGGATTAAACATCTCTATTGTTCGCTGAATTTGATTGTTTACAAAGTCATTATAAGACTCAATTTGATGACGAACAAGGCGTTGTAAGTGTTGATTTCTAAAGTATGCTCCAATAATAGACCATGGTGTCTCAATATAAGGAATTGTTGATGGTCTCAATGCTACTGCTAATGTATTATCTATTTTTTTATTTGTGTCTGCCTTTGTTTCTTTTATATCAACAGAGCATGACTCGAGACTTTGTGTTTCTTTGGATTTGTTTTCGATATTTTCAATATTTTCGATACTTCCAATATTAATTTTTTCACGTTTACCTTTTTTTGTTTTTATAGTACTATTCTCCATATTATATTTGTCGTTATTCATATTATTCATATTATTTATAGTAATATCAGTAATATCAGTAACATTCAAAACTATATTCCCAGAAGATTTTGTACTGTCTTTTCCTTTTCTACCCGATTTACCAGTTAATACAGAAGCTTTTGACATTCTTTTCTCTGAGTTTTGAATTCTTGTTATCGAATTATTGCTTATTTATTATTTCAATTTATTTTTAAGCGTATTTGTTATAATATATACTAAATCATAAATTGATTACTGTAATACTATAATAATAACTATATATTTCTGCAAAGTTGTTCTAAACAACTTATTTTATCATAATATGAGATTATTATAGTACAAAATATAATATCATCATCAATATCAATGTGTAATAATTATATTAGATAATTATATTAGATAATTATATTAGATAATTATATTAGATAATTATATTAGATAAATATATTTATTAATGATAACTAATGTATAATTTTGTTAGTTTCGGGTTATAGTTGATATTTTTGGGTAATGGTATGGACGGCACGGAAATAGTAGATGCTCCCACTTCTTTCATAATACTGCGCGATATTTTTGCAGAAGAAGAAGAAGAAGAAGAAGCGACTTGCTTTTGTACGGCACCGCAACTTTGACACTTTTGTACCTGTTCTGTCGATGTCGGTGTCGATACCGAACTTGTGTTTAAAAATACCGTATCTTCAAGATTTAAGGGGTTACCTGATGTTAATGCTGTTCTTTGTGTAAATCGGTTAACTTTTTCACCACAGCATATATCTTTCAAAAGATGTTTCCACTTGTATGTTGACTCAGGGTTATTTTGCAAACAGTGTAACAATAAATACGTAACTACGCCTGAAGCTTGTCCTCCTAAAAATGCATCAGCACTGGTTTGTTCATCTTGACAACCACTAATACAGAATACTTCGCCTGCGGTTTTATTGTACCGCTTGAACTCGTAGTTTGTTTGTTGGAGTGACCATTCACTTGATATATATTTTTCAGGTAATGGTGCGAGACGATTTGTGAGGTAACTAGAGTCGTCGTATTTATATCTTAAATCGCATCCTGTTCCGCTATGACATGCGTCTAATACCATATATAGGCGCACACCTTTGGGAACTAATGCTGCCAAGTTACTTCGAATAATGTCATCGCTTATAAATCCGGCACGTGCGACATCTATGGGGCAAATACACGAATCTTGTCCACTTTCTTCATCGCGACTTGCATCGTGTACTAATGTACCATGACCTGAAAAATGAAACCATAGTTCATCGCCCGATTTTGCTCCTTGTAGTAATGTTTTAAAACCAGCAAGTATATTTGAACGCGTTGGTTTTATGGTTGTTGTGTCTGTCATAATAATAAATGAGTTGTATTTTCTAACTTTTTGCAAATAGGAACCTATATTAGTTACGTCGTTGATGCAACCGTATAATTGATAAGGTGTTCCAGTGTAGTTAATACCTACTAGTAAAGCTCTTCGCATCTGTATTATAATATAGTACAATATAATAATATTATGTTAAGTATAAGTATTAAAATATATAAGAAGTATTAAAATATATAAGAAGTATTAAAATATATAAGAAGTATTAAAATATATAAGAAGTATTAAAATATATATAAAAATAACATAATAGTAATACAATACAAGTATTTATTGTGCTTATTGTATTTATATTAGTTAAATATTATAACATGACAAATAGAAAAGTGGCAAAGAAATGTTTTAAAGATTTTATAAGTATACTGGATACTAATTCAGAATACTATATTTTAAACTATTATATGAATGAAAATAAAAAAGAAGATGATAACGAACGGAATAATAAATGTGATAAGGAAGAAAATAAAACATGTAGTGAAGTGGTTGTAAGTGGTGGCAGTGGCAGTGGCGGTGGTAGTGGCAGTGATTCAGTATCTAATGTAATAAAAGGTTCAAGTCCTACATCTATTTTTGTTGCAAAAAACGCAGACCATGTTCTTTTGCCACCACCGAGAGATAATCCGGGAAGTATTTATAATGTTGGTGGAGTTGTTGATGATATAGTAGGTGTAACAGGTGCGAGAGATAATAAGAAAATCGATGAAATAAATATAGATATCGATGATAAAAATACTTGTTATATTAAAAACTGTAAGAATTGTAAGAACAGAATATCTTACAAGGTCAATAAGGTGAATATAAATGCTGAAATAAATAGTATTAGTGATTTAATTAAGTTATGTAATGATTATAAACTTGCCGAAAATGTGGAGTATAATATTGATATGAAGTCTCTACATAAAATAAACGAGGATTTAGTAGAGCTTAATAATATGATAGGTATGAAAACACTGAAGGAAAATATCGTAGACCAGTTATTGTTTTATTTGCAGAATTTGCATGTATATAAAGATATAGGAAATGGAAATAAACGCAAGAATATAGAAACAGGTGATTTTTTGCATACTGTTATTTATGGTTCTCCAGGTACAGGTAAAACAGAAGTTGCAAAAATAATAGGAAGAATTTATGCAAATTTGGGTGTAATTAAAGGTAAACCTGCATCATTATCAGACAAAAAGAAATCATCATCGTCATCGTCATCATCGTCATCATCGTCATCAACATGGTCATCGTCACGTCCGAAGTTTAAGAAAGTTACGCGTTCTGATTTAATAGCAGGCTATCTTGGTCAGACGGCGTTAAAAACGAAGGATGTTATAAAAGATAGTTTAGGTGGAGTGTTATTTATTGATGAGGCGTATGCTCTAGGCAATACTGAAAAGCGTGATAGTTTTGCGAAGGAATGTATTGACACGTTATGTGAGGCATTGAGTGATAATAAAGATAGTTTGATGGTAATTATTGCGGGGTATGAGAAGGAATTGAACGAGTGTTTTTTTAGTTATAATGAGGGGCTTGATTCGAGATTTATATGGAGATTTAAGGTGGATAATTATGAAGCGGAAGATTTGCGCGATATATTTGTAAAAAAAGCGCGTGATTTTGGGTGGTCGATACATGAAGAGTTAAAAGTTGAGTGGTTTGAAAAGAATATGAAATATTTCAAATACTATGGTAGAGATATGGAGACTCTTTTTACAAAAACAAAAATAGCACATAGTAGGCGTGTTTTTTGTAAACCAGAAGAAATGAAGAAAAAAATAATAATGAAGGATTTAGAGAATGGTTTTGAGTTATTTATTAAAAATGATGAAGTAAAGAATCGAGTCAATGATAATGAAATAAAAATTATTCAAAACATGTATCTATAGTTGCAAATAGTAACTATTTTGTATTGTATCATTATAGAGTATTATAGAGTATTATAGAGTATGTATTCGGTTTTATTCATAATAATATTTTATTTTTAAAATTATATTATGAGCGACCCTACTAAAAAAAGCATAGTAATTAATAAGGCATTTTTATCTGGAAGCGATAATTCGGGTACTTTACATACGCAAAATAAAAAATCGAAAAAAAATACACGTAACTTGTCGGAAGAAGTAATTAAACCAAATAAGTTGAAAAAAATGTTACTTGATAAAATAAACGCAAAACGAAAAGCAGAACAGAGTTCTTCTTATTTTACTTCAACTAGTGGTGATAAAGCCGATACTTTAGATATATCAAAAGAAACAAAATTATTTAGTAGTGAATTTAAAAAATCTCTTGATTTTTTAGACAGTTATATTGGTCAAAAAAGAACCGAAAAACATAATAATAAAACAAAAACATTAAAAAAACAAGGTTCATCTGTAACAACTAGTTTGAATAATGATATTTTAAAATCCCTACATAATAATAGTAGTAGTACACATAATTCACATCTTTCGTATGCTTCACATGCTTCACATCCCTCAAGTAGTATCCACCAGTCTATTCCGTCACAGGGATACGTTACGCAACCTATTGTGTCCCATCCGCAATATTCGATGCACCAACCACAACAACCACAACAAATTGCCGCCCCTATCGGCACACCCATACACCGTCAACAACAGACCCCTATTTTTCAGAAAATAGAACTACAAATCCCTAATAAACCTCCGCACAGTAAACTTCCACAAAATGTATCACCAAATATATTACCAAATGCGGTTCCGAAGATAAATCTTGCAATTGGAAAACCTGTGAATTCGTCATTTGTGTATACGGAACTACCTCCGGAATTGCAAAATTATACGCCTCCTGTGTATAATATTTCGTCACCTTCCTTGTCGTCAGTATCGTCATTGACACCGGCAGACATACCTGCGACGATAGACCCACTTCCTCTTTTTGATAACTATCATAAACCTATAGACGTTATAGATTCGAGAGAAAATGAGAAAATAGGATATAATAATTCGGAATTAGTCGATGCAGAAGATGGTATAAGAAATGAAATGGATGGTGGAACAATAGAAAAAGAAGAAGTAGATGAAGAATTAAGCAGTACATCATTGTTTCCTACATCAAGTACATTTTCCCCTGTAAAATTATCTGATGATGCTCCATATGGATGCTTAAAAGGTGGAAAAAAGCCTACATTTAGAACGTACAATAAAACAATTAAAAATAATACTAGGTTTTCTGATAATGATGGTAATTTTAATTCGGAAAATACATACTCTGATAGACAGACAAAATTAAAAGAGTTGCAGAATAAACATAATAATAAAATGTTGCGTGAAAATGATAAAAAATTAAAATTTGATACTGATGATAATGGTAGTGGTGATAATAATAAAAATGAATATGAAAAAAATGGACAGGATAACCACTTAAGAAAAACTAAAATAAGAAAACACTTCCGCAAAACAATAACTAAAAAATTTAAATTAGGTAAACAACCGGGTAGTAATGTTGTTGGCGTTTTGATAAAAAATAATGATACTCGTAAGAATATACAAAAAGAGCATGGACTTTTAAAAAGTAAACAACTAGGAGAAATAAAAAAATATCTTGTTGAAAAAAATCTTATAAAAATAGGTTCTACAGCTCCACCTGGCGTGATACGTAACATATATGAAGCATCTATTTTATCTGGAGAAGTAGAAAATATAGGAAAAGGAGTTGGACTTCATAACTTTTTAGAAGATAAAAAATCATGGTAATGGGAACAAGAATTGTCAACATGTGTAGTGTATCAAAAACAATACACATACACACACATAGACACACATAGACACACATAGACACACATAGACACACATAACAGTGAGATATCTTAGTAGATTGGAATATTTGCTAATAATTTCCCTGTTTCTACACCTTTAAAGCTGTTTCCATATTTATTAAGAGGCGGTGATACGATTCCAATACCCATTATTCCGGGTATAACAATCATAATAACACCACCTACACCACTCTTAGCAGGGAAACGTGTTTTTTCCCACCATTGTTCAGATTCATTATATAGTCCATGTTGAGCCATATGGTCAACAATATACTTTACCTTTTCTTCATTTACTAGTTTTTTGTGTGTTATAGGATTTTTGCCATTGTTTGCCAATGTTGCAGCCATTACTGCGATGTCTTTACTAGTAACCATTACTGAACATTGCTTTGTGTATGATTTGAGTACGGTTTCAGGAACTCCATAAAAACGACGATATGAAACGAGTTTATCAATAAGCAGTTGATTATGGTGGCTTGTTCTATATTCAGATAAATAAAGGTGTTCATTGACTTTAAGTTTTCTCCCAGCGAAATCCTCCATATTTTCTAAAATAATTTTATTCATTGTTTTCTCATTACTTTCGCGCGACTTTGTTTTATCATATAATAAACTTGTTGTCGCCATTGCCCCTGCATTTACAAATGAATTAACTGTATGGTTTTTTATTTCTACTACATCTTTTATAGAGTTGAACTCGCGTTTCTCATCCGTATCGCCTACATGAGAAATAAGTTTTTTAATATCATACATATTCAATGCTAGAGCAAGTGTAAACACTTTCGATGCTGATTCTATTCCCACCTCGGTACGATAATCGCCAAAATTCATTATATCCCCATTTATATTACAAACCGAAATTGCGTATATAGTTGGGTCAACTATTTGTAAGTCAGGGATATAGTCGGCATTTTTTCCTTTTTCTTTCATGTTTTTAACCTTTTTATATATTTTTTTTACATCTTCGTATTTAAAAGACATATTGATTATTACTTATTACTTATTACTTATTACCTATTACTTATATTATATGTGTATAAAATAGTATTTTTCATAAAATATGTTATTTTGTGTAAAATATCAATTTTGATTTATGTATTTTGATTTTGATTTTCGATTAATCTCACGCATGTATAATGACACAACTTTTCACAATGTCAATACCATCTCAGTTTGTGCCACCACATCGAAAAGAATCATCCAATCATACTATGTTATAGATGCGTGAGATTAATCGAAATTCAATTCTATAATTCTATAATTCAAAATAAAAATAATTTAAAAAAGTAAACATATTACCTAAAATCAAGTTCGAGTGGGACTACTAAGTGTATATATAATTCGATTTGATTTTTTTGATAAATAAAAAAAATAAAATACAAATAACATAAAAATATATGGGTTATGTTTTATGAAATAAGAGGAGTATGTGAGCTGCATACATTATATATATGAAACATAGTTAAAGACTTATAGCTTACACTATATATCATCGAATCAACAATATACACGACCGTAAAGGTTATTTTATATAGATACACAACATATAAAAGACAGATATACACACAATGTCTTTAATAACTACGTACCTAAAGTTAACAAAAGAGTATTCTGATAAATATGGAGACAAAACCGTAATTTTAATGATGGTGGGTTCTTTTTATGAAATCTATGGTGAAAAAGCAAGCAGCAACGACGGTTCATTTTTGATTACAGGCAGTAAAATAGAAGAGATATCTAAACTGTGTGATTTAACAATTGCACAAAAAACCGGACAACATGTCATGGCGGGATTTACATACACAAAAATAGATAAATATTTAAAAAAACTGCAAGATGCGGGGTATACGGCGGTTGTAATAACACAAGACCCAAATAATCCAAGCAATCGAAATGTAGAAGGAATATATTCTCCAGGTACATTTTTCAACCCTGACTCCGCGGAAATATCAAACAACTCTATGTGTATATGGATTGAACAAGTTTCATATATGAAAAACAAGTCGATTGTTGTTGGGATAGCAAATATTGACATATATACAGGACGTGTTACTATTTTTGAGTATACAACTGAAGATAAACATAATCCTACTACATATGACGAACTCGAAAGATATATTTCCACATATAAACCTAGTGAGATTATTATGATTACTAATTTTAGCGAAAAGATATTAGACGATATTATAAATTATACAGGAATTTTGTGTAAGAATATACATAAGGTTATATTAACGACAGTAACTGCACCTTTGTCACCGTCGTTACATTCATCAAATTATTTAGTAACCAATGCGCGAAAATGTGAAAAACAGACATATCAAAAAGAAATACTAACTAAGTTCTATAAGTTCAATATTATTGCATCATTTATAGAATATACAAAACAACACGAATATGCAAATCAAGCCTTTATTTTTTTACTACAGTTTCTTTATGAACATAATCCAAACCTAGTAAATAAAATACGCGAACCCATTTTTGATAATAGAAGCGACCGTGTTATATTGGCGAATCATTCATTAAAACAGTTAAATATTATAGACGATGATAGTTACAATGGAAAGTATTCATCAGTTTCTAAATTTTTAAATAACTGTATTACCCCGATGGGGTCACGAAGGTTCAAAAATAAAATTCTTAACCCTATTTTTGATTGTGATAAGTTAAATAAAGAGTATAATATTACAGAGTATATTATAAATAAAGGGAGTGATACTCTTATAATGGAATGGCGTACAAATATAGGGGAACTAAAAGACATTGAAAAGTTACACAGACAAATTATCCATAACAAAGTTACTCCTAGAAGTTTATTTCATTTATTTAATAATATGACCACTATCTCTTCAATGTATGACAAAATGAAAAGTGATACTACACTCATTGCATATATATCATCGGAACTTGAAAGTAAAAAAGATAGTTATGGTTTACATGGAAGAACTATACCGGATATATCTGAATTATGCAAAAAATTAAAGTCGTATATTGAAACGCATCTTGTACTTGAAAAATGTTTTACTATTGATAATCTTAGTTACGAAGAAAATTTTATTCGCCCATTGGTTAGCGAAACACTAGATAGTATTGTATATGACTATGAAAATTCTTATATAGAATTACAAACGATTCAGGGCTATTTATGCGATGTAGTATCGTCATGCGAAAAAGCGTCAAAAACTGAGAAAAAATATGAATATGTGAAAATACACGATACTGAAAAAATGGGGTATAGTCTAATAACTACAAAACGCAGAGCAAAGTTACTAGAAGAACAGATGAAAAAGCAGTTAAAGTCGACTGCAAAAACAGAAATAGAGATAAAATATGAAACATATAAAAAAGAGCCAAACACTTTACGACTAGAACTATCGGGGTTATCATATTCTGTAGCGTCAGGAAGTAACACATCGATTCAGTCGACACAAATTGATAAAATATGTAGCACGATTATAAAATCCAAACAAAAAATGCGCACTGCAATAGAAAATATCTTTACTGAATTTATTAAAAATATACAAAACAACTTTGAATCAGATATTCAGATTATAGTTGACATGGTAACTATGGTTGATGTCTTACAAAATCAAGTATATGTTGCTTTGAAAAATAATTACTGCAAACCGGTTATAATAAAAAAGGAAAATAAAAAGGAAAACAAAAAGGCAAACACGAATGCAAACACGAATGCGAACGACGACTCTTTTGTAAAAGCGCGCGACTTGAGACACTGTCTTATTGAACACATCAATACGAATGAGTTGTATGTGACGAATGATATTGAACTTGGAAATAACACAGAACAAAATGGAATATTATTGTATGGGACAAATGCGGTAGGAAAGACGAGTTTGATACGAGCACTTGGGATAGCTGTTATAATGGCACAGGCTGGATTATATGTACCGTGCTCTTCATTTGAATATATACCGTATAAAAGTATATTTACGAGAATTCTGGGGAATGATAATTTGTTTAAAGGGCTTTCAACATTTATGGTGGAGATGTCTGAGTTACGTGTTATTTTAAAATCAGCAAATAATTATGGACTTATTTTAGGAGACGAGTTATGTTCGGGAACTGAAATGGATTCGGCGATTAGTATTTTTGTAGCGGGTCTTAAAAAATTGCATGATGCAAAATGCTCTTTTATATTTGCGACACATATGCACGAGATTAACAAGTACGATGAAATCGAAGAAATGGACAGATTAACGATGAAACATTTAGAGGTGACATATAATAAAGAAAAAGATATTTTAGTATATGATAGAAAGTTGAAAGATGGTCCAGGGTTTAGTATGTATGGATTAGAAGTATGTAGGTCTCTTCATTTGCCAGAGGACTTTTTAAAATATGCGAATGAAATCAGACTGAAATATAGAAACAATGAACAGAGTATTCTTTCAGCGAAACCTAGCAAGTATAATGCCAAAAAAATAAGAAACATATGTGAAATGTGCAATAGTGAAATGGGAACGGAAATACATCACCTTCAACATCAAAAAAATGCAGACCAACGTAATTTTATAGGACACTTCCACAAAAATCATGTAGCAAATTTAGTATCTATTTGTGAAAAGTGTCATGATACGATTCATTCCAATGAAGAACAACATCGTAAAGTAATGACATCAAATGGACCTATTATTATTAAAATGTGAAATATCGACTGACGAAATATGAATCTTGAATAAAATATATTAACTTTATATACACTATTTTATACACACTATTTTATACACACTATTTTATATACACTATTTTATATACACTATTTTATATACACTATTTTATATATATAGTTACTATAAATAGTATAAATAGTATAAATACAATAACACAAATGAGTAGTCCAGCAAAAATGCAAACAGTAGCTGAAGCTACAGGGTCAGTTAAGAATGTTTTTCAATCTACATTTAGTAGTTTAGCAAATTATTTAAACATATCAGAGTTGAGAGACTCATTTTACCAGAATATTATTTATATTTTAATTGTTATTATCATTTTAATTGGTATATTGGTATATATACAAATGGTAGGAGCAACACATACAAACCCTCTTCTTCAGCAACCTACAAAAGAAGTTAAAAAAATACAAATACAAAAAGTAGTAGAAGGCTTTGACATGGAACAACAAGGTGGAATAGAAGAGTTTGCTTCAAATGTAAATACAGTGGGTGAAATAAATGGAGAAAGCGGAAACTTGTATAGCAGTGCATATGATGGCGCATACGAACACCAATATGAAACTGTTGATGGAGGAAATGATATAGCAGATTTAACTACTGATTTATTTCATAATGATTCCCCAGATGATAATAGAAGGCGAAGGTAAAATTATGCGATTATGAATATTAGATATTAGATATTAGATATTAGATATTACATATAACATAAAATTGATTTATAAAAATTTATATAATACATATATAAAAACAATCTATACAATCAAACAAACAGTAAAATAAAAATGATTATCCCTATCAAATGCTTCACATGTGGAAAAGTAATTGGCGACAAGTATCGTTACTATTTATCAGAAGTAAAGAAAACTAAGATTGAGAAAGATATGAAGAATGACAAAGTTATATATCTAACACAAGAGTTTGCAGATAAAACTCCTGAGGGTTACGTTTTAGACAAACTAAAGTTCAACAAAATGTGCTGCCGCCGTCACTTTCTCACTCATGTTGACATTGAGTAGTATATTATAATGTCAAAACACCAAATATAAAATATTAAGTAAAAAATACATGCGTTTTTTTTTAATATATATTAATAATATATTTTTCATTTATAATAATATATTTTTCATTTATAATAATATATTTTTCATTTATAATAATATATTATCGTATTATTATATAATATAATAATATAACATGGGTTCTCATTCTTATAAAAAACATAAAAAATCGAAACATAGTAAAAAAAATAAACAACATATGCGAAGAAAAACGCGAAAAATGAAAGGAGGTAATACCGAATGGGATACAAACACATGTGGAATACCTGGTTGTCGTTCTGATGCTACAAACTCTGTCGGTGCACATATGTTAAATACACCACTTGCCGTAGGAGGGCAAAAAGGCGGAGGTCAAGTATGTACCGAAAATCCTTATAAGTTTATTTATTCAGGTGGAGGAAAAAAAATGAAAAAAAATATGAGACGAGGTAGACATATGAAAGGCGGGGATGGAAATTTCTGGAACTTTGCAAAATTCTGGAACTCTAGTAACCCTAGTGAAGGTGGTAGTGTTATACCATTATCCGACAAGGGTATTTCGCCATCAGGAGGAGGTTCTCCTATATCAACTGCTGGAAATCGTCCAATGCCACCAATGCAGCCATGGCCTGCACAAAAACTAATACTCCCACACGAATACACGATACGTGGTTCACAATCCGGTGGTGGCAAAGGGAGCAAACGAACAAGAAAAGGAAAAGGAAAAGGAAAAGGAAACAGAAATGGAAACAGTAAAAGAAGGGGTAGAGGGGTAAAAGGTGGTGGCGTTATAGACGATGTACAAACATTAGGACGAGATATTGTACACAGACTAGGTTCTGCTGTAAATAATATGAGTGGATACGATAACAAACTATACAACACGAATCCAAGCCCTACATTTCAATTTCCTCGAGGTTTAGGAAATGTAACAACGGGGGCATCTTCATATAACTCATTAGATTTACAAAAGATATATAATAATTCATATGCGGAGGCTTCATTAAAATAGACACTTCGAATATAAAAATATTTACAATAATATTTACAATAATATTTACAATAATATTTACAATAATATTTACAATAATATTTACAATAATATTTACAATAATATTTACAATAATATTTTTATATTTACAAAAATAACATATCATAACATAATATAAAATAATATAAAATAATATAACATATAGTAAAATGATTTTCAACTTTTTGTCTAACTTATGTACTCCAGCAAAACTATACTTTATTATTAGCATTATATTACTTGCAGTCTCTTTATATTACGACATAACAAGAAATAATGCAGATAAAATATGTTTAGGAAACTTAAGTTGTAAGATAGAAAGCAAGCCCGTGTTCTATGTATTAAATATACTATTTATTCTACTATGGGCATTTGTTCTTAATGTATTATGTAGTTTTGGGTGGTCAAAATTATCATGGTTTCTATTTTTGTTTCCATATATAATATTAGGTATTGCTTTTTTGATAATTGCAGGAATTGTAATTACTGTAGCTAAAAATAGTAAAAAATAAAACCCTAAATAAAACGACAATAAAGCAACAACGGTAACAGTTATAATCAAATTTTATAATAAAATTTTACTATAAAATTTGAATTTGTTTATGAATATGAATATAAATGTAAAAAGTATAAAAAATACTAATGATATAATATAATATATAATAATATAATTTAATTTAACTTTGGGCAATGAATCAAGAGTTAGCATGGCAGATAATAGATAAATATTTTGACGACAATCCAAATATTTTAGTTCAACATCATTTAGAATCTTACAACGACTTCATGACAACTGGAATAAAAAGAATCCTCAAAGAAAAAAACCCAATTGTCCTACAAAAAGAAGAAGACCTATCCCAAAATATCTTCAAGCTAAGATGCGAATTATTTATAGGAGGAAAGGGGGGAAATAGAATATACTATGGAAAACCTGTAATATACGATGACGAAAATAACGGTTTAGTAAAAAGGTCACACTTTATGTATCCGAACGAGGCGAGATTGAGGAACATGACATATGGAACTACGATTCATTATGATATAGAAGTGGATTTTATAATGCGTGACTCTGAGAACAATATAATAGTTGAAACGGCAGTATTAGAAAAAATATTTTTAGGCAGGTTTCCAATTATGCTTCAGTCTGAGTTATGTATTTTGAACGGGCTTAACCCGTCTGTTCGGTTCAATATGGGCGAGTGTCGTAATGACTATGGCGGATATTTTATTATTGATGGAAAAGAAAAATTCATTATTTCCCAGGAAAAATTTGCAGACAATATGCTTTATATTAGGGAGTATGATGATGAAGACGAACTTTATAGCCACTCCGCCGATATACGCACAGTGTCAGAAGATGCATCAAAACCAGAGCGAACCATGTCCGTGCGCGTTATTGCACCTAGTGCGCGATACTCGAATGGACAAATTGTTGTTTTAATCCCAAATGTTCGTAAACCAATGCCCCTTTTTATTGTAATGAGAGCATTAGGTGTTTTGTCGGATAAAGATATCATAGAATATTGTTTATTAGACTTGGACAAAAACGAAAGTATGATAGACCTTTTTATTCCATCGATTCATGATGCAAGTAGAATTTTCACACAAGAGGTGGCGCTAAAATTTATATCTACTTTTACAAAGTCAAAAACGGTTTCACATGTACATGATATATTAATGAACTACTTTTTGCCGCAGCTTGGTGAGTTAAATTATATAAACAAAGCCTACTATTTGGGATACATTGTTTACAAGCTACTGCTAGTATATACGAAAGCCGAAAAACCGACCGACCGTGATAACTTCAAGTTTAAACGCGTCGACTCACCAGGTCGTCTTTTATATGACTTATTTAAAGAATACTACTCTTTACAACAAGCGAACATTCGTCTAGCAATTGACCGTGAGTACTATGGTAACGCATCTAGATATAACGCAGTAAATACATTTCCTTCACTCATTTTGCTAAATAAAAATGAAATTTTTCAAGACCGCGTAGTAGAATCGGGATTTAAAAAGGCATTCAAAGGGAACTGGGGTTCAGTAGAACATACTAAAAAAATCGGTGTTGTCCAGGATGCAAACCGCCTTTCATATAACTCATTCATTTCAGGATTTCGTAAAATAAATTTGCCAATGGATTCATCCTCAAAATCAGTTAAACCACGTCTATTGCATAGTTCTCAATGGGGTATAATTGACCCTGTAGATACACCAGATGGTGCAAACTGTGGGTTACACAAAAATATGACACTAATGTGCCACATCACCACCGGATTCTCCGGACAACCCATGATAAAATGGATGCGAGATATAATAGGCATGAAATTATTAGAGGAATGCCCTAGAAAATATTTATTTAGCGCTACAAAAGTCTTTATAAATGGTGCATGGGTAGGTGTATTGTCGAATCCCGATGAAGTAAATATACAAATAAAAACGTATAGAAGATTTGGGTTAATATCGCCATTTATAAGTTCGCACTGGGAAATACAAAATAATGAAATGTATATTTTCACGGATGGAGGTAGGTTATGCAGACCTTTGCTATATTACGACACGGTTGATATGCGTTATTCTTTCGAAAGAAAAGAAATATTATCTGCTTTACAGAGTGGTAATTTCAGCTGGAAAAGTTTGGTGGTTAGTATGAGTGATAAGTTAGTAGATGGTTATAAGATGGATTCGCCAAGAATATATACACCGATGATGTTGTATGGTGCAGAAACGATTGTGGATATTAAAAGAAGCAAGGTACCTTCTATTATTGAATACATAGACACGGCAGAAGAAGAGTCGCTTTTAATTACATTGTCGTATAATACGCGCGATAAACCATATACACATATTGAAATTCATCCTTCTATACTATATGGGTTTATGGGGAATCAAATTGTTTTTCCGGAAAATAACCCTTTGCCGAGAAATGCATTTGCGTGTGGACAAGCAAAACAAGCGGTTTCATTATATAGCACAAACTTCTTTTCGCGCATCGACAAGATGGGAGTAATGTTAAACTATGGTCAAATACCGCTAGTTAAAAGTCGCTATTTAAAACACATAAATAATGAAGAACATCCGTGTGGTGAAAATGTAATTGTAGCAATTATGTGCTATTCAGGCTACAACGTAGAGGATTCTATTTTATTTAACGAGGGTTCGGTAAAACGTGGAATGTTTCGAACAACGTATTTTAACAGTTACGAGACACGCGAAGAGTCTACTAAAAATAAAAGCGTCGCGGTTGATTCACGAATAGTGAATATTGAAAGCGAGAAAAATGTAATTGGGCTAAAACCAGGATATGAATATAACCACCTCGATATGTATGGTATGATAAAAGAAAATACTGAATTAAATGACAAAATAGTATTAATAGGCAAAGTGAAAACGAACTTAGATAATCCCGACAAACCTATTGATGAATCTGTATTTCCTAAAAAGGGACAACTTGGGTTTGTTGACAAGACATTTATTACAGAAAGCGAAGAGGGAGCGCGGTTGGCAAAAGTACGTATTCGCGAAGAAAGAATGCCAAATATAGGAGACAAATTTGCGTCTAGAGCGGGACAAAAAGGAACCGTTGGCGTTTTAATACGCGAGCAAGATATGCCCTTCACGTCGGATGGTATACGCCCGGATATTATTATTAACCCGCACGCTATACCGTCGCGTATGACGATTGGACAATTGGTTGAGACGTTAGTTGGGAAAGCATGCTGTTTATATGGTGCATATGGAGATTGTACTGCCTTTTTAAATACGGGACCGAAAGAAAAACAGTATGGTAAGTTGCTGGTAAATGAAGGTTTTCACTCAAGTGGTACGCAAATATTATATAACGGAATGACGGGGGAACAAATACAGTCGGATATATATATTGGTCCTACGTATTATATGCGCTTGAAACACATGGTAAAAGATAAGATTAATTATCGCGCCAGAGGTCCAAGAACGCTTCTTACGCGTCAAACCGTGCAAGGTAGAGCGAATGACGGTGGTTTGCGCGTGGGTGAAATGGAACGTGACGGGATAATAGCACATGGTGTTAGTCATTTTCTACAGGAGTCTATGATGATTCGCGGGGATGAGTATTTTATGGCGATATGCAATAAGACAGGAACAATTGCGATTTATAATAGTATGCGCGACCTATTTGTTAGCCCTATGGCAGATGGTCCTATAAAGTTTACTGGAAATTTATTGAGTGATATGAACATTGATAAAATAACTAAGTTTGGTAGGTCATTTAGCATTATTCGTATTCCGTATTCGTTTAAATTATTGATGCAGGAGTTGCTGACGATGAATGTGTCGATGCGAATTATAACGGAAGACAATATAGACCAGCTTGAGAGTATGTCGTATTCTAAGACGATTCATAATCTTATGTTTGATAACACGCCACAAACAACGGATGTTATTTCTAGTGTAATTGAAGCGAATAAAGAAAGAAGTTCGGCTAGATATCTGGTAAGTAGGAGTGAGCGTAAGTCTGAACTAGAAAAGAGACAAGAGAATACGAATGCTATTATGTTGGATAACCAAAAGGCGCAAGAAAAGATGCTTAAAGATATTGAGAATCTTGGATGGAGACTCGAAAGTCGTGAGTTAATAGAAGGGTCTGATGGAGAAGGAACATCAAAGAGGTACAAGTATGTATTTGCATCTTTAATTTTGGACGATCGCGGGTCTCCTACTGAAATATGGGATGGTCCATCTGGTGGATATGGACAGTTTCCAAATACGCATCCTGTTGGTTGGGCAGAGAAAGATTTAGTATATCCGAATGGAGAAAAAATACCGGATGAAATTATGGCGAATGAATTAGCTAGAAATCAGACCCCAAATAACTGGTTAAGCTCGTATGTAAATATAGCACAAGAGTTTCAAAAAGTAATGTATCGGAAGAAGGTCATGGAAGAAGCAAAACAACGCGCCGAGCAAGGTATTGAAGAAGGTGCTATATCACCAGTTTATATTCCTGGTTCTCCTGAATATACTGCATCCAGTCCGGTTTATGGAAGTTCACCGATGGCGGCAGCGCAGTACCAACAACAACAGCCGATGCGGGTTGGAACAGTCGCCAGTTTTGCGCAATACACACCATCTTCTCCACAATATTCATCCATTATGAGTCCCGATGGTTCTCCTGTTGTTTTAACGGGTTCACCGACAGGTGTTGTAGTTCCTTCAAATCCATTACAAGCAGTACAAACACCAGCACCGGCACAGGTACCCGCACCAGGACCAGGACCAGCACCAGCACAGTTAACACAGCCTGCTGTGCAAGGGGTATTATCTGTTAGTCCTGAAACTGATAAAGAACATGATAAAGGTGAAGGACAAAGTAAAAAAACAGTAATGGTTAACCTTGGTCAATAACTTGAATAACTAAAATATAATGAGTATATTGATATAATGAGTATATTGATATAATGAGTATAATAAGTATAATAAAACAATAATAAAATTGAATTAAAATTATTGTTTTGTAATATAAATATAAGAAAGAACCAACAGAGAAAAGAACAAATAATAAAATGTCTTCTGCACAACAACAAAAAACATCAAGTGGTTTAATAACTATGATTCACAAGTCAAGAAAAACAGTTCTCGAATTATTAAGACAACAAAATTATGACACTTCAGAATATGAGAATTTTGGAGTGAGTGAAGTTCATGCAATGTATACAAATAAAGATGTTCCAAAACAACTGGATATGATTCTGACAACCAACGAAGGACCGTTTAAAAAAAAAAGCGTATATGTAAAATTCCATTTAGGTAAGACGCTACGAGTTGAAAATATTCAAGACTACGTAGACGATTTATTCAATATAGAAAGTGTTTTGAACAAAAAAACAGATACACTGATAATAATAATAAAACAAGACATGAATCAAACCTTAATGAATATATTAAATGAATTTTGGGATAGACACAAAATATTTATTATATTATTTAGTTTAGAAAGATTACAGTTTAATATTTTAGAACATCAATATGTTCCCAAACATGTTATTCTAACCGACGATGAAAGAAAAGAGATGATTAAACGATACAATATTTTAGATGTAAAAAATTTACCAGATATTTCTCGATTTGACCCTGTTGCGCAAGCAATTGGAATGAGACCAGGTGACATTTGTCGCATAGAAAGACCAAGTAAAACGTCGGTTATTTCAAACTACTATAGGTACTGTACACAAACAATATTATAAGTTACTTTTACATTATTACAAAATATACTGGACTATACATCTTAAAGATATTTTGGATTATTATACTTTTCTATTTTTTAACATTCTATGTTTATCATTTTTACATTCTATGTTTATCATTTTTACATTCTATGTTTATCATTTTTACATTCTATGTTTATCATTTTGACATTCTATGTTTATGATTTTGACATTTAATTTTACAAAATAATATTTTATTATGATATTATAGATATCACCTATTATAGATATGGCAGAAATAATAAAATATTATTCGAATTATCTTAATAATTTAAATAAGAAATACGATGAATATACAAAAAATTATGTAACAGAATTCATAGAATTTAAAATACCAGTATTTACTTGTAGTTTAACAAGAAATGATTTAAACTCTGTTGATTGTATTAATTCTTTTTCGAATAACAATGCTTTTGTAAATACACAAAAAAAAATAGAAGCTTTAAATGAGGAGTATTTAAATGTAACAACAGAATTAAAAGGAATGTTTATAGAACAGTCAAAATATGTAGATAGTGTCCAAAAAAAAGTAGATGAGTTAAATGATGAAAATAAAGAGTTACTAAGTGTAGCGGCAACTATAAAAGACACTAGTGCAACATCAAAGCCATTTTTTCAGAACGAACGTATACTATACTATCGTTCTTTAATTTATACTATATCAATTATTATTGGTATTGTTTTTGTGTTATATATGTTACAGTCTACTCCATTTATAGAAGTTGCATCAAGTGTAGCTACAAATACTAAAAATCTTGCTGAAAATACAGCAAAAGGGGCGAAAGAGCTTGTAGAAAATGCTACTGCTCAAAATCCTGATGGTTCATACTCTAGTAATATGACACGAAATATTATAATTTTTGTATTAATAAGTGTTGTTATAATTTCTGTCTTTTATTTTATAGTGTATATATTGAGAAAAGTAAACCCACCGTTAGAAAAGACGAATACAGAAAAAGAGATAAAGAGAATAGCAGATAGCTGTTTAAGAGATAAAAGCGAATCATGGGTTAACACACAATTAGAAAAACTTAAAACATTTTTAACAAACAAAAAATAAGTTAATTGATTTATGAATATTAGTAATATTTGATAGTATTAGTAATATTTGGTAATATTTGATAGTATTTGATAGTATTAGTAATATTTGGTAATATTTGATAGTATTTGATAGTATTAGTAATATTTGGTAATATTTGATAGTATTTGATAGTATTTGATAGTATTAGTAATATTTGGTAATATTTGATAGTATTTGATAGTATTAGTAATATTTGATAGTATTAGTAATATTTGGTAATATTAACATTATAAAAATACATTTTCTATTTATATGTTATAAATAATTATTTTATAATGGAACTATTAGACATGTTTAGTGATTTATTACCTATTTCTAATAATGGATATAAAAAACAGTTATATACAGACCCTGCCATTTTACAAGGTGCTGAGTTTTTACAAAACGAAGATAAAGTAAATAAAGAGGTAATGAAAAATTTGAATTTAAACTTAGTATCGTATTCACACGGTTCAGAAAGCTCAATTGTTCATTCGGCTGGATTATTAGATAATGAAAGTAATGTAGAAGGGTTTCAAGAATCAATGGATGGAGCAGAAGCCGCTGCTAAATACTATAATAATCTTAAAGCACAATATAAAATTGCAGTAGATATGTTTAATGCAGCTACTAATGAAGCTAGAATTACCGAAGGAAAAGGCATAATACCATTAAAACCTAGCCCAAATGAAACACGAGAACAGATGGAAAAAAGACTGGCTGCAGATAAACTAGCAAGAGAAGACTTAAAAAATAGACTGCATCATTTATCATCACAAATGGCAAATATATCATCACTATTGATGTCAAATGTAAAAGAAAATACAGAAAAGGACTTTTCGTCTTATAATAATATGCAAAAAGAGATAGATAATGTTCAGAAACGAATCATTGAGATAGATGTATTAATGAAAAAAAATAATTCAAAAGCTACTTACGACATTAATACTTCCCTTGCAAAAGAACGCGAAACTTCTTTACTTACAAAACAGAGATACTATGTATACATAACATGGTTTATTATACTGGCTATTATTTTATATATAACGATATCAAATTTATTTAACGATGATTCATCATTTAGTGTGTTATTAATAAGTCTTATATTATTAATATGTATATTTTTATTTTTTATATATAATAAATGGAATATAGAGTGGTATGATTTTAAATATAAATTGAAAAATTTAGACTTTGGTCTTCCTGATATACCAAAAATAGATTTTAATCCACTTGTATCAATTAAATATACATCATAATTTTTTTATTTATTGTTGTTATTATGGATAACTACATGTATTATAAAAAAATATTTTTATCTGAGTATAATTATATTAAGAAAATAAAAATATAATTATAAATAAAAATAAATGTATAACAGTAAAAGTATAAATGATGGGTTACAATTTATAGAACAGTCGACTTTACGAACTAGTAAAACATCTAATAAAGTTAAAAGTAACAAATATAAAAGTAAAAATAATAAAAATCTTATACTAGAAGATGATTATGAAATTATTGAAGGCTTTAAAGTAAATGATGAAGATTTAATAGCAAAAAACAGTTCCGAAACCGCTGTTATGAAAACAAATATATCAGGATATAATGTTTCGATGACAGATTTAAATAGGGTTCAAAAAAATATTACTACACAAGCAAAAATTTTTTTAGATATTAACAAAAAAAGCGACGATACAACACTAAGAAACAAAGATGTACAAATTGCTGACGGTAGTATGGCTCGCGTAAACAATGCAGGTTTATTAAAATTGTATCCTGCGGGTGCTACCAAATGCGGTATTCCGGCTGTTCCCAAGTCAGTAGGTTTTGATTTATCGAATAAATCAGCAGAAAACTATTCGGTATTAGAAGATTCTGATGGAAACTTAGCACTGTATGGAACTCAGATGGTTGCAGGACCGAATGGTTCATTTCCTTGTACCGATTATGCGGGAACAAATTTGTATGTGTCGAAACCCATAGACTTTAACTATGATACAAATATGGTATATGTAGGTGTATATGACCAAGCCGCGGCGAACCAAGGTGGTTTATTAGGGCAAGCAGATTTGAGTAACTCTACAGTAAAACAGTGTGTAACGAGAGCAATGGATAGTGGCATGTCTTTTGCCTCACTTTCAAATTATAACCCCGCAACCAAAACAGGGCAATGTTATATTGGAAACGCTCTACTTAATGGCGGAGTATCTAATGCGTTTAGAAGTGTTACACGAGCAAATATTTTTACAACCATTCCGTCACATGATAAATTGAGTTTTGCCGCTGATGGTGGAATCTACTCAGGAACAGGTTCAGATTCCAGTCTTTTTATAACTCCATTAATAACTGCTGTGGGCACTACTAAAGTTCCTGTTTCTATTCTAAGTCCGCAATATGGTGGAACAGTGAATGAACTTACTGCTAGTTACGCTTACGAGCAAGGGTGGGATAAATGGGAAAATTTAAAAATATTTAACGGTTCTCCTGTTGGAACGCCTGGAGTAAGTTTAAATACAACTAGACAATATAGTTACTGGTATCCTGTTTTAAGAACTTATAGTTATCAATGGTATGGACAAATGTATAATTATCAACAATACGATTGGGAGATTCGTACTCATACAGATACAGTTTCATGGCACGGTTCAGGATATGTGTATATTAAGTACAAATGTGGTAAAAAAGATATGACACCTACATCAACACGAGTAAATTTAGGAGAAGGTTTTAGTATAGGTTGTTGGGAATTATATCAACAATATCCGTCATTTTCTCTCAGATTATCTGATGACGGTGAAATTACGATTGTAAACAATAAAAATCCGAATGATATTCTTTATAGAAATATAAATCAAATATCGAATCAACCTGAAACGCAAATAGTTTCAATATCTGGTGGAAATAAAACAATGATGCCATGGGCTGAACGTCCTGACTGGGTGAGTGGTAGTGTTAATCGTGGTGGTTTACTAACTTCTTTTTCAATGAACTCGCAGACGCTAGTAAATGGACAGTATATTTCATCACCAAAAGGGAAGTGTAGGTTAATATTTAATAAATCGCCAGGTAGTACTGGAGCATTAGTATTAGAGTACTCGGTTTATAATGTGTCACAAACAAAAGGAGCAACAACAGGTGTAGATAAAGATAATAATTTAATTGGAAATTCTAATAACTTTTCACAGTATTATTTGACTAAAGTAGATAAACCGAATATAAAAACGAAAATGGCATATATCGATATAAATAATGGATTACATGAATATCCGTCTGCTATGACTGAGTTTGACAATGACTATATTCAAATGAAAGGATTTCACCCTTATTCTCTATCAGGAACAGTAGACACAGAGTCTAAAAAAGAAGATGCATGTATAACAGCTTGTAATAACGACCCTTCGTGTGCTGGGTATACATATACGAACTCAGTTTGTAAAAGATATAGGGACACGGAAATATATCCAAAAGGAAATCGAATACTAGATGAAGAAAAAACTATGTATATCAGAAAGAAAAAGGTAACTGCTAATCCTAAAAATACTAGTCATTTTACATGTAATAAGTTTGTTAATAATGTAGATAGTACGGTATACACTTCTTATCCTGAAACAGTTAATATGACTACACAACAAAAATGTGCGTTAGGGTTAATATTAGAACCGAGAATGGCTGAACTACAAAGTAAAAATACTGCTGCGGTTAGTAAAGGGAATGAAGTAAAAGGTTTTATAAATGGTATTTATACAAACCAGAACAAGTTAAAAGAAATAATCAATACAAAGACGAAAGAGATAGAAAATGGAATTGAAGGACAAGAAGCAGTTAAAAAACTAATAGATAAAATTGATGACTCTAACATTACAAATAAAGCGACTGTTTCAGATACGGAGTTGCTTCTTCTTAGTGATAATTATAAATATGTTTTATGGAGCATAATGATGGTGGGAGCAGGTATTATTGCAATCAAGTCATTTAGAAGTACAATACTCTGAATAGTGAATAGTGAATAGTGAATAGTGAATAGTGAATAATAAAAATATAGAATTTGACTTATACAACTAAATAATATTAACAAAAATATAACTAATATTATTTAATTATTTTATTGTAATATTGTATATTATATATTCATGACACCACCACTTGGAAGTGAATTAAAAACATATCAAGATGATTTTACACGAAACTTAAATGATCAGTTTAATAATATTGCCGAGTTGCAAGATATACAAAAAACTTTATTTACTGATTTAGAAAGATTGGCTGGTTCGCCAAATATTGCTGATGATAGTATTCAACAACAAATTAAAAGTAAATTTGACCAAATTGATAACTTAACAAAATTGCGAACCAATATTTTCGAAACAATTAAGGCAAACTATGGTATAACTCAATCAGACTATAATATTCAAAGAAAATCATATGCCCAACAACTTGTTGCACTAAATATCATTGAAAATGACTTGACCAATACAACTAATCAGTTAAAAAGGTCAATAACAATTCGCGACAATGCTGAAAGAATGGTTGGTGTGAATAACTATTATACGCGAAGATATGAATCACATGCCGATATTATGAAACATATTATTTTTTATTGTGGTATCATAATTCTTGCAATATTTTTAATGAAAATGGGACTAGTTACCGATCAAATAGCGAGTTTAATTATTATTATTGCTCTTTCTTTTGGTTTTATAATTGTTGGAAAAAAAGTGTACGATTTATCTAGACGCAATAATATTGACTATGACAAGTACAACTTTCCTTTTGACATAACAAAAGTTCCAGATACTAGTAGAAATACTATTTCTAGAGAAACGGATAGAACATTTGGACAAGGGATGCTACTAGATGTATGTAAAGATATTAAAAGAGAAACATTTGTACCGTTTCAACTTAGGAATCCAAACTGTAAAATAAAAAATAGTGATGAAGGAACCTCTCCCATACCATCAACAGATACACACTATGACTGTAACTCATCCTACAGTACTATGTAGTGTCTAGGTAGTATGTAATAACCAAAAAAATAGTAAATAAAATTGTATTTTATTTTATAAATAAGTAAAATACCATTTGAACAATAATATAACAATAATATAACAATAATATAACAATAATATAACAATAATATAACAATAATATAACAATGTCGGAAGCAATTGCCAAAGAAATAGCAAAAAATGTTGAAGAATCCAATAACAAAAATGCTTCTCAACTTAAAGGAGCAATGGGTGGTGGTGGATGTTCACCTGAATTAACAAAACAAGCAACAGGTGCAATGGTTGCTGTTATGGGTGTAGTCGATAAAGTAAATAGAGCTTTAACGACAACAGGTAGTGGGTTATTTAGCGACGATAGTTTGAAAAAAATATATGAAAATGCAAAGAAATCAAACGACAATGCACTGTTAAATGAATATATTTCGGAAAAAAATTACATGGTAAATAAGTATGGAACATCTCCTGACAACTTGTCAAAAGGTAATAATGAATACAATGAACTACTATATAAACGATACCAAGCACAAGGAACAAAAGATTTAGACGAATTAAACAATAAGTATATTGAAGTAAATAACCTAATAATGGACTTAATAAAAGTAATACAGCAACAAAAACTTGCTGTCGAAAGTATGCAAAAAGTAATGGAAAATTTAGACGAAAAGAATGAAGAGTTATTAAGTATTATAAATGGAGGCAAAAGTGACATACATACATATAGTCGAAAATCAAAGTATGAAGGTATGTTAAAAGAACGCGTTGACAACTGGACATTCATTGCGGTAGTAGTTTACTGGACTTTAGTTATTCTTTGGGTATGTATTGTCATGTTATATTTGAAAAATGTAACATTTGTATCGGTGATTATTCTTATTGGTTTAATATTATATCCATATTTTTCGACTCCGATATTTTTATGGATACTTGAAAAAATTCAGTCAGTATGGAATTTTATATTTGCTGCGGTTCATAATAGGATTACATCATAATTTTTACTGTAAAGTAAAGTAAAGTAAAGTAAAGTAAAGTAAAGTAAAAATATTTCCGAATATATGTGACACTATATAGGGGATAAAAATATAAATATATAAGATTATTTATATTTTTTTGATTAGTATTTGCGAGTATTAACTTTCTTCTTCTACTTCATCATGATTGTAAATAATAGAGATATTTTTCCAGCCTTTGGTTGTATATTTTCCGTATTTCTTATCAAATACTTCATAAATTTCATTGCCGCGAGGTACGTTTCTATCATAATGTTCAATATACCAAACTTTGAATGATTCGTACATTTCAGTCTTCTTAACATAGTGTCCATCGACTTTACGTATCTTGTCGCGTACAAATTCATTGATGTAGTCCTGGCTGTTGCGATAACTTTCGCTGCTAGCAAGAACACCCGGAGTGTCTTTCACCATTCCACCTGTCTGAAACGCCTTTTCAACAAGCATAGCCAAGAATACAGGTGCCCATGTTTTAAATTTCTCATCCAACCTTTTGTCAATGAGGAATTGATACGGTTTGTCGGGGTCATCATCACGTGGGTTTTCGCAAAAGATTGCTTTGTGGTCTACTTTGCGAATGCGTCTCCACGTACCTTCATCGTTCGCTTTGATGTCAAACAAAGTATTTGTACATACAACAAGTTTAAACTGAGGTTGAAACGTAATCATATTCTTGAATAGAGCACGACCCTGAATTGGATCGCCGCCAGTAATTTCCTTCATAGGACCTTCCTCAAGCCGCATTCCTTTCGACGGTTCTTGCATAACAGCATACCGAATACCAACTAACTGAGCAATTTCTGACGATGTTCCACCAATGGATGCACGTTTGCTAGTAATAAGAGATATAGGAACAACTGCTTTATATTCGCCAAGAGTAACGGACATTAACTCGACAAGTTTTGATTTTCCATTGCTGCCGCACCCAGTATAAATGTTGAATGTTTGTGGATAGTTTACACCGATAAGACATGACGCAAGATGTTCCCACATGTAGTTTCGAATATCTTCTTCCGGGTACAGTTTGGAAATAAAGTCGTTAATTTCTGCAATGACTTTTCCATGTTTTTTCTGGTCAAGAGGAAAGTAATCGATATTTGTGCTTTTGGTAATATAGTCATCAGGTTGTCCTTGTCTAGCGCGTTTTTCTTTGAAATCAATTACACAGTTGTTACAGCACAGAAGGTGCGTTTTAGTATCAATACTCTGTAAGAATTTTTTATCATAAAACAACTCTTGCGCCTCCTTCATGATGTTGGTCTTAATTCCTGTTTGTTTTAGTCTAATGCAAATATCGGATATTCTGTGTTGAAATTGATTTGGTTTTCCCGATTCATCTGTAGAAGAATTTGCACTAGATGATGCTGCACTAGAAGAAGCAACCGGAGCAAGAAGTTGTTTATTTGCTTTCTTTGTATTTCCTGTTGTTCCTGATGATCCGCCGGTTGAACCGATGCGGTTGATATATACGTTATACATTTCATTTGAAATCATCTGTTTAAGTGCAATACCAGAGTCACATTCTACCCATCGATTATTTTCAAATTCGTACCATGTGTTGTCGCCAAAGTTAGCACATACGAACTGGTTTTTAAACATATTATATAAAACAACTGCCAAGTCAACCATAGTTGTTTCTGGTTTCCCGTTGATATTGACCAAGTCATTTGACAGTGTAATGTCGACATAGTAGTCAATTGTTTTCTTATATACTTCATTGTACCGGTCTTTTGCGTCGTGTTGTGCCCAGTATATAATCGAACGACGCGTAAGACCATCTTCATTTTCCATTGAGAATGTCAACCACATGTCATAAAACTCGCGAATTTTGTCATAGCTGAATTTTTCAGATTGAGAGCTGAAAAGAATCCATGAAAGGAATAATTTATCACTCGTATTTCGGAGTGCCCATCCTACGCGAATCCACAAATTATATTGATTGTAGTATTTTTCAGGGAGACACATCGTATAGTCACTAGTTTCCTTGATAAAATGTTCACGCGGTTCGAGGCTGCTAAACAGTTTATCAATTTCATCTGTAAGTTGTTCGCGATTTGTAATTTCGAATATATCACTGTTGCTCATATTTGTTGCTCTGCGCCTGACTCCACCTACCTTAGATAGTGTTGGTTTTCTCACTTTGTTACTTTTAATCGCGTCATATTCGCGCTGAATACACTCGCGATTCTCAAAGCGCGGATGTCCGTCATATTGTGCCGACAGAAGGTTAAAGTTTTTAGCATAGTCAAAGAATGACACATTTTTCGGCTGGTATTCCCATATATACTCGGATTTTTTGTTTGCACCGGTGTCATCCTCATTATCGCTCTCGTCTCCGTTGCCACATTCTTCATCATTCTCTTCATAATCTTCAGAATTTTCATTTTTTACATATACAAAATTAAATTGCCATTTAAGTTCGTAAGCTTCATGTCCGGGTTTTCTAGAGCCGTACAACTGCCATCCTACAGGATTCTGAATACGCGATATATTATCGTCGAGGATATCGTCCCAAGAATTTTTCAAAGGCAGGTGTTTCAAAACATCGGGGATTTTTTTAAGAACAGAATTTCTAAGCATGTGTTGAATAACTCTGTCAGCGTGGATACCAATAATCAAATGAATTCCATCTTTTGTATATTTATCATCATCGGTATTCACGTTCGGTTTTTCAAACACGAAAACACTAATCTCCTTTTTAGCACCATCTTCAATATTCAACATTTTAGAAATTTCATCCATATAAACTCCAATAATATTTTCAACGTCGTCTTTTGTATGCTGTCTCGTATCAATGTGCGGTCCATACCTAAAATCCAAATCAACCAGAATCGGTCCTCCATTTTGTAATTGTTTTTCGGTTAAGTATTCATGCCGCCTATTTGTAATGACGTGTTTGGAGTACTTTGACCAGAATTCGGGTAGTTTTTCGGAGGGAATGCAGAATGTTCCACCTGTTACGCCGTGTTCAACGCTAGGGATTCGAGTATGTGTAAATGACAAACCCGAGGATGATGGGTCGCCCTTTTTTATATAGTACTGTTTCATATATTGTTCGTATTCGTTTGCATTTGCTGTAGATGATGCTGATGACATTTTTGATATTTGTGACTTGTTTCGAGTTGAATTGTTTGAAGGTTCCATTTGTATATTATAGGTAGAGATATTTTTATATCAATTTTTTATGTTTAAAAAATATCCCTAAAAATAGATAACTTTTGTTTGAATGAAAAGTAATATATGTATAAAAACGACATAAAAATAAAACGCGTATGTTATACATTGTTGAAGTATAAACAAAAGTAAAACTAGATAACTTTAAGATGAAAAAAAATAAAAATTCATTATTTTTGACCCATAATAAGAATGAAGAAAATGAAACAGAAAATGAAACAGAAAATGAAACAGAAAATGAAACAGAAAATGAAACAGAAAATGAAACAGAAAATGAAAACAAAATTATAACACCTATATCTGCAAACCCGTCTGCATCGGAAGCATCAAAAGATAGTTCAAACGTAAATGTACACATACCCAAAGAAACTATAGAACGGTTATTAAAAGATATAAAAGACATCTATGTATCGTCACTTGAAAAGGATGGTATTTACTACAAACATTCGGATACAAATATTTTGAAAGCATATGTAATGATAGTTGGACAACCGGATACTTTATATTTTGGTGGATACTATTTTTTCGAAATAACATTTCCGTGTGACTATCCACATCTTCCTCCTCAGTTTGAATACTTAACAAATGATGGTATTACAAGATTTCATCCCCATTTTTATAAGTCAAAAAAAGTGTGTTTATCAATATTGAATACATGGAGAGGTGAACAATGGACGAGTTGTTTAACAGTAAAGTCTATTTTATTGACGCTCTTGTCTATAATGGATAGTCACCCTATGTTACATGAGCCTGGTGTTACAGAGAAACACCAAGATTATCAAAAATATCATACTATGATTTTGTATAAAAACTTGGACTTTTCTTGTATACGGATTATAGAGGAATTTATGAATACGACAATTATTCCTTTTGAAATGGAATATAAAGAATATTTTTATAAATTTATGGTTGAACGTTTTAAAAAAAATGCGAACAGTTTAAAAAAAGTTATTACAGATGCTATAAATGTAAAGAGTTATAATAAACACTATTCTATATTCGGTTTATATAATATGTCATTTTACGTAAACTTTGACGATCTACTAGATAAACTAAAAAAGACAGCTGAAAAACACAGTATTATATTAGAGTAAGACGTAAGTGGTTGATATTGTTATGGTATCTAGATTCGTTAATTTTTAACATTATATATTTTATACAATGTAACTAACTTTATTGTATAAAATTTAAGTAACTATATAAAATTTAAGTAACTATATAAAATTTAAGTAACTATATAAAATTTAAGTAATTATATAAAATTGAAATAAACAAATAATCGTATAATATTATATACGAACATTACAATAAACAAGTATGCACTTTTGTATAAATTGTAGTAACATGTATTATATTCGGTTGTCAGAAGAAGACCCTAATTCAATCGTCTATTATTGTAGAAACTGTGGTCATGAAAATAAAAACATTTCGCTAGACAGTGTTACGATTTCAAAAACAACGTTTAAGCATAACAAACAAAAATATAACTCGATTATTAACAAATATACAAAAATGGATCCAACCTTGCCGCGAATTAATACAATAAAGTGTCCAAATCAGTCTTGTAGCAGCAATGATGAACAAAATAAAAAAGAACGAGAGATTATTTATCTTCGCTATGATGATTTAAACATGAACTTTGTTTACATGTGTTCAACATGTGACACTGTTTGGAATACAGAACAATCAATGTAATAATATTTAGAAACGACTTTTGACTATAGTCTTTGTTTTTATATTTAGTTTTTTATATTTAGTCAGTGTAATATTATTAACATTGATGGTATTGTTAATAATATTAATATAAAATTGAAATAAAATCAACATAATATATTATAAGATAGACACAAAATTAGACATTTTCAATGAAAAAAACCGATTCCAAGTATGCATCTGATGACTCTGAACCTGAACCTGAACCTGAACCTGAATCACCATCTGCTTCAGAAAGCGAAGGCGTAAATAGCGATGAAGAACAAAGTACCACTAGAAACAATAGAGATACTATAAGTAAAGTAAAATCAATACTAGGATTTGGCGATGAAGATTCGGATAATGCTAGCCCTAAAGTATCTGATTCTGAAAATGATACTGATATGGAAGGTGATGAAAATGAAGATATTGATGATGAAGGTCAATTAGAAGAAGTCCCAAGTATCAAGAATGGGTTTTCAAAATTGCTAGGGAGTTTAAAAAATGCAGTTAATAACATAGGAAGCGAAAGTGGTTCTGCTGCCGTTGAAGCTGAAGAAGGGAATATTGGTAAACTAGGAAGACGCAAAGGAAAATCAGCTGCTGAGTCTTCGTCTAGGAAAAAAAAATTGCGCGGCATCCAACCTACAGAAGCAGAAATAGTATATAATAGTGACGATGATGAAGGTGAAAATATGGACGATGATGAAAATATGGACAATGATGATGATGATGATGATGATGAGTCAAAGTTGAAAAAATTTGACAAAGATATAAGAGAAGAGTATTTAGTGAACTTTCATCCTGAAAGTCTGATACAAAACTACGACGAGATTTATAACTTGGCTCGTGTTGTCCGCGACGAAAATGGTGTAATTGTAGATAGCTTACATAGAACATTACCGATGATGACAAAATATGAAAAAACGAGAATTTTAGGGCAGAGGGCGAAACAAATTAATGACGGTGCTACTCCATTTGTAAAATTACCCGAAGGCGTTATTGATGGGTATCTTATTGCTTTAAAAGAACTAGAAGAAAAAAAAATACCATTTATAATCAGACGACCGTTACCAAATCGGGGCTCAGAATACTGGATGGTCGAAGATTTGGAAATTATTATTTAACACTTCCAGCGTTTTCCGCAGTCGAGACATGATACAAATGTAGTCATTGGTTCGTCCGCTGACCGCGTTTGTAGTTGATAATAAGTACATTTTTTTGAGTGGCATTTGCGACACGTGAACTTATCAGTTGATGCTTCTAATTTTGGTTCATACTTATTCTGGTCTCGAACTTTCTTATCTTCGATTAACTTTTCCCATTTTTCTGGACTCATTTCTTGATGAGTCATAAAAGCCAGTTTGTGTGCTTGAAACTCGCGATTCTTTACCATGTTTAGTATTCTTTCATTTTTTAAATTTACATATATTGTGCGAAGAAGGTCTAAATAAATTGCTACAAAATATATATTATCCCATTTTTTGATAATACATTTTTCTTTTGCTTTTCCTAAAGAACTATTGAAAATTCCTTTTTCGAGATTTGTTGCTATTTCATTATCATCAACAATATTTGTTAACTTTGCGCGAATATTTTCACGAAATTGAGTAGGGTTTGATATCTGACGCATTTTTAATATAGATAAATTGTAGTGTGATGTAGCGTAGTGTGGTGTGGTGTGGTGTGGTGTGGTGTGATTGTTATTAACTAAGACAGTTTATATTAATAACAATTGATTTGTCTTTATTCAATTTTCCTACATATATAAAATACGAAAATACAGAAAATACAAAAAATAACAAAAAATATGGTTATGATTTAAGGAAGATTTAGAGCAGATGATATAGCACCGGTTGTATCAAAAAATATTTTTTTAATAGTTTCAATTATGTAAACAAAAAAGGCAAGAAACATAAGAACCCAAGGAAGAAGAACTAAAAACCATGAAAGATTGCTAAATCCTTTTTTGCACAAATACGATAAAACCCATGTCCATAAAATAATAAACGTCACTTGAACTATATATGATGTTCTTGTATCTTTTTGATAAGTAAAGTTAAGACTTTGCAAAAATGAATTATTTGCTTGGTTCAAAGTAATCTGTTGGGATATCGCATTCATCCCAAAATAAGTAAGTACCAGTAAAATAAAAGAAATAATAAGATAAATTTCTGCAGGAGTGCAAATCTTGTTAAACATTGCTAAGTTATACTATATATAATAATTTATAAAAAAAAAAATTTACAAGTTGTTTAAACTATTTACATTATTTACATTATTTACATTATTTACATTATTTACTTATTTACTTATTTACTTATTTACTATATGAATACTCTTCTTCGCTTAATTCACTAGACTCATCTGTTTTCCATCCCGAATTATCATCATCATCTTCTTTTGAAATATATTTATTACTATCTCTCACACTATCTTTATTTTTGAGTTTCATTTTAGTTGACATATTTTTGGTTACAGTATTTTTATTTTTTTTAAAATATACACCTTCTCCATCAAGATCTGCATCACCGTCGATATCACCTTCGCCATCACCTTCGATGCTTCCATTTTCCGAAGACTTGTCGCTATCAGTATCACTATCATCATCATCATCATCTTCGTCGCTATCATCGCCGTTTACACCAACATCTACATCAGAGTCACCTCCTGCTCCACTATCTACAACAAATCCATCTTTTAAATATCCATCTCGTGTTTTTCTATTTTTAGGAATTGACTCTAGTTCATCTTCTTCTTCGTCATCGTCATCATTTGTTGTCAATGACTCAAAACCACCAAATAAATATTCGTAAATTTTATTCCATTTCTCTTTTGTCAAGTTTACATAACTATTTTTGGCATCTCGAGCAATCAATGCACATGCACCAAAAAATAAGTCTGTATCAACTGGTGGAGGAAACTCATATTTATTTTCACTGTTTGCTATACCATCATCTTTTGCCCATAGTTCTACAACTATTTTACTCGACACATTTTCTTTTTCATTTTTCGAAGAATAATTCCATTGCGTCCTCTTACTAAACCCTTCAACTTTTTTAAATTTACATTTTTTTGATAACTCTTCTGCGCAAATTAACTTCTCTTCAATATCATTTTCTTTTAAACTTCCGTTTTTTTCCACAGTAATAAAAGTAACAATGTTATCTTTATTTTTAGTCTTTTTACTTTCACTTTCACCAATAACACTTTTATTAAGTTTTACATTTATTTTTTCAGGTTTAAAATTTTCAGTCTTGCCTTTTCTTGATTTTGATTTTATATCACCACTTGTTTCCATCTTTTTGAATAGTTACTTGAATATATCATTTCAATGCAATCGGTTTAAATAGTTTCTCATATAATATATAAAGTTCAACTTAAAGAGATATAAATATAAAATATTATATCGTGTATATACTGAATACTGAATACCATACCTGTAATATAAATGGAAACATTACATACTAAAAAAAAATATAATTTTAACGGTAACAATAATGGTAACAATAATGGTAACAATAATGGTAACAATAATGGTAACAATAATAGTAACAATAATAGTAACAATAATAGTAACAAAAAAGATAATAAAAATACAAACTATCGACTATATGCATCTCTTCCAGTAAAAGTTTATTTCCCGAATATTAAAATTGATAAAATAAATAATATTTTAAATCCCGATACAAAAAGTGGAAATAAAAAAAAGAATACAACTACTGTCGATATATCAAGATATTTAGTAGATGAAAGTAATAAAATTTTAATTTACAGTTCTTCTGGAATTTTTGAAATAATAAATAATACGTTGTTTCAGATGTATCCTGTTGATAAAACTATTAAGGAAATAACTATCAATAATAACTTAAAATTATTACTAGATAGTTCTTATATGAAACGTTATGATACACCTTCATATCAAATACCTTATAATCATAATATAAAATATAAAACAATTAGAATATATAAAAATGATATTAAGTCAAATATAAAATTTATAATAGAAATGGAAAATGAATGTGTATATGATTTTTATATGTTGATTCCATCAGACCAAATAACGATGAATGAAAATAAAAAAATAGAATTAAATAATTTTGTAAAAGATGAAGTGTTGTCGTTTTTATCGAGGTTAAACTTATATAGGTAATTATATACAAGAGATAAAGATAAAGATAAACATAAAGATAAATGTGGAGTTGGATATTAAAAGTTACTATGATTTCATTATTATTGATATTTTTACTTCATTATTTGTATTCATTTTTTAAGTCGATGTTAACTTCTCCAAAGTTAAAAGATTTAGTAAATAAACCTCAGGAAAAATATAATACTATTTATAACTCACTCAAAAGCACGGGAGATGGAGGAATGATGCATGCAAAAGAAGACACTAATAGTAATTTACAAAACATCACTAATAATAACTCATCTAATATGAAAGATGAACTAAAAAAGTATTTAAAAGAATTAAATTTTTCTGATACTAATAATAGTAATAATAGTAATAGTAACAACGCTGGTTACTTAAATACAAATATTGAAGATATAAATTCACATAGTATATTAAGAGATAGTATATACTCTCCAAATAATATAATGACAAGCGTAGGTGCAAATGGTATATCTACACGAGTAAACAATACGCCAAGTTACTTACCGAATACAAACACTAGTAATATAAACATTGCACCCGATTATGGTACACCATGTATGTCATCTTCTTATGCTTCTCCATATTCTACTTATTAAGGTATATAATATATGTAACATAGTTAAAGATATTTATATATTATAATATATTATATAGCCTCAGCGTGCGAACCATTATGACAAAATTTTTTAGTAATAACGCTAACAATAACAGTTACACTAACAGTAAAACTAACAATAACACTAACAGTAACAGTAAAACTAACAATAACACTAACAGTAACAGTAACAGTAATAATAGTAGAAACTCTTATATTTGTACAAGAGAAACACGTGATTCATTTAATATATCTTTTGATGAAAAGAATGAAATATTACGAAGTTTTCCTCCGAACGTTAAATTTTCTTATGAAAAAAGTACTCATAAGAAAGTTTTATCAGATGTATATGTAATTATTCCAAAAGGTAAAAAATATTTTGTATGGTTTACACATCGAAACAAAAAAAATATTTGTATTTTTCTTGAAATTGGATACCAAAATAAAATAATGAATATATTTTATCGCCATGTTTCGTTTGATGATGTGCTATCGTATGGTACAATATTTTATGGAACATTATTCAAGACGAGACCAGATATTAATGACAAAAAAAATACATGCAGTAGTGAAATATTTTCAGTAGAAGATATTTTTTACTATAAAGGTGATGATACATCACGATACACTTATTTGAATAAGTTAAATATAATTAAAAATATATTTGACACCAAGTTGCACTACAATATGGCATTTTTTAAAAATGGTGTTGTTTTTGGACTACCTATTATGACTACCGACTTTACGGAAGCTTATGAAAAAGCATTAAAGTTACCTTATTCAATATATTCTATTCAGTATAAGTATTTTGAGGATAAAAATTCATATCAATCTGTTACAGAATTTTACCATTTTAATAACAATGATACAACTAATGCAGAGGTGAATGTATTTCGTAATTCTATTAACATCAATGATAGCGGTAGTGAACATTATACTTCAACTACGAATAGATGGAATGATAGGTGGAATGATAAATGCAATGACAAATGCAATGACAAATGCAATGACAAATGCAATGACAAATGCAATGACAAATGCAATGACAAATGCAATGACATGCCTTCATCGTTAAATGAACCAATAAAACAAAAAATAAGTTCAAATGATGTATATAAAGTATTTTTTGTAAAACCAGATTTACAAAACGATATTTATTACTTGTATCAAAATAATACTACAAATTTTGATATTATTTCTAAAGAAATAGCACATATACCAGACTACAAAACAAGTGTTTTAATGAATAAACTATTCAGAAATATTAAAGAGAATAATAACTTGGATAGTTTAGAAGAAAGCGATGAAGAAGAAGAATTTGAAAATATACAAATCGATAAATTTGTGGATTTAAATAAAATAATAAAAATGCGTTGTATTTTTAACTATAAATTTAAGAAATGGGTTCCTGTTTCTGTAGTTGTATAAAGTGATATTTGCACAGTATTTGCAGAGTATTCACCTATATGTTTCTATATCTGTATATCTGTATATCTGTATATCTGTATATCTGGGTGTAGCCAAAATAAAATATCTTATAAATATATATACTATTTCATACTATTTTATTTATGAGTCCGACTTCGACACTTTTGAATCCAAGCAATGTTCATGGTGGACCTTTTACAACCGACACAACCGGTGCTGTTGCAAATTCGGGAAATAGACTATATGGTCATGTAGGAGGAAGCGCTGCTGCTTTAAACCGCGAAGGGTTATATTCCGTAACCGGCGGTGATGGAGTACCTAGTTCCGTAAAGACACAAATGGGTGGCAGCACTTGTGGCAGCAGAATGATGGCGGGTGGCGGGCGACACCGCAAGCATAGCGGAAAACGTAGCAGAAAAAATAAACGCTCTCGTTCATCGAAAAGGTATGCTCGCAAACGCAGCCTTACATACCGCACCAAGCATAGACGCTCGCGAAGACATTCGCGTTCAAGTAAAGTAAAGAGCGGAAAAAAAGCACAGGCTGGTGGTTATCATCAGTACATGGGAAATACCCCATTTTCATTAGGATTCAAAACTCCCGGTTTTGCTTTACCATCTAATATGAGTGCTCTTGCAAATCCTGCCCCTTTTATGCCTTATAATAGTCATGATTAATACATTCAACTATTATTTTATTCTTCTATTCGTTAAATAACGTCGACACATCAAGAAGGCATCCTTTATTTTCTAAACCAGATTTTCCTTTCCCTTTTTTGCGTTTATTTTCATGTTCTTCCTCTTCTTTATCGAAATCATCACCGCCGTGATTTTTTGGCACAGGAACAGTAAAGTTAAGCGTAATAGCAAGTTGTTCTGCTACACTTTTTTGACTGGAATGTTGTTTTGCGGCGTTTATTTTTTTCGGCTCCCATGACACTTTCCATTTTGACACATCTTTGCTATACCCATCAGTATATTCATGATTATCACACACCAAAATCTTATAATTCTGTGACTTATAATATTTTCGTCTTTTATACCACTGACTCATGAAAATATCGTGTTCATCTATAATATCAATCACAAGCGGAGAACTATGTTTTTGTCGCAATATTCGCCCCACCGACTGACACACATCCGTCTTCGGTGAAGCTAAAATTAGACTTGTTAACGTCTTAATGTCTAACCCCTCCGATGCCATCGCATATGTAGCTATTATGACCTTTTTTTCTTCACTTTGTTTTAGCGCTGCTTCTTTCATACCGCCAATATAATATCCAACCGAACCTCCTGCTATATTTCGATGTGCTATCGCATCGTGTAAATACGTAATCAACGACTTGTTGTGCGCTAATATCATAAACTGTTGTTCGGGATTCATCTCCAGTTCCGATACCAAAACGCGTAGAATAAACTCGCTACGGTGACTATAGCTACACAGCTTAGAAATCATTGTGCTGAATTTTGGATTACCCATATAGTCATGCTGTGTCTCATTGAACTCTTCGTCGTCCACATTGTACACTATACCTTTCACTACTACACTGTGTTCAGACTCCGCCTTCTCTTTATGTACTACAGGTCCAATAAACATCTCAAACACTTTTGTTAGCCCGTCTTTTCGCTCCATCGTACCAGATAATCCCAGTGTATATGTTGTATTCACTTTCATCATACACCTCGAGAATACTTCAGCACCCATATGATGACAGTTACTTACTACAGGACCAGTATTCTTTCCAGGTATTTTTAATACGAAATTGTGATTATCTTTTACCTCGATATCAAATACGTCATATCCTGAGTCACTTAAGTTTCCGAAAATTTTAGCGGTTTCGGGGGTAGCTGGTGGTATGTATGTCTCTGTGTATAAGAATGCATTTTGTGTTACTGAACTGTTTGCTATACTTGTTTTATATGTTTTTAACTTACGAATGTCCTGGCATGCATAAGCATAAACATTTTTGGAGACATTATCTGCATAATCCCTGCGTTCCATACATTCTGTACTACACTCCATACATTCCATACATTTGATGTAGTCACCCATACATAAGTCTTTTGCACACTTGTAACCGCTTTCGGTCAATATTTTGTGTTCAGGTGTACAAACGAATGAACCGCACATCAAATATACCTTCAGTAGTTCTTTTCGCTGCCTTTTCCACGCATGCGTCATTTGCGACCATTCAAAACGCTGCGTTGTTTGGTTGTAGCTAAGAATTTTCGGCAATACTTCTACCAGTTTCTCTACTTCTTTTTCTATTCTTACATACTTTTGCATTGTACCATTTGTAACCCATAAATCATATAGCGTTCCAATTTCCATAGGTCCTGACGATGTGTGAATAAGCGTATTGCGCGGAAAGCATTCATCATATATTGCCAACCCAAAGTTGCGAAATGTATCTTTAGGATACTCCTTCATTGATAGTGACTGCAGCATCCCAATTACAATATCTTTATTTTCGATATCTAGAATTTGTCCTTGTATTTTACCAACACGTGCGCCAGGTAGAAACTGTTCTATTCGCTCTATCCATTGATTTAGCAGAAACGACTTGTGTACAACTACGAGAGTACATTTTCCTAGACGCGATACAATATTTAGTGCCATCACTGTTTTACCTTTGCCTGGGTCTACATCTAGCAAACCGCCACCACAGTCTCCAACATGTTTTATATATTTATCTACGATTGCGTTTTGATATGGACGCAGTTCGCCGTTAAACTGTATTGAAATATTGTTTCCAGAAGGTATAAGTATTCTGTCGGGTGGACCATATGTCTCAATTCCAAAATATCGCGGAACATACAACTTAAGTGGCGACTCTAAATATACCGGGAAAGGAGTGGGTTGTATTGGTGATTTAGGAATAAAGGGCTTTACGGTTAGCTCTGTTCTTATAAAATGCTGTTCTTCTACTGATAAACATTCTTTGAAAATGGAATATCCTTTTTCACCCAAATACGTAGAGTAGCTTTTGTCGTTTTTGTTATTATTTTGTTGTTCTATTGTCGTAAGATTTGAAACAGACAATGACAAAGATGGATTTTTCGTGTTTTTCTTCATATTAGTTATTTAGTTAGTTGATTTACTATGTGTTATTTCTTTTTAAGGATAAAATATTTTGGTTACTAATATTGATGTTTTTATTTAGCCATTTTCAATTTTAACTTGGTTGGAAATTATTCAAAAATATTCGAAAATATATTCAAAGTTATTCTAAAATAATTGATAAATAAAAAATATAATATTATGATATACGGAAATGTTGAAAAAAAATGATACTGTCAATAAATTAATGAACGGTCAATTTTTGCTACTCGTTATTTTTGTTATTTATATTATTTTTAATATACAAACACCTGAACCATTAGCGAATATTGTTGACTCGACTCTTGGGTACGTTATTATTATCGGATTATTCGCTTTTATGGCTGTAAATCTTCATCCTTTAGTTACACTTGTCGGAATTTTCGCCATTTATCTCCTCTTTAAGCGTTCTAGTATGTCCACCGGTTCTCTCGCTATGGCTAAATTCCTCCCCAGCGAAAATCTTAAAAGTCAGCACTTGTCTGCTTTTAACCAGTTTCCTGTTACATTAGAGGAGGAAGTTGTCCAAAGAATGGCTCCTTTACAGCCTGGTCCTGCTATGGGTCCTAAAACATTTACTCCTCTTTTGAATGATTTGCATGATGCTGTAAGCATAAATTAATTTGGCAATATGTATAAATTACTCGTTTTATTACTCGTTTTATTACTATTTGATTCGCATAGTAATAAAATATATAAATAAAATATATAATTTGTAGATGTTGTTTTCTAGATATTATTTATTACACAAACTATCATCTCGTAAAAGCTCTTTTACCTACACTTAATACAACAATTCCCAATACTATTGCTAAAATAAACTGGACTGAACCCGACTCCATTAAAGAATTAATTAGTTTCATACCTTGTGTTCGCGACTCACTACCAATGTCGTCTTTTGTTTGTTTATATAGTTCTTTCCCTTCTTCGCCAGTAGGTTGACAGTCTATATATATTTTATCATCTGTAGCTCTACCTTGAAAGTTGGGACCATTTGAATTAACATATAGTGTTTGTTTTGTTACGGCTGGATAATTTTGAAGTCTTGTCTTTCCTAATGCTGTATTTAGTTTATCAACTGCTGTCTTACTTATTATTTGTCCGCTCTTTAGCATATCGAATGCAATATTACTTTGTTTACATGAAGCTGTATCTACGCGGAAAAAATAATAAGGGGTATTTGGTATAAAGTTGTTTAAGTTAAAATTATTTATGTTAACCTGGTATCCTTCGTTTAAGTTTGCCGTCCTCCCTGCACTCTGTTTTGTAAATTCATTAATAATATTGTCTAAAACTATTCCTCCTGGTTTTAAATTAGACGATGATGATGATGATGCACCGGCTCCTACTATAAAAGGTAATGATACTATCATTTGCTCTTTGTTATCACCTTGGTGTGTTATTATAACTTCGATATCTGCTCTTACTCCTTTATATGTATTTATAGATGGTTGAAATATGTATATGTCGGAAACATTATACTTTTTTTTATTTAGAAATGCTTGAGGAATAGTTCCATCAGATTTTAGATCATACTTTATTCTTAACATTTGACCCATATTATATACTACGCATGAACTGTCATTATATTCGTACTTATAGTCGCAATACATATTACAATTTTCTGCTTTTTCCGTTGTGTCTATATTTATTGGAAAATCACATGACTGTGACATTTTATATTTATGTATTAATATATTATTATTATACTAAATATATTTTATATATGCATAAAATATTTACTTTAATAATTAATTAAAGCATAAATTAAAAATATAGAAATAATATATATTTATTATATAGATTATAAACACTAATCATGACAAGTATTAAAAAACCTTTTGATAATACAGAATATAGAACTGATTTTCAGAACATAGAAACTAAGGTAATTCCTACAGATACAATTGATACTTATGATTTAGTATTTAATATTCAAATGCCTAGTGATGTTAAGAGACCCACTGCTGAACTTTTTAGTAAAGATAAAGATAAAGATATAGTTGACTATTATTGTAACAATAAAATACATATACGGTTGTATTTTAAAGATGAAAATATTTTTGATAGTTATGGAACTGATTGTATTATATCTCCTCTACTATATGAGGATCAAAGAAAGAAAGAAGATAATGGATTATATTTTGCTTCATTAAATGATATTAAAAATGCTGCTGCTTATGGTGTTGTTGTTGGTGGTGGTGCTACTAATAGTAATAATTATGTTAAACTTGCTAACCTAAAAGCTCATATTAATGATATTAATGGTATAAGCTTTCCGTTTAAAGAATATAATACTCGTTATAGTAGAGAACAATCTAAGTCTGATAATAGTAATTTATTAGTTTCTAGAGTAAGCTTTATGAATTTTGAAGAAAAGAAAAGATACTTTGATAGCGATTATCAATATTATATACAATTTGATTTTGACTTAAACGAATATGAAATTGAAAGTGATAATCTTGTAAAAAAAAGTGTTTCAGGTAAAACTCCGATAATGTTATTAAAAAAAAATAAATGGATTAGTGTTGTATTTAAAAATATACGCATACCTTTTGACATAAAAGAAATTCCAGCAAAAATGGTAAAACTTGAATTTCAAATAGAGAATACTTCCCCACCGGAATCCAAACCAGATTCTGAGGATGAGCTAAGTATTTTTTATAGTCATTTTTTTTGCAAATATCTTAATGTGGTTCTTAAAAAATATACAGACAAACCAATAAAGGTGCATGATGACTTCATGTTTCTATATCAAGACATGGTTAATGCTTTAAAAAAACAAAGTCTATCTAAAATAGTTGATTTAAACTTAATCGCAAGAAAAGTAATATGGTATTATTTGAAAATTCTAAATGATAATGAAAATAATAAATATAAGGAGATGTATTCTGAAATGAATAAAGCAGTTACAACTGCTGCAGATAAAACTGCTCAAGTTACAACTGCTGCAGGTAATGCAGAAAATGCAGTAAATAACATGAAAGAACTTACAACAGCTGTAAAAGATGCAAATAATAAAATTAAAATTTTTTCTAATATTTTCAAAAGAGATAATATTGAAAATTATAGAAGAAATATTCTTAATGCTATTATGAAATCATTTAAAAAAGTAGGTTTATCGGGTTTATCCAAATTGTCAAGAATATCTGACAGAGAAATTATGGATAAGTATAACGAAATTAAAAAATATATAGATACTATTAGTATGAAGGAGACGGATGGCGAGGAGGGCGAGGAGGAGGTGGAGGAGGGGGAGGAGGAGGTGGAGAAGGGTAATCAACAAAATGGTGGTGGATCATCTAACTCTGAAGACTATAACCTTATGATTCCAATGGATATTCACTCCCCAGGAACCGGAATAAATGATATGGTAGTTAGAGTACATAAAATATACCTCCAAGAAGCGAAAGATACCACTATAGAAAAAAGTCAAACGCAAGAAATGGATGATGAATTATCAGTAGATATTCAAGTAGGAGATGCTATCCGATTTGTATATGGTAATGACATAGTTTATGCTATTGTTTGCGGGTTTAAACCAGGCAAACCTTTAAATAAAGATGGTTCAGATAAGGCAATGAATATGAATGAATTTTATAATACGTATAACGATATGAGAAAAACATTCGAAAGTCAAAATTTAGACTTAACTCCTCAACAATTTCTTAGTTTAACCAACTTGCGGGGTATTAAATATCTTCCGTTTAAATATAATGATGAAAACTATAGTTTTACACCATATGATAGTCAAGAAAGTGTATCAACGTCTCCTAATAGTAAACTAAAAATGGGACTTAATGGAAAGTTTGTGTTTTCTTGTAAAGATGAAAAAATACCTATATTACCAAATGGATATAAATTTTCTTTTGTAAATCGCTTGAAAGAAGGATTAAAAACGACTTTTAGTAAGATTAATCCATTCTCAACCAAAGCAGATATAGGTAAGGATACTAGTTTACCCCAGTATAGTCTTCCATCGTATATGACTTTAGACAAAGTTTTTGTTCCCCCTAACTTTGGCGAAGTTATAAAAGAACTAAAAATTTTTAAAGGAGATAACCCTGATGATATTTTAAGTAAATTGATAAAAATAATGGAAGACAATGGTCTAAATGATTCGAGTGGTTGTAAAAAAACATCCGAAAAAATTGCAGCTTCTAATACCGAAACTAGAAAAAAAGACTTTCAGAACGAGTTAAAGCGTGTCAATGATGAATTTAGAAAACTTTATGTTTCAAAAGGTCAGCTTGTCAATAGAGAAGGTGCAATGAAGTATATACAAAAGTTATATATGCAAAAAGTGAAAGAGGGTGTCTTTGTTAAAAGCGATGGTCAGCCTATTCGAATAGCCAGTAAGTTAGTTTTTGCTTTAAATTTGATACCGAACGACCCTATAAAAAGCATGGATTTATTGATTCGAGCATTATCGCAAAAGGGTGTGTTGAGTATAGCAGAAAGAAACAACGAGTTAAGTACACAAATTAAATCTCAAGAAGAAGCAAAAATAAAAGATTCTAAAAATTCTGATTTAGTTGAATTTTATGACGGCGGTGGTGATACTATAGTTCAATATGGAGGTGCTGAAGACACTGCAAAAGCTATACAAATAATTACAAGTACTATTAACTTACTAAGTAATCAAAATATGATAGACAGTAAATCAAAAGATATGTTAGTTTCTAACTTGGAAAATGCAGAAGCTAGATATGACCCTAATGAACAAGAACCGACTGTTGCATCACCAACTAGTATGGTGAAACCAGATATTGGAAGTAAGTTAGGGTCTGCAACGGGAGCAATGGGAGCAAATATTGGTTCTAATTTTTTTGCAAATATGTTTAATAAAGGTTCTATGGGGAGTTCTTCTTCTTCGGGAATGGGTAGCGGTAGCGATTCGTGTGGAAATAACACAAATATTGTATGTAATGGCGAGGACTTAGTTGTTACAGTTACTCTTAAATTAAGTGAACTAATTGCATCATGTATGGAACATAAAATGATACAAAATTATGGTAATCAACCCGGTAATTTTCAACGAATAACGAATAGTGAAGAGGATGGTTCTGATGCTAATGCTTCTTTGCAACAATCAGAACAACAACAACAACAACAACAACAAGAACAACAACAACAAGAACAACAACTACAACAACAAGAACAAGAACAACAACAACAACCATTAAACACTACAAATACTATTACCCAATCTGGTACAGGGTCTGGTACTGGGTCTGGTACTGAGTCTGGTACAGGGTCTGGTACAGAGTCTGGTACAGGGTCTGCTGATGCTGGTACTAGTGCTGATGCTGAAGCTCAGGCTGCTGCTGGTGCTGCTGCTGGTGCTGCTGCTGGTGCTGCTGCTGCTGCCAAGAAGGCTGCTGAAGCTCAGGCTGCTGCTAAAGCAAATGCTGATGCTAAAGCTAAGGCTGCTGTCGATGCTCAGGCTGCTGCTGTTGCTGCTGCCAATAAGGCTGCTGCTGCCAAGAAGGCTGCTGAAGAGGCTGCTGCCAAGAAGGCTGTTGAAGAGGCTGCTGCTGCTGAAGCGAAGGCTGTTGCTTCCACCGACGCTGCTGCTGAAGCTCAGACTGCTGCTAAAGAAAAGGCTGCTGAAGCTCAGGCTGCTGCCAAAGCTCAGGATGCTGCTGACAGTAAGGCTGCTGAAGCTCAGCTTACTGCCAAGAAGGCTGCTGAAGAGGCTGCTGAAGCTCAGGCTGCCGGCGATACGGCTGCTACTGAAGCTAAGGCTGCTGCGCGTGCTGCGATTCCTAAGAAGCCTCAGAAACTAATCATGACTTCTGCTCTTAAAGGTGGAGATAGAGGTTATTTAAAAAATAATAATAGTAAATCCAAAAAAAATAGAAAGTCTAATAAAAATAAAACAAAAAAAAGAAAAGGGAAAAAATCCAATAGCAAAAAATTTAAGTTTTACAAATAAAAATGTATACTTTTATATTGTATCATACTGAGTATACAAAATATATCAAATCTATCCAATCTATAATGTAATAATAACCCATAGTTACTATTAAATTAAAATTATTAGTTTCCATCATATTTTATCACTCCAAAATTTCACTAATAACAGCATCAATATTTTCAATATTATTGAAACAGAATTTGTTTATTTCAGCAGGAGAATACTTAAAGTGCAGATTATTTTCCATATTATTTATTTTCTCCTTTTGTTCCACGCTTAGCGTTGTAGAGTAAAATAACTCCAGTAACTGTATTACCATCGTTCGCGTACATTTTGTAAACTCAATATGTTCATCTAACCTACCTGGTCTTTTAAATGGTTCACCAATCTTACTTGGGTCATTTGCCGTGCATATAATAATTCTGCCACTTGTTTCTACTAATCCATCCATGATTGTAAGTATATCCGCGTCGTTTATTACAGATTTCGTTTTTACTAAATTTGCGTGTCCATGCATTAAACCACTCGAGTTTCCATTTTTCTTCTTTTTAAACGACTCGCCACCACCACCACCACCATCACTATCATTATTCTTGTCTCCTTTACCACTTTTGCTATCATTACTACTCGAATCACTATCCACAACAATTACACTATTTGTTTCCGACATGTTTCCTACTCCACTTAAACCCATAATCCCACTCAACAAATTCGCACTCATTGCCTTCATCGCCGCCGTCGTTGCATCATTTGTCGAAACCGGTTTTTCACTAATCACGTCTAATATCTTATCAAACTCGTCAATCACATACAGGCGCTTATGTGTGGGAATATATCGACCATTAATGTAATCCCCATAAAATATATTCTTCAAATCCGACACCTTTTTAATCTTATCAATATCATTTACATTAATAATATGTCTATCTAACATTTTTGCAATCGCTTTAATTGTAGACGTTTTACCACACCCCGGAGGTCCATAAAACAAAAATCCAAGCTGATAAGGTATTCCACGTTGTTCATACCATGATTTATTTTTTACAAAAAAATCAAGACGATTTATAATCTTATCTACATCTGTGAAAAAACAATTCTTCTTCAAATTTTTCGTCGTATTTAACTGATATTCGGAACATAAAATATTTGACAGTTTCTGTTCCTGTTGATACCCATAATCATCATCGCTATTTGATATATGCTTTTCACTTTGTATAAACTCATAAATGTATATTTTATCCGTCATTTTGTCTTCTATTTTTTTATTATATAACTTTTCGCATTTTTCAATAAAGTTGTACATGACATCAATCGGTTTCTTTTTATCCATTAAAAGTGTGAAATTAACTTTTTTAAATTCCCTTACATCCGAGTTTTTTGAATCTCCGCGATGTGTATTTATTTTTTCTATCAATATAAATATTCCATTTTCAACCTCAATTGGTAAATTTGTACGCGGACTATATACCTTTGCCATATTACTATTTTTATCAACAACTTCAATATATCTTAAATTCATAATTAATCCGTTTACTTCCTTCTTTTTACGTCTCGATTCAATAACATCTGTGTAGTAATCGAGTATGTGTATAATTGGAGAAGGATACGTAATATGAATATTCATAGAATGATATCCTACAACATACTGGTTCCCTTGGTACATTATTCGATGCATGTTTCCTTTTCTTAGACTCATATATATCTGTCTGATTGTTTCACGATTTGTTGAATATAATATATGAATACCGTGTGTCAAATAACTCAAAATCTCAGTGTTATGTAGTATAAATAAAAATAAAAGAATAATAAATACATCTATATAATAGTTTCCTGTTTTCAAATTTTGTATCAAAATAATATCACCAATACCCCCTAAATTCGGAATGGGCATCATATTTACAGTTGTGTATTTGTATGAGGCTATATATTTATAATAGTTTCCCTCTAAATCGATTATAAATATATTATAAGGATTGTACTCTGTACTCTTCGTATCGTTGGGAGTAAACCTACTAAAATGGCATTGAATATTGCAAAGCGTTATCATATATTGTAGCCTTAAATGCGTCATTGTATCCTTCAACATAAACAGTGTCTCCGTTATATATATTATCGCATCCTTGGTCCGATGTGCAGCTGCGCCGTTTATGTGTTACTGGTAATTTTACAGACTGATTTTTATCGCTCATGGTATAAAATTGCCACTTGTCGCGGCTTGGAAATAGTGGTCTTCCCATAAGCGAAAGGATTGTTTCTGGACCATTGACGCGTGTAAGTATCCCTACTTGACGATATGACGAATTTATCGAGCGTGTTGGTACATTTATCGGTATTGATACACTTCCTCTTATGTCACCACCCATTGCACCACCCATTGCACCACCCATTGCAATATCCAATGGATTTGATGCTCCATGCGGATGAAAAAATCTATCATCGCGAAGTGGCGGAGTATACGGATTTAATAAAACATCTGCCGGACCGCGAGTATATCCAGAACCGAAACTCGGTATTAAATCTAAGAACCCTCCTCCGTGTGCATGAGGGTGCGAATGGGGATGTGCATGAGGGTGCGAATGTGAACTCTGTCTGGGAGACTCTTTATTAAAATTATAATATGCTAAATAAACAATGAAACTTGTAATAAATAGAAAAATCACAAGTGTTATATTTTCAAAACATATTACACCCGGAGGGCATTTCTTTGCCATTATATAAAAATATGGATATTATATTTTTATACGAGGTTATATTGGGTATATTGGGTTATATTGGGTTATATTGGGTTTCGAATTATTTCTCGAATTTCGATTAATCTCACGCATCTGTTACGCCTCATATTTTAATGTTTGCCTATATCTTAGTTTCCTACAGGAGCCGGGCTGGTTTTGTTGCCTCCTGCTCCTCCCGTCAAAAACGACATTCCTGGGAATCCACCACTTCCTGAAAACATCTTGCTTATTGAACTATTCTCAAATTTATCAAGAAAATTCTGAGCCGTATTCAAAATAGGCTCAATGGATTTTAAGTTATTAATCATTTCATTTTGTTGGGCTACCATATCACTGTTTCCTCCCATATTTGACAGGACACTAAGCGCCTGTTCTTTTTGGGCGTTTCTTCCGCTTGCCATACCAGAAGCTGTAGCAGCTGTCATTGGATTAATTGTCTCACCATTCACCGGAGCAGGATTAAGTTGAGACATACCGTCCCTTGAACCAGCACCTTTACCACCATTAAGAGGTTCCTTTATAGTATTTGCCGGCACAGCTCCCATAGAAACAGTTTCATCAGAAGTAACAGCGGGTGTAGCTTCAGCAGGCTTTGCAGTAGCAGAGGCAGCAGCTTTAGCAACAGCAGCTACAGCTTCATCGTGATTCTTTTTTGCTTCTTCATATTTTTTTTTAAGTTCGGCTTTCTTTGCGTCATCTGATTCTTTATCCATTGCTGCTTTTGCATCGTCCATAAGAGCTTTTAACTTTGAAATTTCTTCTGTAGTAAAACCCTCTGCCATCATCATTGATGAAAATCCTCTATTTCTGAACATAACAAGAAAGTTTGTTAAAATAGTGGTTGTTAATAAAACAATAATCATATTTTTACTAAAGAATGTTGTCAGTAACCCAATAATAATAAAAATTCCTACAGCTTCTAAATTATTTCTAAGTAAATAGTTTGCAGCAGTTACAATTGCAAAAAAGAAAGAAGCATATAACACATATTTATTCGAAAGAATACTGATCGAGTTGTTCGAAGATTTAGGGGAAGACTTTTTTGATTTCATTATAAGTATTATATATATGACATAGAAAAAAGGTATTGTAAAATAATAATAATTATAGATTTTAATTATTATTAACTTATATTATTTAACTTGTCGCAATAAATATTAGTAATCGTACTCTTCATAGTAATCATCATCAGATGAGACATAATTATTATTACTACCCCTTGTACTTAGAACATATTTTATCTCTTCGCGAATATTTTGTATTTCTCTCAGCAGTTCTGTCTGGTCCATTTTTACGCGATTCAATTTAAATTCATCATTCTTAATATTTTTAGAAATTTCGCGTATGTGTTCAGATAATACCTTAAGTGCTCTTTTTTGCTTTCTCTTTTCATCTAAAATAACATTATTATAGTTCTGGTAATCATTGACAACAGTTTCTAAAAAAGAGTTTTGTTCTCTTATATCCCTTATTTCTTTTTCTTTATCAAACATTTGTTTACGCTTCTTACGTAACAATTCTTTCATTTTATAAATTCTTATATCTTTTTTCATTGTCGAATTTGCATAAGAATCTTCGGATGGTTCTCTTTCGTCATTGTCAAGGTATTCATCTTGACTGTCGTAGTCACTACCTAGAGACGAGTCGTCGCTTGTCCTCATATCTTTTAGTTGTGTAGTTTGAGATGCATGAGATGCATGAGATGCATGAGATGCATGAGATGCATGAGATTGGTGAGAAATAGGATAATTCTCTTTAATATATTGAAATGATGGACTTATCATAGAATTTTTCATAAACTCGTCTATCTTAGGAGAGTCACTTATCTTTATTGGAGGTGTACTTTTTTGTTTTATCATTATATTATTATAGATATATATATTCCTATTTATATTCGTATATATATTCCTATTTATATTCGCATATATATTCGTATTTATAACATATTTGTCATTGTTAAACACTAGCAGTTCCTAATGATTTTGCACACAAGTAAATACGTTTTGAATTAAATATTATATCTAAAATAACAAATGCTATAGAATAAATTAGTCCATGAACTAAGGCTACTACTATTCTATTACCGTTATTCGGAATCTTAAAAAAGAAATCAGGAATCATTATTATGAATAAAAAAATAAATAAAAATTTTTTTGTAAAATTAAGTATAGAACCAAGCATAAGTATATTATATATTTATATTATGTATTTTATTATTGTGTATATTATCGACAATATTTCTATGGTTGCTTAAATTGTTGAGCAACAGTTATTAAATATTTCAAAATAGTAGGTATAAGTTTAAAAAATATCAACCATATAATAAAATATACAAATGAAATAATCAATGCAGGTATAATTTTGTCCTTAAATTTTTCCCATATTTCTGAAAGTTTTGCCTTTATTTTTATATATTTTTCATTAAAGAAATATTTATCTTTATTATTTTTTTTATTTAACTTCTTATTTGTATCTTTTTTTATTTCTTCTAATTTTTTCTTTAATGGTGTTGTTAATTCTTCTTTTTTTGCTTTCAACATCTTCGGCAACGTTTCTTTAAAAAATTTTACAATGAAATTTGGAAATAACTTAGATGCATTCCTTTTAACAGACTTAGGTACTAGACTATTTAAAAAATTCGTAAACCTTTTTATCACATTTTGTATGAATTCTAAAATTTTCTTAATAACTCCATCATATGGGAAAAATGCAAACACACAAAAATATATAATAAAAGTAAATAAAAAAGAACAAAAAAACTCCATAACAAGTTGAAATTTACAAGGCATCCCCCCTGGTACCGCACCAGACACACTAGCTATATCTTGTACACCGGGTACTGGAAGATTAAACATATTGCCTATTTTACCAAGTTTACTCGTATTAGCAGTCGGCGAATAAACATTCATTTTTTATTATATATGTACGGTACTAATATATTATGAAAATATATTATATACTAATATAAAAATATTCATATATAATATTATAACATTTAGAATGTCTTTAAAGCAAAATTCCATCCCCGCTAGTAAATCGTCTGAGCCTCTTCTTACAGAAAATGACTCTCGCTACGTATTGTTTCCCATCCAAGACAACGAAATATGGAAAATGTATAAAAAACAAGTCGACTGTTTCTGGAGAGCCGAGGAGATTGACTTATCGAAAGACACCGTGCAGTGGAATAGCGACGTTTTAGACGATAATGAACGGTTTTTTATTTCCATGGTTTTAGCTTTTTTTGCCGCAAGTGACGGAATCGTTACTGAAAACCTAGCTGTGCGTTTTATGGGCGACGTGCAGTTAGCCGAAGCGCGTGCCTTTTACGGATTTCAGATTGCGATAGAAAATGTTCATAATGAAGTATATTCTTTACTAATCGACACCCTTATTAAAAGCAGCGAACAAAAAGAAAAACTATTTGCAGGTATACAAAATTTTCCATGTATTAAAAAAAAAGCCGACTGGGCACTTAAATGGATAAACGACAAAAGAAGTTCGTTTTTTACGCGACTCATTGCCTTTGCATGCATCGAGGGTATATTTTTTTCAGGTGCCTTTTGTTCCATTTATTGGCTGAAAAAGAGAGGGTTGATGCCTGGTCTCACGTTTAGTAATGAGCTTATATCTCGCGACGAAGCGTTGCACACCGAGTTCGCAATATTGTTGTATAATAAAATGCAGAAAAAATACCCGAAACAAAAAGTACACGAAATCATAAAAGAAGCGGTAGAAATAGAAAAAGAATTTATTTGCGAAGCATTGCCTTGTCGACTAATCGGAATGAACTCAAAGTTAATGTCACAATATATCGAATTTGTTGCTGATAGGTTATCTCTTCAACTTGGATACGAAAAAATATACAATTCTTCGAATCCATTTGATTTTATGGAAATGATTAGCATAGAAGGGAAAACTAACTTTTTTGAAAAACGTGTTAGCGAATATGCTTTGTCGGAAAAAACCAAAACAGATACTATTTTCGATTTTAATGCCAGTTTTTAATTTTTTTCATCTCAGCGCACACCACCCATACCAATTCCTCTATACGCATTTTTTCTAATATGCTGTGGATGTTGTGGATGCTGTGGATGTTGTGGATGCTGTGGATGCTGTGTATGTTGTGTATGCTGTGGATGCTGTGTATGTTGTGGATGCTGTGTATGCTGTGTATGCTGTGTATGCTGTGTATGCTGTGTATGCTGTGTATGTTGTGTATGTTGTGGATACTGTGTATGCTGTAAAGGAACCGATTGAGGGCGGCTCGGCAATATAATATTCTGCTGTTGTACTGGTGGTCGCTGCTGTTGTACTGGTGGTCGCTGCTGTTGTACTGGTGGTCGCTGCTGTTGTGGCTGGTATATACCAATATTTTTATTCATTTTTACATCAAGTATATTTTTAACATCTTCCTTGTCTAGACGTATTTTCGACTCAACCGCTATATTTTGTTCTTCAAATCGCAACATCCTAGGGTCACGCATTGTTTGAAAACTATATACATTTATATACTCATCTTTAAACTCATAATTTAAATTTCGTATCGTAACAAGTCCATCCGACGTTGTCATATTTACTACAGTTGCTGCTTCTTTCCTACATATAAGTCGTTTAACACCATCACATAACTGTAAAATATGTTTATCTAAAATATTGAAAAAAACAGACCGGTCAATATACAACCCCACATACTCTGCGCGTTTTTGCATATAATTATCTTCACCACCCCATGCCCAAAAATTAGGAAACCCATTCGTCCTTTCAAAATCCCCCCCCTTTATAGAAAAAATACCACCGAGTGCAAATTTAAAACCATAGTAATGTTTTACTATACCAGGAGTAGTATCATAGTTGATTACATTCTTGCTATATGGAACGGTATCTACGTCGTTAAAGACAAATGTAATATTTTTATAATCATTTGGATACTTGTATTTTAAAGCCAAAAACCCTATGTTTTTCATCGCGCCACGATTAAATGGTAAGGTGTTTTTCTGTTCTACAAAATATATTTCGTAATCTGTTTTAGGAGTATCTTCTAAAACATGTTTCATATAAACTGTGAAAAATTCTTTATGTTCTGCTCTATCCCTGTACGGAATTATAAAAACGATTTTAGGGATATTCACTTCAGATAGTTGTTGTGGTTTTAAAACGGATGTATCCGTGTTTGTACCTGTATTTGTATCATTATCCATGATGTCGTCTATAAATCAAAAATATAAATTATAAATGATATAATATTGTTAATTTTATTTTTTTAGTTTTTTGGCGAATACTTTTCTAAAATAATCTTTGGTATCAATTGTTCTTTAATACTTTCTAATTTCTTGAAACATTTATTTATCGTAACTTCACTCGTTTCGCTAATTTTATTAACATCTTTTTTAGATATGTTAAGCCCGCAAATTTGCGACACAAAATATATAATACCTGCTGCAATAGAATGAGGTGTGTTCTCCGGGATTAAGTTATTTTTTTCAATACGAAGTGCAATGAACTGACACAGTTTCGTAAGTTCTCCATTGACATGCAACCTAGTACAGTATCTCTCTATAAAAGCCTCCGGTCTCGTCTTACAGAAACTAGTCTTCTCGGAATTATGCATATCATTCTCAATATCATTTATGATACATACTGCATTTTTACACCCCTTTGTTGCACTCGTATTGTCTAAATTAAATATTGTAGCAATCTCCTTTGCTGTTCGCGGACAGTCGTGGATTCGAAATGCGATATATACTGAAGCAGCAATAATACCATCACGGTTAGAACCGCGAAATGTTTGGTGTTCTGATATTTTCTTATGACAACGCAATGCTTCGTCAATTATGATTTTTGGAATACCAGCATTGTTCGCAATAATAGTAATATGTTGAAATTCATTGTACTGTGTCTTTTCTTTGTGCGGTGATGCCTGCCACTCCGTATATCTTCTTATTTTTCGCATTTCATATGAAGATATGCCATCACATAATATCTTACACCCAAATGATGACTCTACAAGTAATGGGTTAACCGGCAAACCACATCTCGTCGGGTCACTCGTCTGATTGTCATCAACGCCATAGTATCTCCATTCGGCGGTTTGGTCAACAATATCTTTATAAATTATACTACACTTGGGGTTAGTACAAATAAGAAATCCTTCATCCGACAATGACACAGGATATTGACATGTATCACAGTTTTCTCGTTGTCCGGAATTTCTGTAAATACATTCGACAGTTGTTTCATCTTTTTTGAATTGTTTTTTATCGACACCGATGTCAAAAGACTCATTAATTTTTTTCCACAAATCTGCTTTGTTATTATTATTATCTTTTATTTTATTTTTATATGTTTTGTGTGTAGTAGGTATTCTAGGTACAGATATAGATTGTTCAAACATGTGTATACGAATGTGTTGTCTTAAAGTATGATACATATTTTTTAATTCAATTTTATTCATATTATAATGTTTATTATGAATGAAATAAAAAGAAAATAAAAATATTTAACATTCAATAATATATAAAGCATTATATATAATGGGCAACTATTCAAGTACGATTACAAATAAAAATAAAAATAAAAATAAAAATAAAAATAATGATTCCATATTAAATTTTAAAGAATTAAATAATAATAATAGCGAATTTATTTCTAAACTAAATGAGATTGCGACTGATTATATTCTAGGGCAAAACTTTCAAGATATGATTCGACTTACAAATTCCAAATATTGTAATGATTTAGTAATTATAACATCAAAAATATTAAAAAAATCATTTTTCTCTAATCAAATACAGGTCATGTATAAACAAATATCGGAAGGCGACATATACAGTGGGCAATCTATATCAGGTATATCAGGTATATCAGGTAGTAGCCAAAAAGAGCAAACAAAGAAGATGTGTATAGAAATTGCTAAATATTATGTTAAAATAGCCCATTTATTTGCTGCTATCATAACAACATTGAATCCAGTATTTTCGTGGAGGTCATCCGCTAGTTCTTCACGTGCGATATTGAGCCCACATATACCTGCCGAACCTCCCGGACGAACAGAGGTGGAACAAGACATTGACGGTCTAGAAGACGTGGAAAAAACAACACTGGAAAACAAACACTACATCTCTGAAATGGCAAAAGATGTAAAAATAGAGAATTTGAATTTTTGTAATTCTCGTATTGCCGATTTGATGGATATGGATGAGCTTACTGATTTATTAGACGACGAATCCGTCATGAACACCATGAGTGGAGAGATGCCTGTGTCCGAAATTAAAATAAAAACAAAACTATGTTCGTCTAATTTAAATAATAGTACAGGCACAGTTAAGACTGTATATGATTTGCCCGGTTTTGCAGAACTTAGTCGTTTATATAACGATAAATATAATGCGAGCAAGGGTAGATTTGATAAAATGTCAGCAAAGAGCAGAGACGAGAAGAAGAGGAATATTGACTTACTATATACGCTATTTACTGGAAATCCTAATCCACCTAAAGATATTAAAAGTTTTCGCGATATCCCCCTGCATTCGTTTTCAGATACCGCTGACTGTAGTAGCCCTGATTCAATGTTAAACAAGACATATGTGGGTAATACAAAGGATAAGTTATTTGTAGACTATGTAGAGCAAGTTAAAAAAATGATTTATGACTCGAATATGATAAGGAACTCTCTGCTGGAAGTTATCGACAGTATATTTATTGCCAATACGTCGTCGCAAAGTGATGGTGCTAAAACAAAGTATATCATCGACCCAAATTTGACATACGAAGAGTTGAATAACTTGATAGATGAAACGAGAAAAAATATACTAAAGTTGTATGTAAACTGTGAGAAAAATTTTATTCACACATTGAAAATTTTACAGGGGATTATAGAGGCGCAAATGTTCGAAACCGGTCAGCGGCAAATACGCGAACTTGAAAAGAGTATTGATGCGGAGTACGCTGTTTGACGCGCCATACAATATAAACATGTTGCAACTGATTATGAATATTTTGATATAGTCATAATCATAATTATTTATTTGCGTATTTATTTTTATGTATACGCATACGCATACGCATATTATACTTTACATGACAGTGCATCCACGCTGATTTCCTTTTTGTTCTGGTTGTGGTTCCGATGGTGGTGGTGGTGCTGATAGTGGTGGTGCTGATAGTGGTGGTTCTGACTCTGATTTTTTTCGTTTTACTGATTGTTTTTTTGTTTGTGGTGCTGATAGTGGTGGTTCTGACTCTGATTTTTTTCGTTTTACTGATTGTTTTTCTCTTTGTGGTGTTGATGACGGTGCCGATGGTGGTGCTGATAGTGATGGTGCCCGTGGCAGTTGTCCTAACATATAAGGCAATCTTAAATGACTCGGGTCAATAGGACACGTAACTGATGAACATAATGTAACAATTTTTGATATTTCTGTACCAACTTTTAATAGATTAGCATGATAACTTTCTGAAGGTGGTATATTATTTGCTCTAAATTGTGTAAGAAAAGTACTAAAGTTGCTAAATGTACCAGCTCCATATACACTCTCCATAGTATACTGAGATTGACATGTGTTGCCATTATGTAAAACTATATACATCATAAAATCGACAAATGCTGTCATTATTAAATTATGATGAATATCTTCTAGTGTGAACTGTCGACATCTAAAGTCAACAAGAGTACCTAGATTTTCTTGAAATTTTTGTGTAAGAATTTCTTCGTAAGGAGCTTGTTTAGTTTGTTTTTTTACTATTGTAGGCGCGTTGTCAATATCAACCCCAAAAAATTCACACAATTGTTGAATTGTGCAAAATGTATTTTTACCATCACGTATATTATCTAACATAGTATCAAAAATGTTTACTGTATATTGTTTATCATCATCATCACTGTTTAAATCAATAGCACCTCCAATATCAACTAGTACTACATGTTCTTGAGATGCATTCGATAAAGCATTATTTGGATGACAGTCGTATAAAATAATTCTTACTCCTGTCGCACACGCAAGTTGAGCTGCTGTTGTTAGTAATGCTTTTTGGATTTTAGAAAGATTGAATGATTTTGTACCAAGTATACTAGTTGTAGTACCTAGTGTATATAATGTTTGATAATGTTTTGTATCTATATACTCCATGAGTAGGATATCAACAGCCCAGTTTTGTTTTTCTGTAACATCCTTTTTACGTGCATCTTCTATATTTTTTTGTTTTAACCAGTCACCTATTTCTCTAAAAACATGAACTACGTCATCATCTATTCCTTGTGCTGTTTCCGTAAGAATTTGATAGTTTGTTGCAGCAGCAAATTTATTGCCCCTAAATAATCTAAAATGATTTTCAAAATCCTCAGAGCTAAAAACACCATGCGCGATTACATCTGGAACAAATGCTGATGTACCACTAATACACGAAAAACTGTCGTATAATTTTTCTTGAATATGTGCTTCTTTTGTTGAACGTATAACACTAACTGCTCGTTTGCTGTGTGTCTGGTTTTTAAAATCTACATAATCATAACTTTCAAACCTACTTGCATGAGAAACATCAAGAACTAATGATAGTTTCATACAAAAATGTTGTAAGGGAATACCTCTATCGATCTTGTCAATATCTAGTGCTTCACGTAAAGGTAAATTTCTTGTATTAAATAGTGTCCCTTTTGGTACTGTCCCATATAAAATAAACCCATAACGACTATTATCTTGGATAAAAGATACATCAGTTGTTTTTTTAAATAAAGAATTTATAATTAACTGTCCTAATTCCTCATCGGATAGAGGAGGATTTGGTTTGGCACGTTTTTCAGAAGCAACAGCTGATTTAGAAGCAGAAGAACGTCCTCTTTTTTTAGTATCAGAAGCAGCAGAAGCAACATGAGCAGCAGAAGCAGCAGAAGTTTTTTTATCAATTTCTTCATTGATTTCATGCATTACATCAGTACTAACTGTTATTACTCCCCCAGACTGATTTTTAGATATTTTTTTTACTCGATTTTTAGTTTTACGTCGTGTTTTATGTATGATTTTACGTGACAATTTACGTTTTGTTTTTTTATACTTTCTACGTGACATAGTAATAGTATGTATAAATTCAATATACTATTATAAATTACAGTATGATAATAATTCTAAATATATTTGTGTGTGTGGATTACTAAATATATAGTGTAAATGTGTCTATTTGGACCACTAAATATATATTTCAAAGATGTATATTTGTTATACATATATACATCTTATATAATAGTAACTTATTTCAAATAATGAAAGTTATTTACTTGCGGCGACGAGTCATGCGGTTACGTCTAGATTTAGATACACGACTTTTTCTGCGTCCACCTTGTTGCTGCTGCTGCTGCTGCTGCTGCTGAGATACACGACGACCTCTCATAGTTCTTTTTACTTTTCTTGCCATTTTATATATAACGTATAGAAAAAAAATATAAAATAATTGGAAAATATTATATTATATTTTTAATTATTATTATTCTAGCTTTTAAATAATATTTTATAAATAATATTTTTTTATAAATAACTTTTTGTTTATAAAGACAATATTTATTCTAAATAATATTGTTTCTAAATAATATTGTTTCTAAACAATATCATTTTTCTAAATATTATAAACTTATTTTATGTATTTTTGTATTTTTGTATTTTTGTATTTTTGTATTTTTTACTTACTGTTAGACCAAATTGTATCATTATTCCAGTACATACGGTCTCCCTTTTTTACGTCGTATAATTTCTTAAATATTTTTAAACGAGACATCGGACAATTTGTCCTATATTTTACTAAAGGATGTGGATTTGTCTTTATATTAAAGTTTATCGACTGTTTATATATCGCCTCTCTCCATTGAAACGCTATATATATAAAAAACTTCTTAAGTGAATCATCTTTCACCTTCTTCGGTTCATCATTACTATTCAAGTAGTTGTTTAAATAATTAACGCATATCTCTATACCAGATATATCCGCTACACTTTCCCCAACCATCATTGACGCATCCATCTTTATACCATCCCACGACGCAAATAACTCATATTGCTTAATAACATTCTTTACTTTATCCTCAAATATCTTCGCATCCTGAGGAAGCCACCAGTTTCTCATATTACCTTTATAATCATACAACCTGCCTGTATTGTCTAAACAATGCGATAACTCATGTCCAAATGTATATCCAATATGTGCTAAATTATATTCAAGTCCTGTTAAATTCAACGATACAAAAGGTTCCTGTAATGATGCCGCAGGAATATATATATTGTTTTTCGTAGAGTTGTAAAACGCATTCACTATATACGGCTGAGTACCCGACAACGCTAAACCCCCGTTTACGCTAAAGTTAACCTCCGGAAGTTCCACATAATGCTGCCCATCATGCGCTATTAAATACTCGCGCCTTACTTGCGACTGCTCATACATTATACCATACGCATCCATTATCGGCAAGTCTGCAACCAAGTCTTCTATCATATATTTCGGATATACCGTCTCAATTGATATAGTTTCTAGTTTTTTTAATGCCTCTATCTTCGTCTCAGGTTGTAACCATAGATTCTCATTTATGATTCGTATAAATACATTTCTTAAATCGTTTCCTAGCGTGTTTGCTATATATACCGCCTGAGAATGCACGTATTTCTCCACGTATAGCCTAGATAACAACGTATTAAAACAATACGACAATGCAAATAATGGGAACAGTTCACTTGGTATATTTGCTTGCTGCCCTTTTGCAAATTTATTGAAAAAATTAAACCTCAACCGGCTTGTTTTATTTGAGTACAAAGCTAACTGTCTTAGGTACATATAGTACCAATATGCCTTCCATTTTGGTGTTTTCCAGTCGGCATGTAGCTTCTTCATTATACAGTTTATGTAACTTATGCTACCAGCGATATACGTCCTCGGTGCTTTTTTGTATCCAACACCCTCTGCAAATTTTTTCCAGTCAAAATGATATTTACTTCTACTTTCTTCTGCTGTAACTACGTTGTAAAATTCCTCCGAGTCCCCTCTTTGAAAACAGTTCATCGCATTCAACATATCTATTTCGCATTCGATTACATGTCGCGGATTTAATCCGTGTCCCTCGCCTAGCATTTTATCGTATAAATCCGCCACAAATTCGCAAAACTTATTTGCAAAATTCTCTTTAAATTCTTTCGTATATTTTTTATTGTCATTTCCTGTTATATATAAATCATAATCGTAAAATGATAGTTGTGGTGACTGAATATGGCTTCGTAAATTTACTGCATCTTTTTCGTCTTGAGAAATATCCCATACTATAGGACAACCCCACGATATTATTTCGCATTTGTTTATTGACGCTAAGTATCCGATTAAGTCATCTTTACCAATGTAGTCTTCGTATTCATTCTCCATAGTTTTTACATGTTTTAATATTTTATCATGTGAAAGATTCTTATACGTCATGGAATCGATTACATTTTTAACTTTTCTGGAAAGAGGGGTGTTGTTATTTTCACAATACTCATTTGCCAGACGGATCACACGATAGTTTACGGTATTTTGTATAAACCGAAACGTATCCAGTTTGATAAAATAATAGTTTTTGTAATCCATTACAATATTTTGTGCTTTCATCCATGCATAATTTATATATGTGTAAAAGTCCTTTTTAGGGCTAAGTTTGTATTCCTTTTGTATTTTTTCTATATTATTTGCTTCCTCAAGTAAACTTTGTTCATTATCTACACTCTCTTTATTTGTGTGTATATTCTTGAGCGGCCACAGCAAGTATTTAGACTCTACTAATTTAGTATTTATATAGGGCATTTTTATTAATTTGAAATTTTTATTTACCTTAGTATTCTCATATTTATTGAACTCTATTTTTTTAGTATTTGATATTTTTCTTTTATTTTTTGTTGTATTTTTTTTCCTTATTATTACTCTCCTTCTAGAATATTTTCTTTTTCGAGTTATTCTCATAATCTAACTAAAGTATGCTATTACTATATATTATATTAATATAATATTTGTATATATTATTTCGCTCTCTTAAATATATTACTAAAAAACATAAAGATATAATATTATGTCATATTATAATGGTACACGTAATGAAGGCTTTTTTACTGTTAGCAAGTTTATCATTTGCTTCAGCTCTTATGTTAGTGCCGCATGATGGGAATGAAACGCGGTCCGGCATCCATGATGCTGTACTTCCCGAAAATTCCACAGATACATTTAAACATTTTGTTAACCAACTAAACTATACAAAACATCAACCACATTTAGCTATTGTTGAAAATCGTAAGTTACTAGAAAATCAAAATACTGAATCTTCTAATAACAGCGGTGACCGTGACGACATTGATGACCGTGACGACAGTGATGACAGTGATGACAGTGATGACAGTGATGACAGTGATGACAGTGATGACAGTGATATGAGTGAGGGACATGATGGGAAAAGAAAGCTTCTTATCTCTATAAAAAAATTGTTTTCACGCAAAGCGTCTCCGCCTGCGCCACCTGCTCCTAGAGCTGCATCGCCTGTAGCCAAAGTTGTAGCACCGGTAGCCAAGGTTGTAGCACCTGTAGCCAAGGCTGTTGTAGCACCTGTAGCCAAAGTTGTAGCACCTGTAGCCAAGGTTGTAGCACCTGTAGCAAAGGTCGTAGCACCTGTAGCAAAGGCTGTTGTAGCACCTGTAGCAAAGGCTGTTGTAGCACCGGTAGCCAAAGTTGTAGCACCGGTAGCCAAAGTTGTAGCACCGGTAGCCAAAGTTGTAGCACCTGTAGCAAAGGCTGTTGTAGCACCGGTAGCCAAGGTTGTTTCTAGTGTTGTTTCAAGTGTTAAATCAAGAGGATTTAAATTATACGGAAACTACTGTGGTCCAAACTACTGTGGTGGTCAACGGTTTAAAGGCGCTGAAGGTCCCAATTGTATTTGGGGTGTTGCACCAAAAGATTCACTTGACTCATGTTGCAGAACACATGACCAATGTTGCGGAACACCTAGCACACGAAGCACAAGTTGCAATCAACGCATTTTGTCTTGTCTTAATGCGGTGGAATGCAAAGATACTAAATGCAGATTAGCGCAAGTTGCAATGGTAACTACTTTTACAAGTATGCAAAATAATGTATGCGGAGAATTAACTCCTAGCAAAACAACTGTTGCAAGATTGAGTGCTGTATCTAGCCCTGTACCCGTACCCGTACCTGTACCCGTACCTGTTGCTCCTTCAGTTAACAAATATTTAGTCACTGATTCAAAGTTATCTACAAAGACGAAAGAACTTATTAAAAAATTCGAGTCTGCTTTTTCTTCGTGGGTAGTAACAGCAGAAGGACAAGATGCTATTAAATTTTGCCAGTCTTTAGGTATCATGAATAAACAAGATATTTACAATGGATGCATTGAAGATATGCGCGTTACTAAAAGCAAGTCTATTGCAAAAGAGAGCGCTATTGCCGCCGAGGAGTTCTTATCCAAAGCAGCAGAAAATCCGAGCAGACGTTTTTGCGTAGCATCTGGAGATCCTCATGTTACTAACTATGATGGAACACTATTTCATATCCAAGAACCCGGTATTTACACTGTTGCTCGAACTCCTGACGGCATCTTCGAAATTCAAGAAAAGATGCGTAAAAATGGCAAAAATAAACCAGGTGTACCTTCATGTATGACAAGCGCTGTTGTTCATTATAAACAAATGAATATTGAAGTTGATGTCGCCAATTTCGGAAAAATCCGCGTCAATGGTCAAGAAATGGAACTTCCGGAAGATTTCACTCTTACTTTTGGTGGTGTCCAGGTTCGTTACGGAAAACAGGTCGTTGAATGGAAGAACAACAAAGCAAAATCTCTAGGTTTGAAGATTACAACACCTAATGGTTTCTCTGTTATGATATCAGGTGGATACTGTGGTGTACTTGAAACAAATGTTCCTACCTCTTTTTTTGGGAAAATGCAAGGTATCTGTGGTAACGCGGATGGTGTAAAGAGTGCTGCTGATTGTATGAACCCGAATGGTGTAGTTATGAATGTAAACTATGGTGCAAAAAAATGGGAAATAAGTGGTTATGCTGGTCCTGATTCGCCTCTTTCTAAATGGCAGCTTTCATGGAAGCCTCGTGGTAGTGAGTGTTACTTCACCAAAGATTGCGAAGGTGGTGTTGAGACACGTAAGGTAATTCCTTCTCCTGCACCTGTTGTTGCTGCACCTGTTGTTGCTGCACCTGTTGCTCGTGCACCTGTTGCTCCTGTACCTGTTGTTGCTGCACCTGTTGTTGCTGCACCTGTTGTTGCTGCACCTGTTGTTGCTGCACCTGTTGTTGCTGCACCTGTTGTTGCTGCACCTGTTGTTGTACCGGTTGCTTCACCTGTTGTTGTACCGGTTGCTGTAGCTAACTCTACTCCTGCTTCAGTTGTCATCGTTGGTTCTTCTACCGACTCTAAGTTTGCTACTAGTGTTGCGGTATGCAAACCCGAAAGTTTTCCTCACACATCGCATAAAAAAATCAAGAAACAGGTTGTTGACATATCTGCTGCTGCTTCAGCTAAGATGAATGAACTGTATACTAAGTTTAAATCAATGATGGATGAAATAAAGAAAAAACAGCGCGAACAATTCGAAACAGATAGTAAAATACTATCAGAAGCAAATAATAAAGCGTCTCATGGATATAATAAGTATAAAAAAGTATTTAACGAATCTAAACAAATTATGGGGCAAATTGAAATGTTGAATATTACCCTGAGACACCACCATAAAGTTATTGCACAAGAGTCTGATTACTTATCTAAACTTGAAAAGTTCAAACCCAAGTTCCTATTCTCTCTTGATAATGTTAAAGCACATGTTATAAATATTAAAAATGACATTCATTCTACTATTGTAGAAGGGAATGACAAAAAGGGTCTGCTTTCCATATTAGAAGAGATTCGTTCTTCTACTGATAAGTCGGCAAGTCTTTTGGCAAAGGCGTTCCTTGACCATTATGACAAGTATAGTAAACAGTTGAAAGTGGATAAAAACCAGTACGACGATGAACTCAAACGTATGGGATTTTTAAGCACTACATATAACAACTCTGTAAAAGAGAGCACTACACTATGGAAGGAGTATTCTGATATTCTTGACATTGCAAATAAACTTAAAACTAGTATGAAGTTTTCAAAAGATGACGAAGAATCATTCAATGAACTAATCAATAAAGTTACGAGAGCTTTCAAGAAACAGAGCGAGAAAAGTGATGCTAAACTTTCTACTCGTAATACCGGTTGTGCTGCCGATGTACTGAAAGCACATATTGAGCATAATCGTGTTTAATATATTTACACATTTTAGACATTTACATTTTTGTCAATATAATATTTGTTTGTTATACACACATAACAAACAAATAACAAATAACAAATAACAAATAACAAATAACAAATAACAAATAACAAATAGTTACATAACAAATAACTGTAATACATATATATGTTTTTACATATTTTTACATCTTTTTATCAATCTGTATTTCTTTTCCCAGATTTTTTAATATTTTACGTTCATAGTTTTCATAGTTTTCAATAGGTTCGCATATTGAGCGCACCATTGTTAAGTAATCCAGTTGTTTTCTTTCTGTTTCCATCCAGTCAGGGTTATCAATAGCCCATTGTTGTAACGCCGTTCTTTCCTTGTCTGCTATTTTTACAATAGTATTTTTCATCATCTTGTGGTTATCATCTTTGCACCACTTGTCTTCATCTTTGATATACATGATGTCGCGCTTTATATCAGTACAGTGAATCGGGCGTTTGTGAATATCCAACTCTTTGAGTCCTTTTATCATCACATCTGTTATCCCACGTGATATCCCGTTTGTCTTTGAAAATATTAAATCCTCAAGAGTTATCTTAAGAGAATCAATAAAGTCAGAAATATTCAATGCATCTTTACAATGATCATTCAAAAATATATTCAAATTGAAACTATTGTTCATATTATTTGTAATATTTGTATTCCCAATATTTGTATTCCCAATATTTGTATTGCCAATTTTAGGTACTAAGTCATGTATCGTCTTAACAAGCTCTCCGTTATGTTTTATTAACTCTTTAACCAAGTCCTTCAACTCTTTGTCCGTTTTTGTGTCTACAGTTTCTTCTATTTTATTCTCTGAATCAACACCATTATTGCTGTTGGTATTGACATTGTTAGTACACGTTTTTCGATGAACAAAAAGTCCCTGGCGGTACTTAAAACTCTTACCACAAATGCAGACATTTTTTTCAGCGTTTTTTTGCGCTTTTTTGTCATCATTTTTGTGTTTACGTGTCAACAAGTGTCTTACAAAGTCACATTTCTTGCTAGATATAAAGTGACATTTTTCGCAGATAAAAAAATCGTCGTTTTTTTGCGTCATCATTGTCATCATATATAATGATGACATAAAAAACGCCTAAATCGTTTTCACAAAATATATAAAAAAGTTGAAAAAAATATGGTAACAAATTTTCAATCTTAAAAACGCGATTTAGAGCATTATGCTCTGAGTGATGAAATCGATGTTTTTTTCACATTTCTACCCCCGGTTTTCAAAAATGGACAAAAATAAATGTCCAATTTTGAAAATCCAGCTTTAGAATTGAAAAAAACAATCATCATTCACTTCTTCGGCATCCGCCCTCCCATTTTTCGCGGGGTTACCTTTATGCTGTGGATGGCGATGCAAGGACGTGGTCACGTGGCGACCATAATGCTGCGAAACTAAAAAAGTGATAAAAATGGGGTAAAAAGGGTGGTTTTTCGGCGGGTATTCTTTTGATGTCCCTTTTTTGGGGGAAGTTGTTTTTGAAAAACATGTTTGCCACTTTTTCGACCATCGCGCGAAAAACCTTGCCCACCCACCGCTTGCAAACTATTCTGCTCCATCTCACCAAAATATTGGCGGCAAAAGAATTGTCGCAAATATTTATGAAAACTTGTCCTCTATTTTTTTGAAAAACTCTTTTCCATATACCAAATTACCGGTTGGCTTATAGTCATTTATTGGTTTAAACTCCCTTTTATTCGTTGTATCGGTGGTGTTTTTGGTGTTTACTTTACGTGTCAAACCCATATTAAAGGGGTCTAATGTATTCCCACTTAATGGGTTATTTATTGCTTGTGATGGTGGTATGGGATTACCGTATTCATCTAACTCGTCTACGCGGTTACCGTGCTCGTCGATGACAATACCTGTTTTTTTTTTAAACTCTGTTCTTACATATGATGGTATATAATGCTTCCAAGAGATAAATATTAGGTTTGGGTGTGTATATCGGACAACAAACCCGTTACTTGTAAGCTCTTCTAAAATATAACTAATACATGATGCGCGATCATATGATGCAACACCTAGCATAATTTCCGGAATAACATACCAACAAAATTGGGTGTCTACTTTTTGACGTGATGTTATTTTTATTTTTTCGTGAATTCGGTTTAAAATCTTATTAAACACTGAGAGTTTAGACAAATCATACGTCTTCTTCTTGTCATACAACTCCTCTAAATTTATTTTTTTTATTTTATCGCTATCTTCTCTATTTCGAAATAATTCGTCCATGTCATATACGAATAACCTTCCTAAATCATGATTAGAAAAAAATATATATAATTAACCTCGTTTCGATTTATTTCATCGCTATTGTGTTACATTGTGTTAATATAATGATTAAAATTTATTATTATATTAAAATGACAATTCAACATTTAGTTATCGGCGGCGGAGGACCTTTCGGTATTTGCGCGCTTGGTGCTTTAAAGTATCTACATGACAAAGAATTTTGGAATATAAATAACATTAAAACTATCTACGCGACATCTATAGGAGCTCTAGTTGCAGTCTACCTATCTTTAAAATATGACTACGAATATATTTTAGAATACATAGTAAAACGACCATGGGAAAAAGTATTTGAAGAAATCGGTGTAGAAAATGTGCTTGAACTATACAACCAAAAAGGTTTTCTTAACCCTCGCTCTATTTACATTAAAAAATATGGTATTTTGCTAGAAGCAAAAGGATTATCACCAAATGTAACTATGAAAGAGTTTTATGAATACTGTGGTATAGAGTTTTACTTTATTACATGCGATGCAAACCATTTTACGCGACATATTATATCGCATAAAACATACCCTGAACTTGAATTAATTACAGCAATGTGTATGACAGGTGCCGTTCCTATTGTGTTTACACCGGTTATTATAGACGGTAAATGTTTTATAGATGGCGGTATGTGTAACAATTATCCTGTTAATATTTGTTTAGAAGAAACAGGTTGTAAACGGGAAGAAATACTGGGTATTAAAAAATATCAGTCCAATGACGCAAATGATAGTGTAATTACAGACGAATCTAACATTATTGACTTTATAGATAAACTTAGTAGTAATATTTTTAGTATTATAAGTGGTGAACATAAACAAGAAAAAATACCATATGAAATATTATGTGATATGAGTGTATTTAAAACATATGATACATGGACACAGGTTCCGTATTCTTCAGAACATCGCAACAACTTAGTTATATATGGTGAAAAAGTAGCTGAAAGTTTGTATGAATCATTCGTCTCTCATCGCAACTCATTCATACAACAAGAAGATAATACTGAATCTTTACATCATGAGAAGTAACAGATGCGTGAGATTATCAAAATTCGATAATATAAATAAATAATAAATAAATACCCATTTATTGTATTTGTATTTATTTATTTTCATAGTTTTCTATATTCCTTATATTCATTATATTCCTTATATTCCTTATATTCCTTATATTCCTTATATTCCTTATATTCCCCATTTTATATGTGTTATTTATCTTTATGTAAGAGAACTATTCAAAAATTGTGTAAGAGCGTCCTTTTCTGGTTTTGATTTAAACTCAATAACATCTGAACCTGTATCTAGTTTAATTGTTGGATAACCAGACACATCATACTTGTCAGCAAGAGCAGAATCTTTATCACAGTCGACGGTTACAAAGTTCACTTTCTTACCATTAAAAGTTTTATTTTGATTTTCTTTTACGAAAGCTTCCCATTCTGGTTTAGCATGCTTGCAATGAGGACACCACTCTACTCCAAAAAAGTATAGCGTTACTACTTCAACACTTGGATTGTCGTTTCGTATATTCATGCCATTCGCATATCCTTCTAGGTACGATTTGTCAGACTGTGGAACAATATATGTTTTATAAATATAGTATGCACATCCTATTAAAATGGCAGCAAAAGATGCGATTAAAATATACCTAGTAATAGTAGGTAAAGAGTTGATTACTTTTTTAAACTTGAAAACAGATTCTTCCATTTACCTTTATATTATTATATATATAAAAGATTAAATATGTTTTGCGAATAAACGAATAATATACCACTAAATATATTACTACAACAATTTAAAACTATAATACAAATAAATATAGTATAACTAAATATAAATAGTAATAACATTATTTCATTTGCAAATGCTTATTCGATGTTCTGATGGGAAAATAATAGATATAAAAATTCAGTCATTTATTACCGATAAAGACTATTATGATATATTACTAAAAGCGACTAAATATAGTCAGCATGTGCGTTCATAAAACACTTTATTTGAATATTGTATATAAAATGTATAAAACCAAAAATATGATTATTACTTCAAATATACAGTATAGTATAAAAAACATTTTTACTTTAGACATAGACGGGTCTACAAATAGACCATTTTTATTAAAAATTATTGTAAGTGATTTGTAAACACTTGTAAACACATATAAATATAGCCCGACAATTCCTAGTTTTAGAATCAATGATATAAAGTTATTATTACTTAATTTTGTTCCATATGTAACAATAATAAGAATTAAACCTAATATAATAATATATGTAATATTTTTTACGGAATCAGAAAAATTCCTTAAAGAATCTATAGAATTATTTGACATATTTTATTGTTATATATATATAAAAATAGATATATATAAATATAGTTAAATGGCGTATAAAAAAACATTAAAAAGATATACGAAATGGAATAATAATAATATTACCGAAAAACCAAAATCAAAATCAAAATCAAAAAAGCGTACATTTTCGCGTAAGGATTACATGAGCGGTGATGGAATGTTAACGAGTGTTTGGGGACCTGCAGCGTGGCATTTTCTTCATACGATAAGTTTCAATTATCCCATTACTCCTACTGATGAAAATAAAAAACAGTATAAAGAATTTGTTGAAAATCTCACTCATGTTCTTCCGTGTAAATATTGTCGAATGAATTTAAAGAATAATTTAAAAGCTCATCCAATTAAGTGGTGTCATATGAAAAGTCGCGACACATTTTCAAGATACATTTATAACTTACATGAAATTGTGAACAAAATGTTGGGTAAAAAATCAGGACTTTCTTATTGTGATGTACGTGAAAGATATGAACATTTTAGAGCAAGATGTACTCAAAATGATGCACCCAAAATATTTAAATTCAATACTACGCAGAAAAATCGGAAAGAAAAAGGATGCACTGAACCATTGTACGGAAAGAAGGCAAAGTGTATTATACAAATCGTTCCTCAAGAAGACAGAAAACCATCTTTTACAGTCGATAACAAGTGCATCAAGGTTCGAGGAGAATAATATTGCGAATCGTTCATGTTTTACACATTGTCTAAAACATGAGACGTAAGAGATGCGGTGAGATTTTATTTAATTCAAAAAAATAATTCATAAATCATAACCATAATCATAATCATAAATCATAATCATAATCATAAATCATAATCATAACCATAATCATAACCATAATCATAATCAAGAATGCAATCCAACATTACAACTTATCAGCCCAAGGAATCGGTAACTGATTCATCAAACCAACACTATTATAATTTGGCACTTTTTTGCACTCAAATGATGGTTCAGGGCATCTTGCACATGGAGGACATGGTGGGCATTTTTTAGTATTAGCACAACTACCACAGTTTACAGCTGGACATGCAGGGCATACAGGAGGAACTATTTCCGATTTAAGAATATATAAATTCTCTTGACCATAAGGGATTCTACTTTTTGGAACCCCCTGTTGTACGTTTGTATTATCGTTTGCGTGTGTGGTTGTATCAGAAACATTGAACATCGGTGCATTCATCTTTCCTTTAGATACAGAGTCAAATACACCCAACCTATTAAGTAATCCTGTATTTGAGTCAAAGTCACTATTATAATCTGAATACTTGGTTTTTTTTGTATTCATATTTGAACGGTCTCTTTCATCTCCCGCATTAAGGTCAGTTCTATCCCTTTCTCTGTTGCTGTCTTTTTCTCTTTGTAATTCAATATCAGTTCTCCAACTTGCACTATTATAAAAAGGATTGTTAAAGTTAGATGACCTTTTGTCTGATAAATTAACACTTCTTATATTGTCGTCATTTTTTTGTGTATTATAATCGGAATAACTTTCGTATAATCTTTTGTCACTAAGGTTACTCGTAAAACCTTCCATTCCTTGGTCGGAACACACACCTAAAGTAGAACATAATACAAGCGCAAGTAACAGTATCAGAAATATATGAATTTTTGTTAGTTTCATTATAAAATGTAATATAATATAATATATATATGGAAAAAAATTGATTAATATATATTTATATTATTATAAAATAAGAACAAAACAAAATACATCTAATATAATCTAATATGTCATTGACAACATCTACAACTAATACCGAAACTAAAAAGAAAGAGGAAAACAAACAAAAAAATAAAAGAAAAGAGACATGTGATAACCTCAATAAACCAAAGTCTCATATTTTAAAGTCGTCCTATTTTGAAACCGACGGTATATGCACATCAACAAAACAAGTTCCATTTATTGAAGTTGGTATCGATGAAGCAGGAAGAGGTCCCATGTTTGGACGCGTATATATAGGAGCGGTGGTTTTACCTAAAGATAGCAAACAGTTCGATTTTTCGAAAATGAAAGACAGCAAAAAATTCCACTCTGACAAGAAAATAAAAGAAGTAGCCGACTATATAAAATCACACGCCGTCGCCTGGAGCGTTACATATGCTGAGCATACAGATATTGACACGAAAAATATACGCAGAGCTACAATAGACTGTATGCACAATGCTGTAAATGAGTTGATGGAAAAAATGAATACATCACCGGATAAATTATATCTACTTGTGGACGGTAATGATTTTATACCTATGATGAAATTATGCGACGACTCTTATATTCAAATACCGCATAAGTGTATCGAAAGTGGTGATAATACATACGCATCAATTGCAGCAGCGTCGATTCTTGCAAAGGTAACACGTGACGAGTATATTATGCAAATGTGCACAGAAAATCCCGAACTAAATACGCGGTACGACTTGGAAAGTAACAAGGGATACGGAACAAAAAAACATATGGATGGTATCAAGCTACACGGAATAAGTGAGTGGCATAGAAAAAGCTTTGGGTTATGCAAAGAGTTTTCTTAATTGTATCGGAGTCGAACACAGCAGTTTCATGCCGCACATTTCATCTCCTTCTTCTCATGGACGGAGCAACAAAAAAGTTATACAATATGTATAAAATATAGACGACAACAAAAAACACGATTAATAAATTAAACCATTTCATAATAGTACAATACATCGAATCGTCTTTGGAATCACAACGTATTGTAGTTCCAAAAAAACCGAATATTCCTGAACCTAAAATACCACCACCTATACCTGAATTTCTTCCAGCCATTATTTGATACTATATATACCTATGATGTATACTATATATAGTATATATAATATTTTTTACATACAATAAAAACTTTCATTAAATTGAAATGAAACGATTCATTTAATTCATATATAGCGTATTATTTTCAAAAAGAAAAACGTACTAAACTATAAAAGCACATTTTATTCACACCCTCAAAAAAAACAAACAACAAAAATGAAAGTTATCGTATTTGATACTGAAACATCCGGATTACCCAAAGAGCGCAACCCTTCTATATATGACACAGATAAGTGGCCACATGTCATGCAAGTAAGTTACATTATATACAACACAGAAAGTGGCGAACTCGAAGAAACGTATGATGCATATATTAAGCTAAACACGTGGGTAATTGTCGACCCTGTTTCAGAGGGAATACACGGAATTACACGCGAAGTTATGGACCAAAAAGGCATATGCATACAAGATGCACTTATTCGACTACGCGATGCTTTTGGGCGTGTAGACCTTTGCGTGGGACACAATGTCTCATTTGACAAGCGTTTCATTTTGGTAGAAGGAATCCGCAACAGTATGCAAATGAATTTCCCCGCCGACTACTGTACCATGAAAAATAGCAAGGATTTGTGTAAAATTGACTATACATTTTCGAATGGAACAAAAGGATTCAAATTTCCCAAGTTGATGGAATTGTACGAGCACCTATTCCCTGGAATTCCGGCACCTAAAAACTTGCACAACTCGTTTGCTGATACAGTTGTAACACTGAAATGTTACTGTAAGATGGCTCATGACGTAAACTTATCACTCGAGTCGCGCCACTTTCGTATACTGTTTCGAGAAAGTTGTTGCTGAATATAACTCACGAAGAGCACATACTGCATCCTGTGTCATCGTCGACATGACCGCCATGACTGCCATGACTGCCATCATCGTTGAAATTTATATTTTCACTATTATCTTCGTTTTTTTCTTTACTATTCAATTGTTCCGGTTCAATCGTAAATTGTTGTGCTTGGTGTTTTGGTTTTCTACGCAAATAATAGATACCTGTCTTAAGTCCCTTTGCCCATGAATAAAAGTGCATAGAAGTCAGAGTATTATAATTCGGCTCTTCAAGCCATAGATTTAAGCTCTGGCTTTGACAAATAAATGCCCCTCTATCAGCAGCCATATCTATCAAGTGTTTCATAGGTATTTCCCAAACCGTTTTATACTTATTTTTAATATGTTCTGTTAGTCCAGGCACTTTCGATGGGTCAAGCTGTTGTATACTTCCTCGATTCGCAATAATGTTGTTTTTTATATTCTGATTCCATATACCTAAACGAATAAACTCCTGAATTAAATATTTGTTTATCATAATAAACTCACCCGCCAATGTTCGACGCATATATATATTACTAGTAATCGGCTCAAAACACTCATTATTACCAAGAATTTGAGACGTACTTGCAGTAGGCATCGGTGCAACAAGAAGAGAGTTTCGTATACCGTGTTTAATAATATTGGAACGAAGTGAATCCCAGTCATAACGTCCAGGTGTTGGCGCTACATTCCACATATCAAACTGAAAAATACCACGCGACATTGGCGAACCAATAAAGGAAGAATAAGCACCCAATAAATCCGGTGTATTTTTCAGATTAAAACTTTCTTCCTCTGTTAACTGAAACACATCTTCACGTGGTGGTGGTACTTGGTCTACATTCGTATTCTCGGACGATGAAGACGAAGATAAAGATGCAGCAAAATAACGCGAACGTTCTGCAGAGATAAGATTCGACTCAAATAAAGCAGCATGGTATATTGTTTCAAATATTAGTTTGTTTATTTTAATAGCTTCGTCGCTATGAAAAGGTATGTTTAACATGAAAAAAACGTCAGCCAATCCTTGCACACCTATACCAATAGGGCGGTGGCGTAAGTTGCTAAGCCGCGTTTTTTCAGTTGGATAAAAATTAATATCAATGACTCTGTTTAAATTTCGAGTAACAACGCGAACAACATCGTGTAAATGTTCATAGTTAAAAACATTGTTACAAACGTCAACGTCATAATTCACAAAACGGTTTAAGGCGATACTAGCAAGATTGCATACCGCCGTTTCATTCTTGTCAGAATATTCAATAATCTCCGTACAAAGATTAGATGACTTGATTGTACCAAGATTATTCTGATTGCTTTTACGATTTGCAGCATCCTTATAACATAAATAAGGCGTTCCAGTTTCCATTTGACTATCTAAAATCTTAAACCAAAGGTCACGTGACTTTATTTTACGTTTAAACTTGCCCAAATTTTCATATTTTGTATACAATTCTTTAAATTTATCGCCATATACATCAGCCAAACCTGGACATTCATCGGGGCAAAATAAACACCAATCTTCGTTTGTTTTCACTTTTTCCATAAAAAGATCAGGAATCCAAATCGCGTAAAATAAGTCACGTGCGCGCATTTCCTCGTCGCCTTGGTTTTTCTTCAAGTCCAGAAAGTCTACAATATCGGCATGCCATGGCTCCAGGTAGACAGCGAAGCTTCCATTACGACGACCTCCTTGGTCAATATATCGCGCCGTATTATTAAATACACGAAGCATAGGAATAATTCCTGTAGACAAACCATTTGTGCCGCGTATTAAACTACCTGCCGCGCGAACATTATGAATATGGAGACCAATACCACCCGCCCATTTTGAAATATTCGCACATTCCTTTAGCGTATTGAAAATACCTTCCAAACTGTCATCCTCCATTGAAATTAAGTAACATGAACTAAGCTGCGGACGTGGAGTACCCGAATTGAAAAGTGTCGGTGTAGCATGCGTAAAATATTTTTCAGACATAAGTAAAAATGTCTCACACGCCTTTTTCAAATTTTCACCATGTATACCTATCGATACACGCATCCACATATACTGCGGTCGTTCTTGAACCACGCCATTTATTTTCATAAGATAAGCGCGTTCTAATGTTTTAAAACCAAAATAGTCGAATAAAAAATCATTTTTAGAATGCGATGATACAAAATTATCTAAAAAGTCGCTATTTTTTTTAATAGTATTCCAAGTATCTTTTGAAATAAGAGGTGTATGAATATTGTCTTTATCTGTAAATTCATATAGACGTTGCATGACACTTACAAATGATGGGTCGGTATTTTTGTGATGATTAGAAATAATAATATAGGATGCAAGAGTGCCGTAGTCTGGATGTTGCGATGACTGTGTTGCGCATTGTTCGGCGGTAAGGTCGTCGATTTTTGTGGTGGGGATACCGTCATACAACTGGTCGATGATTTTTATGACGAGTGCTGAAAAATTGATAGAAACACCTGCTTGTAGCCCTATCTTTTTTACACGTGTCAAAATTTTGTCGAATTTTACTTCTTGGAGATAACCATCGCGTTTTTTTACACGCATCTCTACTTCATGTACATTGGTAGAATCGTTTTTAACTATTGTCGTCATGATTATATAATATGTATAGGAGGGGGATAGAATGTATAGTATAATTACACATATTATATTTATACCATTTTAGATAGTATATTTTAGATAGTATATTTTTAAGTTTTTATTTTTTTGTATTTTTACGAGTTTTTCCATGAGTCTTTTTAGGACTCTTTTTAGGAGTTTTTCCATGAGTCTTTTTAGGAGTCTTTTTAGGAGTTCTATGACTTTTTCGGTTTCGTCGCAACGTACTTCCTCCCATACTACCAGACGTATCGCTATCACTTTGTCCTTTGTTTATAAGAGAATTATATGCCTTGCGCATTCTTTTAAATTTAATTGCTGCTTTTTCCCTGTTGTCTAAATTTTTATCAGGATGTAACTGTAACGACCTTCTGTTGAAAGCCTTTTTTATATCACGGTCGGTAGGTGCCGTTTGAGGGTCAATACCCATAAAAGCCAACGCTTTATTTCTTGGCATTTTAGGGCGTTTTCCAGAGGGTGGTGGCGGTTCTTGGGCTGGACCACCGCGTGCATATGAATGTTGTTGTTGTTGTCGTTGATATTGTTCCCATTCACGTTGAGCGCGTTGCATGTCTTCCCATTGTTGTTGTCGCCGACGATGTTCCTCTTCATAACGTTGTTGTCTTTCTTGTTCTTCTTGTTCGCGACGACTTTCTGATTGACTTTTATAATTGCGTTGAAATAATGCATTGTATGCATTGTATATTTTCTGGAATGGATAAAACCCTTCGCGTTCCTTTTTTAATTTTTCTTTTACCGCTTTAAAATATTCCGAACGTTGTTTTTGTTGATTTGCTAAATGCATTGCTTCTTCGTCGAGATATCGGTTGATTGCATCTTCGTAACTTTCATCATTTCCTTTAATGGCACCATATTCACTTTCTAGTAAATTAAAAAATCTAGCCTGTTTTTCAAGTGCTTCTCTATCCAAACGCGAATGCAATAATGTGGAACTAATTCCACTTTGAACAGGTTCAGCTATATGCGATTGATAAGGTTTATTCATTTCTGCTCTTCTTTCCATTCTAGCTGGAGTAAGTTCATGAAACTGTCTACTCGCCAATGATTGACTTAATACAGAAGGTTGACCAGAAAATCTTCCTATGCCCAATTTCTCTCGTCTTTCACTTTCACGCTGAGCCTCTAATTCTTCTTCCGTTTCTCTTAATAATTTTTTTTTTCCACTCATTGAATACGTATATTACAATATACTATATATTATTCAAATATAATAACTATAGAAATATAATAACTATAGAAATAGAACAATTATATAAATATAAATAAAATGAACAGAATAATAAAATATTTTTAAAATATATACAACGATATATACAATAGATTACTACATATAAATGAAAAACTCACCATCAAAAAGATATGGCTTAAAATTTTTTATTGATATTATGTTAATAGTTTTAGTAGTATTTTTAGTTTTAGTTTTTATAGGAACGATAAAAGTATATCATACTGAAACATTTACACCAAATATGAATAACAATAATCAACTTTCACCCGAAGACTTTACTAAAAATGGAAGAGAGCAACTTCTTTTATACGGGGATTACAATGTGAAGGAAAATACAGATATTACAAAAAATAATAATTTTAATATATGGAAAGATTATCCTGTTTATCCAAGCTCATTTAAACAAATGACAAATAACATAAGACACTGGACAACACCAGATGCAGGCATATGTTCGCCGGCAGAATTTTGTGGAACACCATATAAAAAAACTGAGCAAAAAAAAGAAGTAGTAAGCAACCCCATTCCATTAAACGCCAATGTAACGCGTATTAACTGGTGGGCAGCAAATACTTCCGAATAAGTATATTCAAAAAAATATCCGTAAATACAGGAAACAATAAATAATTATACAGTATTTATTGTTTATATTCGTGTATTATTGCGTACTATTGCGTACTATTGCGTACAATTTCGCTTATCATCGCGCATTATAAATTTAATTCCAAATCAGATATTACGATAAGACAACCTGTTTCGGTAGTCTCTTCATCGTCGGGTACATTCGTTTTCTTCTTTGGTGTTCGTTTTTTAGGAGCTCTATGTTCATATCCGGATTCTCTTTCTGCTAAGATAGTATTCCATACACTTTCTATTTTTTTAATCGCACTTTCAAACCATATGTCATTCTTTCTAATAAGAACACAACTATATTCGCTTAAATACCAGTATATATTTTTTAACCATGTAATTCCCGCATTTTTGTCAATAATTTCTTCGCACCATTTATCATAACATGTACGTGTCAAATATAGCGGCGCATACTCATAAAACGGTTTACCGTCTTTTATAAAATAAGCAATAACACCTTTCGTCATTCTAGAGGATGTTAAATAAAATTCATTGTCATTATCGGAAGAGGAGTCGTTTAAAAACGCCGCTTCATCTTCGTATTCTTTAAAACACGTCTCTAGAAAGTCACATTCGTCGCAGTCACACACCTGCATTTGAAGTTGTGTCTGTATCCAATATTCCTCAATTGGTATTCCCGTTATTTCTCGATTGAATACATTCTTGATTTCCAACATTCGTCCGTACAATGGCGAGGATGGGTCTACATTTATACCATCTGGTGACGCTCCTAAGAAATCATACCTGGGGTGTTTGATACAACCAAATTCTCCAACTTTTGTATTATTTGTTGCTTCATATATCATAACCGATAATTTTTCATATTTTTGCCCCCAGTGCAGAGGCGAGTTTGTATTAACAAAAGACTTTTCTACTATTACTTGTTCTTTTTTCCTTTCCGCATCATCCATCTCATCTATTTCACCGATGGATGAGGCAGATGTAATGCTAATGTTAAGTGGTTTACATTTTTCATAAATAAGCTGGTTGACACATGATTCTGACTTGAATACTTTCCATGCAGCACTTGCCGTAATAAGTTTATTCCGGAAAATATACCATCCTGCGGTTCTTTGTTCGTCTTGCGGGATTGATTTTAAATATTCTATTTTTTTAGTTACTTCGGCGACATTTGGTTGGCGTAAAACACAAGTGGTCGGGTAAGACCTTAGTGGAACAATAGTGTCAAAATATTCTTCTAGACAACTAGTTACAAGATCTTCGAGTTCATTTTCCATATCATCTGTGAACGTAAATACGTCATTTTTAATAAGCAAACCATACGAACCATACGAAAATGTTTCATCTATAATTTCATATATGGAGTTTTCTAACTTTACATGAAACGCAGGGTCGCTAAATGACAGAGGATTATGTATTACATTTTGTTCGATGCAGTATAAAATAGATTCTCTCATTTCTTGTATATCTACATCGGACAATGGAGGACATACAAGTTTATTAGATTCTATAATAGAAGAACAAATCTTGTTAGTGTTTTCACTGTCACTGCCACCACCACTATTGCCATCACTATTGCCATCACTATTGCCATCACTATCGCCATCACTATTATTGTCATTTAGAAAATTCCAAACAGAATCATTAATTTGCACAACGTCGGTATTACTTTTAATAAATTCATTCAAAGGAATACCATTTATTAAAATATCATCTGTTTGAACTGATACATCTTTCATGATGGTTTACAGAATTTTTTAACGAAGAATTATGGTATCTTAAAAGGATTGGTTAATATAAATAAGCAAATATTTCTAAGTAAGTATCAATTTTATAATAAGATGAAAATAAATAGTTATTCAGGCAAATATATAACTGTGAATATTTTACACACTACTTGCTATCATCATCACTATTATGGTTAGAATTATTTCTCGAATTCGCGTTCGAAGATACCCCAGATATTGTAGATAACTTTACACCTTTATTATCACGCGTTTTATTTGTTTTTTTGGGTGGAAGACATTTTAATGTAGACTGCCGTTTTTCACACCTTTTTAGAGTAAATTTACGGTTAACTTGGTTAAATAAAAGACAAGGTATTGACTTTATAACACCATTTTCGCGGTCATAAATAACATCTTTTACTTTTGATAAACGTTTTTGGTCAAGGCTTGTGGTTAAAAACGAAAGTAATGATTTCGACTCTTTTGCTGTAAGATTATTAATCGTGGAATAATTTTCGATAAAAACGCGAATTTTTTGAATTTTGATTGTTTTGTCTAGTTTACTCCAATGTTCATTTGTGTGTGTTTGTTTTTCTTTTTCAAGAAAATCATTAATATTATTTACGTCATTTGTGTCTCTTGGACTTAAGTTATTATAGTTACTATTACTTAAAAGCATTGACTTATATTTTATATTTTTCAAATCTTTCATTTCTTTTTCTTTATCTTTATTCATTTTGTATATATTATATATAAAGTAAAGTTTAACCTTTTTTCTATTTGTTATATTTATGACATAAAACACAAAACCATGAAATCAATTTCAATAACAGGAAAAAGAAATATGGATAAGATAAAAACTTTAGAAAATCCAGATATGGTATGCGAGAGAAACTCTTTGAAAAAGTTTTCAAAGGATATTATTACCTTTTACGAGAGTCATGACGAGCAAATATCTGTAGTAAACAAGCTTTATATGGACGTGAGACCGTTAGAGAACCGTGAGATTTTTGCAAAAGAACTCGAAAAAAAAATAAATGGATACAAACAACAAGATATAGAAAAAGAACTATACGAAAAAGATAAATTTATTGACATGGAGCATGTATTGTCAAAGTTAACCGGTTGTGGGTTAAAATGTTATTATTGTCAAAAAAAATGCTATATTATATATAACGAAGTATTATCAAAGACGCAGTGGACAATCGATAGAATTGATAACAACTATGGACACAACAATGACAATATAGTTATTGCATGCTTAGATTGTAATGTGAGAAGAGGTAGGATGGATAGTGACCGGTTTAAAATGGGGAAACAGATGAAATTTATAAAAAAAGACCACGATGATAAAATCTACGATAGTAAAACCATTGACAGTAAAATGTTATAATATTATAGTTATTTGTAAATATTATAGTTATTTTAAATTACACAAAAAGCATTTAAAATCAACTTTATTTTAATAACTACAAATAAATAAAAATATATAAATGTCTACTAGTACCACATATTCTAATTATACAACCCAAAACGACCTTTTATTAAATAACCTTTTAAAATTTTACCAAGAAAGTAATAATATGGACTATATGCTGCGAATAATAAACGGAGAGTCAAAAATTTCTTTAAGGATAATAGACTGGTTTGCAACTAACTATGCGAAAAAATATTATACAGTATATGAGATACCAAACACGGAGCGTCGCTTTAAAGTATATGTAGATTATAAGTTAAAACTGAAAGCATATTCAAAAAAAAGGTTCGACCCTTTTTGTAGATGGGATAGAATAACAGTTCCATATAAAGATGGTAAATATATTCAGACGACAATAGGTCAGTTAAACTTTTTTAAATGGGCGTTAGAAAACAATGTAATTCGTTATATAGAAGAAAATTATTCAAATATTGAAAAAGATATGAATAATAGGAACAGCACTTCAAAGAACAAATCGTTGTCTGGTTCTTCCATTTCTAGTTCATCTACTGATTCTGTAAATATTGATATAAATGACACAAATGATGTGAATGATGTGAATGATGTGAGTGATGTGAGTGATGTGAATAATATAAATAATAAAAGCGGTAAAAATTACATAAACGGTAACGATAACGATAATGGTAACGGTAATTATACCAATAAAAATTCATGCACGGGTCATTTTATCGGTGATACAAATAATAAGACAAGAAAAAAACGTGAAGAGTTATCAGTTTCTGCGACAAAAAGTATTAAAAAAGAAAAAGTAGAAATTGTAGTAAATTTTAGTTAAAATAAATGGAACAGTAGAGAGTTATTGTTATTATAAATAGAAAAATAAAAGATAGAAAAATATAATAAAAATATAATTACAGTATTTTTATTATTAGAAATAAATTTTTAATATAAATAATGGGAAATAAGTTATCAATAAGAAAAATAAATTGTGAAGATATGCAAAAAGCTTGTAATGTAAATAATGACGATAACTATATTATAATAAATACATTAGATGATAATATGCAAAAGTGTCTAATAAAAAATACAATTCAAATAGATAATGAAGAGAAAGTTATAAATTCAATTATTAAAAAAAATAAAAATAAAAATATTATATTATACGGTAAAAATTCTAATGATGAAAAGACATATAAAAAATATGAACAGCTAATAGGATTAGGGTTTACAAATGTTTATATATATGTAGGGGGGATGTTTGAATGGCTACTACTACAAGATATATATGGTAGCGAATTATTTCCAACTACTAGTAAAGAGCTGGATATATTAAAATATAATTCATGTAGAGTACTTGATATTAAGTATATTGAAAATGGGAAATAATGGGAAATAAGAGGCAACGTGGGAATCGACATGAGAATCGACATGAGAATACGATGACGGCAATGATTTTGAAACTATAATGACATAATAAATCTATCTATTTCTTGTAGTATTCCAACGTTTGCTTCGGGATTTTTGTTTAAATCTATGTCAGCATCAATAACAAGTTTTGGGATATTTTCACTGTCTATCCATTCGTTATGATATTTATCACATTGTTTTAAATATTCAAGCGGGATATTTTCTCCTTCTCTGGCGCGAATATTTACACGGTGTAAGCACGTTTCAGGTGATGCTTTTATGTATACAATTGCTCCTATTGGTACGTCACTTATAAATTCATTATACCATTTTTTGTAAATAATATATTCGTCATGTTCTATATCACCCTTGTCATATAACATTTTCGAAAATACGTTTTTGTCTGTTCCAACACACCTTTCAGTAATAATATATTTGTAACCTTTTTTAACAGCATCACGAAGCAGCGACAGTCGCGAAATATAGGCAAGCATCTGAAGTCTGAATGCGAACCTTTTTTGGTCTTTATAGTAATTCGAAAGAATAGTAACACCGTTTTCGTCGACAACCGAGTTCCACGAGTCAACAGGCTCCTGAATGAAGATAATGTCTTTTCTACCTTGCTCTCTATAGTATTTTTCAATATCTTTGACCTTTGTCGATTTTCCTGAACCAATATTTCCATCAAAACTTATAATGACAGGAGGGCGAGTTAATGACACCGCTGCTGATGCTGATGCTGATGCTGATGCTGATACGGTGATAGAAGAAGAAGATTCGTCACGACTAGTCATAGTTGTGTTTTCAGAAAAAGATAACAATGTCATTTGGATTATAATATACTAAATATTTTCTTTTCAATTTTACATACTCAGATAATACCATTATTATATTATATTATTTTATATAATATATTAAAGTAGGTTAAATATATCTTATTAAAAACATATAACGATACACATAGAGCTTCATTCATCTTAACACATATTTTATTTATAACTAACTATACTTACAACACAATATGACGGAAAACAGAGAAACAGTAAAAAATAGAAATGATAAAACATGTGAACCTGAAGTAGATATACATATTGACTTATATCAAAAAAAGTTATCAAAAGCAGAATGGGACTATATGGAAATACCAGAATCCAAAGACGAAGTTGAAATTTTGAACTTAATTAAAAAGGGATTCTCGAATGTAAATATCAAGTATAACTCTGCAAAGTCTATTATAGGAATTTTAAAGACATCGACTACAGAAGAAATCATGGTGTTTCTTTTCAATAAATATTTTAAAAAAAAGATAGAAGAAATATGCAGCGAATATGACTATACTGGTTACAACTGCGAAGAGGTGATTGGAAAGAATAAAAATTTAAAAATAAAAAAAATAGATGAAATGAGAATAGTGAATAATAATTTTCAAGAAGATAACGATAAAATTTACGAGTTTGTTTTGATAGATATTATAGAGCAACTATTAGAACACTATCATGACAGAAAAGCGAACTGGTATTATTATTACTATACTCTAAAATTTATGAAAAATAATGAAATCGACCATCTGAATACGTATGTGATTCATTTTGTAAACAGTATTTTAGAAAAATATGAGAGCGAGTTTAAAATAAAAACATTTATTAAATATTCTTACAATTTCATTGAAAAAAACGAATACATTTTTAAGTATCAAGACTTTGCTCTATATGAACATCAAAAACAAATATTCACTGCTTGTAAAAATCCGAATCCAAAACTTATATTATATATCGCACCAACAGGTACAGGTAAAACGCTAACTCCTATTGGATTATCTGAGTCATTTAACTTCCCCAATCCGGACCCATCAGTTGGAGGGTTTATAACTAAAAAATATAGAATTATTTTTGTATGTGCCGCGCGACACGTGGGTCTTGCATTAGCAAAGTCGGCGATTAGTGCGATGAAAAAGATTGCATTTGCGTTTGGTTGTAACAGCGTGAGCGACATTCGACTTCATTATTATTCAGTAAAGGAAGCTACGCGTGACAAAAATGGACGGATTCGCAAGGTGGATAATACAGTAGGTGATGAAGTAGAAATAATGATATGTGATATCAAGTCATATATTCACGCGATGTTGTATATGAAGGCGTTTAACAACGTGAATAATATTATTGCGTATTTCGACGAACCCACGATTTCGCTAGATTATGGTGAACACGATTTTCATAAGTTAATCAAGAAAAACTGGGTCGAAAATCAGATTCCGAATGTTGTATTGTCGTCGGCAACCCTTCCACATGAGAATGAAATACAGACAACTATTTCGGATTTCAGGTCAAGATTTATTGGAGCAGAAATTATATCTATTGTAAGCCATGATTGTTCAAAGTCAATTCCGATTGTGAATAAAGATGGTTATGTGGAGTTGCCACATTTTCTATTCGAGTCGTATAGTGATGTATTAAAGTCGGCAAAACACTGTGAAGAATATAAAACACTTTTGCGATATTTTGACTTGAACGAAATAGTAAAATTTATAATAGTTGTAAATGAAGAAAAATTATACACAAGTTCAAGATACTCATTAGAAAGATACTTTGCTGATATGATGGATATTACGATGACAAATATAAAGTTATACTATTTAACTCTTCTTAAAAATATTATACCAGATAAGTGGGACGAACTTTTCAATAAAATGAAAACTAAACGTGTCAAGGTACACGAATCGAATATTTATTTTACAACACAAGATGCACATACACTTACGGATGGACCGACAATTTTTTTGACGAATGATGTTGAAAAGGTGGCAAAGTTTGCGATTCAAAATTCTAAAATTCCTGCTGAAGTTATTGACGATTTAATGAACTCTATAGAACATAATAATGCACTGTCAAATAAGATTGACGTTTTGGAAAAAGAAATTCAGACGATAGAAGAAGAAAAAGAGAAGTTAAAGGATAATGGCAAAGATGGAACAAAGGGGAAAAGCGGAGGTGGTAATATAGTTGTAGATACTAGAGAAATAAGAGAAAAACAACAACTTATAGATATGATAAGAGCAAATGTGAAAAGAATATCATTGAGTGATGTATTTGTACCGAATAAACTAGACCATATCATAAGATGGACAAAAAGGGACAAATACACAAACGAATTTTCCGCGAACTTGGATGAAAATACGGTGGAAAAAATTATGTTGCTGCAAATTGATAACCATTGGAAGGTACTGTTGTTGATGGGAATTGGTGCGATAACGAATCACACAAACGTGAAATATAATGAAATCATTAAAGAGCTGGCGCAGAATCAAAAATTATATGTTATTATTGCGTCTTCGGACTACGTATACGGAACAAATTATCAGTTTTGTCATGGATATATTAGCAAAGACTTGAGTACGATGACACAAGAAAAAACGATTCAGGCTATGGGGCGTGTTGGAAGAAATAAACTACAGCAAACCTATACAATTCGATTTAGAGACAATGAAATTATAAAGACGCTATTTACTCACTGTGACAATAAGCCGGAGGTTGCAAATATGAATAAGCTTTTTAGTTCTAATTAGCATACAGATATTGATAATAATAGTGAAATGAAATATTATGCAATAGTTTTTTTACGGTAATATCATAATAAAAACTTATTATTTGTATTATTTGTATTATTTGTATTATTTGTATTATTTGTATTATTTGTATTATTTGTATTATTTGTATTATTTGTATTATTTGTATTATTTGTATTATTTGTATTATTTGTATTATTTGTATTATTTATTATTTATTATTTGTATTATTTGTATTATTTGTATTATTTGTATTATTTGTATTATTTGTATTATTTATTATTTGTACTATATATAAAATGCGTTTATTTAAACAACCAGTTGTTTTACAAAAAATATCATTAGTTTCTGTAAAAAATAAAAAAAGTTCGAGTAGTCTATTTAGTCAACTAGCTCCAATTATTTATACACCCACGCCAAATCCAAATCAAAATCCAAATCCAACTAAATTAGTAACTAAAAAAATGACTCAACCTCCTACATTCAGTAACAAAATAGTATCAACATATAGACTAGGTGATTTGGTTTTATTACAATTAAGTCCAAAAGAAAAAAATGAAATATTAATCGACCACCCTAACTCAATTGGTAGTAAATATATAATCGAGAAAAATAAAAACACTCATATTAAAAACATTGATTTACTTTCTATGATTGTACAAGAATATATAGAAAAATATAAAGAGGTTTTACCAAAAGATATCGAAAATAGTACAGTAATACATCTAAGATTAGGGGATGTTGTTGCAGGCAATGAGTTTCACGAAAAATTAAAAAGACCTCTAAGTGTAAATAGTATTATAAATTCTATTCAGAGTAACAGTATAAATAAAGATAATAAAAAATATATATTAGGTAAATGTTTTTTTGCTAAACCTAGTTCAACAAACTATGAAGAATGTATAACGTTATCAAATAACTATTTAAAAGAGGTAGTTACATCACTGAATGCTGAACATTTTGATTCTGGTAACGCTGACATTGACTTATGTTGTGCCGTTAAAGCAAAACTATTTGTACAAGGGAAAGGGTATTTTAGTAAGTTAATAGTAGAATTAAGAAAAAAATTAAATTTGGAAAATATTGAAACACATTGCGAAAATATCTAAACACATTGTTGCTAGTGTTATTATATTATGATGCATACTAACCTACATACTAACAGTAAAGGTGTGAAGTATGTGTTGATTCGCATCCCAAAAATCTGTGCGCACTTTTTTTCCACTATCTATAAATGTATGCGTTGTGAATCCGGTGACGATTTTACTCCAGACGCTTTTTACATTGTGTTTTTTATATTTGAACTGTGTTGATTTGTCATGCAACTTTACGAACGAATGTCCTGTAGAGCCTATTATTACCATACCCGCAGCACCAGTTGTTATATACTTGGGGCTTTCATCAATCGAGTATTGTTCCAAATTATGGTTGTGTCCGTTTAGATACAAGTGGACACGACTACTGTTTAAAACGGACTGAAAATCTTCGGCATCTATTTCGTCTGCTTTATGGTGTCCCAAAACAAATACCCATTCGTTGGGCGGAATATCGGAAAGCGTCGAATTGAACCAGTCAAGTTGTGCCTTACAATCTTGTGCGAGAATATTTTCATGAAACATGCATTCTCCAGGTACAGGGGAGCAAGTGGGATACTGAATACTACAAGGGTCCCATTTTGCTCGATCTTCGCCGCGATAGTCATTTACACACGGATTTGTATCTAGTACAATAATATTCAAAGGAATATTCGTGTTGGTTTTTGAATCAATGGTTGAATCAGTACTTGAAAGAATAACGCGACGGTGGTAATATCGGTTGTCCATTATCCATTGCGGAATCGTCTGGTTTAATTCTAATTGTGCTGCAGGATTAAAACCGTAGTCATGATTACCTAGTGCATTATACCACGGCAAACTAATATTCCCAAATAAGTTGACATAGTCTTCGCTTATTTGTGGGTCGCTCTTATTTTGAATCCCACAGTAGTAGAAATTGTCGCCTGTATTTAAAACAAGTTTTGGTTTATATTTTTCAACGTATACCGACATTGCTTTTGCTGTATTTTCGGCGTTTCGTAAATGATAGCCACCGAGTGCGGCTGACCCCCAATCTCCTAAAGAGATGATACTAATATCGCGGATGCTATCTTGGGTGCTAAGATGCGGGGTATGTTGCGGTAGCATGTCTATCGGTAACGCCGATGTTGATGCCACCGCATATAAAAAAAATGGAATAAAAAGAGAAAAAGAGTTATATTTTTTCATTTATCTAAACGGAGAAAAGTATTTTTGGGTGGGAGGGGGTGACAGTGGATTTTTGGAATTATTATATCTTATAGTAATTTCTCTAAATAACTATAAAATATTGATTATGGGGTATGGGGCGTGGGGTATGCCATCTGAGTATATTAGCTTACTATTTATATACATTTTTTTCACCTAAATCTGCGATAAAGTTGCACTATTGTACTTCATATGAAAACTCTAAAAAATCCCAAAAATAATTATCCTCCAATGAACCTTTATGATATATATCTTTGCGTATCTTTTCGGGTGTACAGTTATTTTCCTCTATATTTTTCATTTTTAGTTTGTATATACCAACATCGTAATAATAAATATTATTTTTATATTCAATACGCACTTCAACAATATCATCATCCACGTATGACTGCTTTCTAAGGGGACTGTCGTGTACATTTTTTATATTAAACTTATAACGAAAATGTCGTGTATCCTCGTTGCTATTAAATATATTTTCGTGGTAATGAAACGAATTTTTATTTATAAATGGTCGTGTTATGTAATTCAGAAATTCATACTTGCTTTTATCTATTTGTCTAACATACTCTCCATTTCGTACTTTATACTGTTTCATAATTTTTACAAGTATATATTCTTGTAAATCAACAGGTAACTTCGACAATATTTCCATTCAGTTAAATATAAATAATAATATATACTATTTATATTTTTAATTAGTTTGTATATTATATAAAAAACAAACTATACTATATTTTTAAAAAATACCACCACGAAGTCGTAGTACAAGATGGAGTGTTGATTCTTTTTGGATATTATAGTCTTCAATAGTTCGTCCATCTTCAAGTTGTTTACCAGCAAAAATGAGGCGTTGCTGTTCTGGAGGGATCCCTTCCTTGTCTTGAATCTTTGCTTTAACGGTGTCAATCGTATCACTACTTTCTACATCAAGGGTAATCGTCTTGCCGGTGAGCGTCTTGATAAAAATCTGCATTCTACTTAGGCGTTGCTATAATATTTACATATATTTTATTTTTAAGTATTTTTTTTAAAGTATGTCTTACATTTTACAAGTTTGTTACGTCTAAAAAATATATAATATGCAGCAACTAAAAGTAATAATCCTACTATTATTTTTTTATAGTTACATAGCAAAAAGTTATAAAATAATGAGTCCCAACTATTCCATGTTTGTCCTTTAATATGTGAAAAATAAGTACCCCCTTGACATGTATCTTCATTACAAACATTACAATCACCAGCATATTCTTCGTTTGACAATACATACATATTTTTTATATTTTTTTCTCCATATTTTTTTATCATATTTGTTAAAAAATTGGGTCCACTGCTATTCATTACGTGCCAGTGTTTTCCAAAATATTTATAAGAATTAACATAGTCTGGTAAATTATCAATACAAAATTTTATAAAAGGATGATTAGGAATTACCATATAAAATGAATTAGTATATGAATTTTCTACATTTGATGATTTTGTTAATACCAAATCATACTCTAAAATCGAATCTATTTTTTTTTTACAGATTACATCCATATCTATATAAATACCACCATATTTATATAAAACCAAATATCGGAAAGCATCGCACCTTTGTATATCATAAGGATATGCCATATAAACATTATAAAAATCAGGATATTCTTTTTTAACAAAACTTTCCATCATTTCGTGAGACCAAATAATATGTTTATAATCTTTATGCCAATTTTTACAAGACTCGACTGCGTCTTTCCATTCATCAGGAACATCTAATGTTTTCCATGTTTGATGTATTATTTTAGGTATCATTCAATACTATATATAAGTATATATTATACTAACAAATAATTTCACATATTATTAGTATTTTGATTTTGTTTTTCCATCTTCTCTTTCCGTTTCTTCTCTAATTCATCAATAATTTTATTCGCTTCTGCCAGTTTATCATTTAGCTTAACTTTATTAGATTTACTTGAGGTCCACGATTTAGGTAAATCCGGATGTTTTTCTATTTTGAAATATTCCCGCTCTTTTGTATGCGACCTATCTATCCACTCGCGATAATATACAACATACTTTTTCATCATATGATGTTCTAAACCATTTGGTAGTGACTGAGCACTATGCTTTCTATTTCGCTTTTTAGTGAAAGAAGTTTCGGTTTCAACATTTGACATCGATGATGATTATTATTATTATTATTATTATTATTATTATTATTATTATTATTATTATTATTATTATTATTATTATTATTATTATTTATAAGAATAAATTTAATTCCTATTTTTAATTTATAGTTTTAGATTATAAAAATAAAATATAAAATGATGAAAAATATATTTGGTTTAGTAAACAATGACAATGTACCACTTCCTGTTTCAGTTCCTGTTCTACGTGAGAAGCATCCGCATCTGAAACAGCAACAGCAAGAACCCGAAAAAATAAAAAGTAAAAAAAATGTTCCTTTTATTTCTCCTGAATTAGTTGAAAAAATGAATATTTTCTATAAACTGTTACATGCGGTATGCGGAATGTTAGATGAAGAAAAAATCCCATTTTATCTAGACCGCGGTACTCTTCTTGGATGTATTCGAGAAGGAAGGTTATTACTACATGATACAAATGTAGACATAACAATACACTTATCAAAATGGGAAAAACTTGTCGACATAGACTTATCAAAACATGGTATCGTGTTGAAAACAAAAAATAATGAATTTCCTGATAATTACACTGGGAATGCATTGTCTGTTTACTTAGAAAACGAAAATTCCGAATATTATTGCAACATTTACGCGAATCCCGCATTTCCTATCTTAGACATAAGTGCAATGAATGATAGCTTATATCCTGTTCCAAAAGAACCAGATGTATATTTAAAACAGTTATATGGTAACTGGACCGTCCAGTCAAATATACATGCTGATACAAAATACCACCGTAATAATGGGCTTATTTTGAGTGAATATAGAAAAAATTGGGACCTTAAGTATAACATATACAGGTGTAAATTTTAATACAGGAATACATTAAAATAAAATATAACATATAAGTAGTATAGTGTATTATGAGTGCACAACTAGGGGTTATAATAATTATTATAACCGTTGTATGCATTACCTTACTTTTTTGCATAGGACGCTGTATTGCAGGATATTTTAACATATGATATACATGATATATATGGTATACATGATATATATGGTATACATGATATATATGATATATAAAATTGATATATATGATATATAAAATTGATATAAACAAATTATAACATGGTAGTTACACCGACCGAAAATAAAAATGAGACAAACTTTCTATAAAAATAAAAAATCGTTCAGTTAATCTTTTTGTAATATAAATGCACCCTTAAAGATCATTATACTATTTTACGACTATAGCGATTACTAATCGATAATAGTGGTTAGTATATTTTATTGAAACTTATAATCACGCTTATATTTTTCAGGTCGCATGTTTTTGAGTTATTGAGTTGAATATATATATAAACAATATAAAAAGACCTTCACCATATTATGTAGCAATTAGAACCATAAAAAATAGAATGGAAGCCGCACACATTGCTGTAGATGTAGCTAGTGCTAGTATAAATTATACCGATGTTAATAAAAAATTCCAAGATTTAACATCAATATTTTACACTACAAAGGGATGTATGATTTTAACATTAAACGATACATTTTCAAAACGTTTTATCGCAACTCATCCAAAGTTAGAATGGAATGAAAAATATAATAGTTATGCAGAAGCAGTAGTATTAACTGCTAAAATTAACATAATTATTTTTGGACAACCGTTTGAAGTTTATCTGCATCGTCCTATAAAACAGATTCATCGATGGGAGTATGAATATTTTTTCGGATTTGGTGGACATAATGCAGGGTTCTCCCGTGATAGAATCATCCTTACATTTTCGGAAACATTTAATAAGGATATTGATGTTGAATATTTACTAATGACGGGGACATTATATCAAGGTGGTGATGAAGACGATGAAACCGATGAAGCTGTATGTTGTGTAATCGATGAAAAATATGTTAAAAATGCGCTAAAGTTGTTAGTTATTGGAGGTTATGTAAAACACTGGAATGCTTTTAATTATTTTAAAAAATGGTTTAAGGACCGCGGATTTAATGTAGAAATTGAAGAAAATAACTCTAATAAGTTTGCATCATTTATTTTTGAGGATTATGCAGTTATTGAATCATAAAAGATGGGTCGCCTGTAATTTGGCGAAGAACATGATTCGTATACGCCATCGCAACTGCATCTGCTTCATAGTAGTTCCAGTATATATCTTGGATTCTTAATTCCGTACGGTTTTGATTACCCGCGCATATGACATTTGTAAAGCTTGTTAACGTACATTGTAATGGATGCTGTGGATAATCATTTTTGACAAACGTACCTTTGAATTTTTGATGTGCATATTCGGGGCGTTTTTCTTGAATCAAGTATGTCTTTCCAGGCACAAGGTCGGCAGGATATACGTGTTGAAGAGGGCGCATTGCGTGGTGTGGTGTGGTGTGGTCTCAGCTATATCACGATTAAACAATATAAAACATTTCAATTTTATATTGTTACAAAATTGAAACCAAAAATGTGTATACAACTAGGTGTAATCAGAACCGTAATAAGTTATTACATCAACCCCTCTATTATTTTCCAATTTTGAAAATGAAATCTGTTGCTAAAAGCGCTAAAGAATCATCATCAAAAAAGCCAACAAAAAGGGCAGCAAGAGCACCAAAAGCACCAAACCATAAGTTACGGTTTAATGAATTTGAGGTATTAACAAAACATTCTATAGGAAATGCAGGTGAGGACTTCATTTGCAATACGATTCCATGCGAAACGTGTGGTCATACAAAATGGACGAATTTGAACAAAGTGCAAATGAACTATCCGGGAGTTGATTTATGCTGTGACTATTGTGGCACATTTGTGCAAGTGAAAACAATGTGTAGCAAAAATGGGAGTTGTCCTCTGTCGCAGGCTAGCAATGGTGCATGGAAATTCCCGACATCGAAAAATACGGTTCGTGAAACCTTGAAAATGTTGAAGGGAAATATTCGATATATTGCTGTAGTATATGATACGAATTATAATATTATAGAGGTAAGCATCACTGGTATGTTATCGTCAAAAAATATACACTATACGGAAAATTACATAGTTTCGGATGACATCAAGTATTACCCTCCACGAATTTTGCGGACACTGAAAAGTATATGCGAAGTGAAGTGAGGTGAGGATTGTTGCGTTGGTGTTTAATTCGTTTTTTATTTGTTTACTTTATTATACCATCTTTAATTTTTCACCAAGTTCTTTATAATAGTGTCCATTATACGGGATGTTTTTGGTAAGTGCTTTTGTCAAAGTTTTATCGCTTATTGCTAATGATTTAATGCAGTCGTATTTACATTCAAATTCTTTTATTAAGTTATTATTTGTGTCATATTGTCCAACACCATTTTTGTATAATATTGGTGTTCCGTTTATTTCTTCAAATTTGCTAGTTAACTTTTCGTCACAATTATTATATAATATATAATAAAAACCATTAGCTAATGTACTATTTTTTACTGGACCGTCTAATGCCGATGAAGACTCATAACCATTAAAATGTGCGGCAGTTTTTCTGTCTATATACACATTTACAATTTTGGTTTTTTCTTTATCTAGTTGAGCTATGTAACCTAAGTTTTGAACTTTTGTTTCTTTTGTAGGTTTAATTTCATGTACAATATTTGGATCTAAATTTCTTTCAACTAGTAACCAACGAAAACCACAATAAATAGTGTTGTCTGTTATTGCTTTCATTACACTTGGTCTCTTTATATTTTTACTTTCATTCATTGCTTCTGTAACGGATTCATAAACTTTAACTAATTTTAATGTTTCGGGATTTATTTTTTGGAGTCTTGGACCGAGGTTAGGTAGTTGTTGATTAAAGCCGGTAACTATTTTTTTCTCTTGTTGTGAGTTTAATTTACTTAATATTTCTTTATTTGTTTGTTCTAAAGAATTAACTTTACTTAATAAAATTTTATTAGTATGTATTATTTCCTTTAATAATTCATTGTCGTTATTTGCAAATGTATTCATAGCATTTTCTTGATTTTTAAATTTTAAATTTTCAATTTCAAGTAACAATTCATTTACTTTGTAGTTATAATTATCTATATTATCGTTAACTATTTTTAATAATATTTTATAAGTTAGATTACCTCCTATTAAAAACAATTCATTTTCACTATCATGATTTGGTAGATTTTTTACTATATTTGGTTTTATAGTATTATGGCAATGTAAAAAATGCTCAAAGTCTTTACTTTTATTTACACAAAAACAATCAAGTAATATGCATTCCTCGTATTTACTTTTATGTTCATTATATCTACCCATAATCCCTATTCTGCTTTCTCCTATTTTTACAACATATGAACCATTTTCGTATGTCTTAACTTTAATAATATAAACCATATTCCCAGCATTGTTAAATTGTTTGAGTAGAAATTTTTCATTATCTAATTCTTTTTGTTTAATTAATTTTTCTTCCATTTCTTTATTTTTGGTGGTTTCTATAGCAGACATTTCATTTTTTGTTTGTTCTAATTCTTTTTGTAATTCATATATTCCATTCAACCTTATTTCTTTAATTACTTCACACACCCAATTCTGAAAACGTTGAGCAATAGGTTTTCTCGAACGAAACAGCATTTTATATAACCCTTTTTCTGTCAAAAATGTAACTTCTTGATTGCCACCAAGGGTGTTCATACTATGAACTACCTTCTCAGATTCATCAAAATCCATAATTGATGTTCTTATATTACTAATTTCAAGAACCACTCCAATATCACTCGCTCGGAATAGTGGATCAGTTTTTGTTCCTTTTATAACTACTTCTGTGTGCAAGTTATTTGAATTAAATGCTTTTACAATATCCATGTCAATGTTTATAGGGCGTTATACTCTAGATAACGACCTTTATTTAAGCCCTTTATACCATATATATTATTTTTGCTTTAATAATCAACAAGCAAAAGTTAATTATTAAAATAGTAGTAAAAATACAAGACCATATATGGTAACAAAAAACGTTTAGTTAGAGTACGCCAACCCACCCATACCGGACATGATACGGAGAACGTTGTAATTGGTAGCATAGACACGAACCTTGGCAGTCTTGGTGCCCTCAACGGTGGCGTTGGAGAGAACAAGCTGAAGGGTAGCATTGTCAATGCGGGAGAAGTTGCACGATCCGCTTGGTTGATGCTCTTCAGGTCTCAGAGCAAAGGAGTAAACATTGATACCGGTGTCAGGGGTGTGAGTGTGGTGCTGGTAAGGCTGAACCAGGTCGAAGTAAGTGCCTTCGCGCTCAGAGAAGCGGTCCTGACCGTTAAGCTGGAGCTTAGCAGTGACAACGGGGTTCATACCCCAGCAGTGGAGGTCAAGAGAAGTCTGGGTAAGAACGAAAGTACCGGCATCAGATACACCAGAGTTCTCGTAAGGGATTCTGCCGCTAAAGCCGGGAGCCATGTTGGACTGGTCATAACCAGTGCCGTCAGCGCCAGCGAGGTCGCCCTGCTGCCACCAGTAAACGTTGGAGACATCGATAGCACCGGCTTCATTAAAGAGACCAGAGCCGTTGATGAAGGAGCCAGTAGTCTGGGCAACAGCATCGTGTCCACCGAAAGCATGGATAGCATTGGGAAGAGCATCAACAGCGTCAGTGTAGTTGAAGGGCTGAGCACCAAGAAGTCTGTACAAAAGCTGGTTGCAGTCGAGAGAAGAGCAGTAGTCAACGTTCTGATCGGGCTGGACAACCCAGATAAGCTCCTTAACGGGGTGGTTAAAGTTGAGCTTGATCTTGTTGGAAGAAGAACCGACGGACTCATCACCAGTGAACTGGAGCTGCTCGATAAGGTACTCGTGGGGGTTCTGAGCCATACGTCTGCGCTCATCGGTATCCAAGAAGACGTAGTCAACATAGAGAGAGGCAGCGACAAGAGACTGGTTGTAGGCAGTGTTGACACGTCCACCGGCAGGAGAGCTGGCGTTGTTGGGGTTGCCGCAGCTGAGAGAGCCGACAGCCCACAAGCACTCATCGATGGGACGAATATCAAGGTTAATCTTGACTTCGTGATACTGAAGAGCGATGAGGGGAAGGGCAAGACCGGGGTTACGGCAGTACCAGAATTGGAAGGGAACATAGAGAGTAGTCTCGGGCAGAGCATTGCGGGGAGCGCAAACCTGACGAGGGGCGTTTGCCTGACAAGGACCATCGATGGCATTGAAAGAGGGATCGGTGATGAAGGTCAACTCGGTGGTGTTTCCAACCATGGCGTGGTAACCAGAGCGCTGGTCACTGGGAAGAGTAAGGTTGTTCCAGATGTGCATCCAGTCACCATACTGGCGATCAATGCGCTGACCACCGATCTCAACCTCAACCTGGGAAATCAACTGCTCACCGGGGAAATCGAGCCAACGAGCATAAACACCGTCCTGGGTAGCTCCCTTCATGGACTGGTTAATCTCGGGGAGAGTAACCTGAAGGTAAGTGCGGTAAGCCAAATCACCATTACGAGAAATGGTGCAGGTTACACGACGACCAAAATCGGCTTGACCGTTAAAAGTCTGCTCGATAGACTCCATTGCAAAGTTGGTGTGACGTTTGTAAGACACCTTCCAAAAGGTAATCTGAGGGTTGCCCGTAAGATAGACATCTTGGGCGCCGTAAGCTACAAGTTGCATAAGACCTCCTGCCATTTTTGTTTATTATAATATTGCTAAAGAAAAAAATTTTGTAAAAAAACTTAATTAACATTTATAAATTAATAATTAAAAATTAACAATAAATAATTAACAGTAAACGATTAACAGTAAACGATTAACAGTAAACGATTAACAATAACTAACAATAATTAGTAGACAGTAATTATTGTTATTAATTCATTAATATTTTCCTAAAGTGATAAGAGGTAAGAACAATTCACACAATAATATTATTCATATTTGACTTTAAAAAATGTACTAAATATTCATCGGAATATATCTCGGTTTGTTTTTCATGCTTTTTCCTAAAAACATACTCGTCGTTCTTTTTTCTTATACTCCATCCATTTTCTAAAGTATTCATCAAAAATATCATCAAGTATATATCATTTTTTTGTTCAACATTTATATCCAACTTACCCTTGTCTATTAGAATTTTTAATGTATGAACACCTTCCTTTAATGGTACGATATCTTCTTTTTTTTTCACTACTTCTAAACTATATGTAGCCTTATTTTGTCCTTGTCCTTGTCCTTGTCCTTGTCCTTGTCCTCTCACAGATTCATTCGCTCGATTATTATATATTTTATGAATGATGCGTTTGTTTAAATAATCCTCTGTTATAATCTCTGTTGTTGAATCATCTAATTTTTTTAAATAAAAAATAGTTTTTCTTTTCTTTATAGCCATGTTATTTTCTAAACAGTTCATAATAAATTTCATTTTATAATATGTTTCTCTCTTAATATTCGTAATATCCAGAGAATCTATGTTTATATTTGTAGTTAAAACATTTGAACCATTATTGATATCGTGAGTTTTTTCATTTTTAGCACATGCGTCTAAATTATTTGATAACATTATTTTATTTTTATAGAGAAAACATTAATACATTCCTAACATTATTCTTATTATTCTTATTATTCTTATTTACTATTTTGTAAAAACCTCTAAATTCTCTAAACTCTCTATTATAAACTTTTAACCTAAACATCTCAAACTATATAATCTACTCTATTTCATATAACTTATCCTGCTACTTGGTGTTCCTTCGATAATATTGCACCATGAAGCAAAGAAAGTGTCTTGTTTTCACTAGAAAAATAACTTGGATAAAGAATACTCCAGTCTAATGTGTCATCAAATAAGCTTAACTTTGTATATACATAACCTAAAAATGCACTACAAAAAAATCTCGATGTCTTCTGAGGATGACGGTCTTTTTTGCAGTAAGCTTCTATCCAATCTGTAACAACAACATCATATGGTTTATCGTATACAACTTTATGTATTTCTTTCAGTTTTTCATTATTGAATATTTTGTCGTACTCTTTCGTGTTTTTGAATTCGATTTTGCGAACATATATTTTTCCACTATATGTCGAAATAAAATGCTCATATGGAATAAATTGAACTCCGAATTTTTTTGTATTATCTTCTGGATCCGGAATATCTGAAATACCTGATGTCCAAACATATGTACCCTTTAATGGAACATCTGTGAATTCTGGGTCTACTACAATCATACCAACATGTGAAAAATCACTCTTTGTCATAAATTTTATCAACCAACTAAATAACCCCCATGATTTGTATTCAAGGTTGTCGCATAAAAGAATGTCACCTGTTTTTAATGTACCGCTAAGTTCACTCGTTGGTTCACTCGTTGGTTCACTCGTTGGTTCACTCGTTGGTTCACTCGTTGGTTCACTCGTTGGTTCACTCATTATATTTTACTTTACTTTATTTGTTTTATTTACTTTATATTATATCATAAAATATAAATATTAAAGTAGCATAAAATATTAAAGTAGCATAAAATATTAAATTAGATATAATTATTAATTATTATATATTAAAAAAGTTATACTTATAACAATATAGTGAATATATAAATATAGATATATAGATGCCATCTTTTAAACATAAAACAAATAAAAAAATTTTTGTAGACAAAAAAAGAATAATGACGCTGGATAGCGTTCATCGTGAACTACAATGTGAGTTTAATTTGATTAATAGCGAAGTATTACCTACATTAATTCGTAGAAAAAATGAAATAATGAAACAGTTAAATCACTCCGAACATATATTGGAGGTCAATGATAAAATAGAGTTACAAGATTCTTTATATGACATAAAAGAGGAAATCTATAAAAATAAAAAAAAGATTAAAGACTACTACCTGAACAACAGTAAATTTATTTTCGATTATTTTGAAAACAAAAAAGAAATTACGAATGGTACAAATAAAACAAAGATTCTTAACTCTTTTTTCAAAGTAAATGATAATACATTTGATGAAAATGCGTTGACGCGTGCAAATGACAATAATGTTCAAAAGTTTTTTACAAATCTCGACCAGACATTTATTAACATAAATGACTATACGTATGCCATTGATATATGTCAGTCTTGTAATAAGGGAGAAATGATTCCCGTCGAACATGAGGGGATTATGGTTTGCAATGTTTGTGCAAAACAGATTACTTATCTTATCGAAAATGAGAAGCCGTCTTATAAAGAACCGCCGAAGGAAGCGTGTTTTTATGCATATAAAAGAATCAACCATTTTAAAGAAATTCTTGCACAGTTTCAGGCAAAAGAAACTACGCAAATCCCGGAAGAAGTTCTCGAAAATATCAAGCAACAACTTCATAAAGAGCGCATCCCTCTCTCAAAATTTACGAATTCTAAAGCAAAAGAAGTTCTTAAAAAATTGGGATATAATAAGTATTACGAACATATCCCCTTTATTAAAGATAAACTTGGTATTAAACCGCCGATTATGACACCGGAGTTAGAAGAGACGTTGTGCAATCTTTTTATGGAGATACAGGGACCGTATGCGAAATTTTGCCCGGATGACCGTGTGAATTTTTTGAATTATTATTATACGGTTTATAAACTGTGCGAACTTCTGGAGAAGACTGAATTTCTTTCTTATTTTCCGATGTTGAAAGATAAAGAAAAGAGGATAGAACAGGATGATATATGGAAGAAAATTTGCGAGGAGTTGAACTGGGTATTTATTCCGACACAATAGGTTGTGGTTGTTGTTGTTGTTGTTCAGATGATAGAGGACTAAGTGTATCAACACTACCCTGACTACTCGGAATATCACTATGACTCATAATAATATTTATATTAAATAAAGAATAGTCTTCTATAAAGTAAGTAACAACTATTTATTATTTACATAATAAAATGTAAATAGTAAATATTATCTACATAGTTTCTAAATAAACGCTTTCTTTTTTACATCTTCAACTGTTTAAAGTTTAAGAGGGGTGGGGAAACCAACAAGGTTAGCACCAATACCGAAACCAGCACCAGTTCTAGCAGAAACAGCTAAAGTGGGGACATAAACATCCAAGATGGCGAAGGTCGCTGCTGCTACAAGAGAAATCAACGCAATTTCGTTTAACTTAAGAGTCTGAGATGGTATGGAATAAGCAACTATCGCGACACAAAGACCTTCGATAATATACTTAATAAAGCGCTTAAAAAGCTCACTAAAGTCAAGTGTTCCGTACATTATAAATATAATGTAGAAAAAAATATTATTTTATTATTTTATTATTTTATTATTTTATTATTTTATTAAATTTAATAAATAAGTAAGCGTACAACGAATAAATGAATAAATAGTAAACTTACTTAAAATAATTATTTAATTATATAATATAATGTCTGAAACAAATAGTTTGCCAAAGGGAGTTACTCCTAAATATTTACCCGATGGAAAAGAAAACCCCAAATATGTCGACTTATTGGAAGAAGATAAACCAATTGCTGGGCAAAAATTCGTATGTCTTTCGTTCGTTTCACCAGAGCATATTATCAAACAAAAAGACCAATTTTTGTTCGAAGAGTTTGTGAAGCAGTGGGATTACAAAAAGTCAATGGAAAAATTTACCCAGTTTCTCAACTTTGTATCATTTAAGTATTCTCTTTCTTTCGATAAACTTACTGCGGACTTCCAAGAGTTTACAAAGGAAGAGGGAGAGACGATTCGCGCAACATCTGCAACGCTAATTAGCGATGACTATAAAACATTTTTGGATAACAATGAAGATGAACTTGAGCAGAAGTTTGGCGAAAAACATGGGTTCCAAACATCTACGAGAGGCATCAAAGTGCGCGGCGTTTTTGCTACACAAGGCGAGGCGGAACTTCGCTGTAAATTGTTGCGCGAGGTCGACCCCAATCACGATATTTATGTAGGACAAGTTGGTATGTGGGTTCCTTTTCATCCAGAGGCATACAAGACGGGACGTGTCGAGTACATGGAGGAGACTCTCAATCAACTTATGTCCGATAAAAAGAAAAATGAAGAGACTGCAAAACAGGAGTTTGATAAACGTGTGCGCGAGGCTAGGCAGAAAGCGATTGAAGAGAATATGAAAAAAGCGGAAGAGTCTGGTAACAAACTTACACAAACGATTAATGCTGATGGTGAATTAGTTGGTATTTCAAATGTTGCTAATTTTGATGGATTGGACGAAGATTCAACAGTTGATGATATTAAGAAGAGCATATTTGAGGCTGAGAATGTTGTTCTTGATAAAAACACGGACCATGGTTTGTCAAAACTGACACATTTTGAGAATTAAGATGATGTCGACATGAAATCGACATAAATCGATATGAAACTATTGAATAAACAAAATAAACAAAATAAACAAAATAAACAAAATAAACAAAATAAACAAAATAAACAAAATAAAAGTTTTAACTATTAAATATTATATGTTAAATATTATATGTCACTAATATATAATATTTGCTTTTTAATTGGCATGAATAAAAAGGTAAAACAATATGTAGTAAGTAACTATTTCAAATCATTTAATAGCGATAATATATTTATTAAGTTAGTTTGTTTATTATTCATTATAGCTGCTATTATTATATGCATGTATTTCTTGTATAGGGCGATATCTAATGCATTATATATGTATAGATTAAAGACTGATTTTTATAAATTACAGGATATGGGAATAAATGTTAAAAACTATAACATATTATATTTTGAAGAGTTTAAAAAAAAACATATAATGAATTTTTCAAAACTAAAAAATACGAAACATACTGAGTTTAAAAATAAAAATGCAATTGGTATGATTACGGACAAATATGTAGTCTTGGATTTTGATACAAAAAAAGATGTTAGTAATGCAGACTTTTTAATTGAAAAAATACCAAAAGATACCGTTTGTGAAAAAACACCGAATGGGTATCACTACTACTTTGAAAATGATACAGGAAAACCAGTATATACTTATATACAACTAGTTATTGATAATGTAAAATACTCAGTAGATGTGTTAGGTGTTGATAATTTGATAATAACATCTCCTACAAATATAAACGGAAAAGATTATTATTGGATTAATAGTATTTTTACACATAAAGCAGCGAAGTTATCAGAAAATACATGGATACTAGATTTATTAAAAAATCAGAAACCATTTCATCGTAAGTTTAATAACGCTACTTTATCGATGAATATTAAAAATGCTTTTATAATCATAGATAATCTAAGTATTGAAAATAATATTAGATTTACACTTGGTATGATGAAAGAATATTCTGTAAAAATGAAACTGTTAAATGGTGTTATATATGTATATGATGACAACTACTATTTTTTGACTAGAGGTAGTTTTAGTAAATACAAGAACAAAAAATCTATGGTAGAAAAACTAAAAAATGTTATTGCCAAAATTAAACCATCGTGTATTATAGATTTATCTATTATAACTAGCAACTATTTTAAACCCGAAAATATTTTTCACATAACATCGTGTGTTATACATAGCGACTTTAAAAATTATAAGTACAATTCAGAATTCCCGAACTATATTGAATGCAGCTATATATACAAAAAAACGAAGTATCTAATCCAAGATACTATTACCATAAATAGTTCTAATAATTCTAATAATTCTAATAATTCTAATAATTCTAATAATTCTAATAATTTTAATACAAAATTAAATAACTTAATATCATGGACTACACCAAATACACCAAATACACCAAATACATCAGAAACAAATAATGCTAGTAAAATATTGACAGGTCCAGAAAGTATTTATATAACATTTTTACTTTCAAATTATTTTAGTATACCATGCGTAACACTGGGCGTGACATATGATGAAAACAATGGTTCAGAAGAATCTACAAAATCTTTAAATCAAGCTTTGTATAAAATTATAAATACTATGTTTTTTTTATTTTAAAATAATGTAAATAGTGCAAATAATGCAAAATAATATAAATACATTTTATAATTTATAGTATAAAATATAAAGTATAAAGTATAAAGTATAAAGTATAAAGTATAAAAATACAAAATGAACAAAGAAGAACAACAAGTTGTACGAGTAGAACAAATGAAAAAAATTCAAAGTGAGGCTCTAGAGTTATTTACCAAAAAAAATATTGATTATGGTGACGCATTTGCCAAATATGGTGTTATCGGTGTTTTAATGAGAATAGAAGATAAACTGCAACGTTCTATGTCTATAACAAAAAATGGAGTAAATTTAATAAGCGATGAAGGAATTAGAGATACGCTAATTGATTTACATAACTACGCCGCTATGGCGCTAATGTTATTGGATGAATAGTCAAGTAACTACTTTGCAATATTACCACCGTAGGTTACTACCATTTATTTTTATTTACTTTAATCTTTGGACCTTGACCTTTGCGTTTAATATTCGCAGGGTCATATTGTTCTTCCTCGTCATCGGAATGAATATCTTTCGACATTTCCCAGAATTCTTTTGCGCCTAATTTAAATGGACCATGTGTTTGTGCTTTATACCAAAATATCTGGTCATGTAACTTATTTGATTTTGCGTTATTGTTTATTACTAGACATTCATAGTTTTCGGTACACTGGTCCATCACTTGACAAAAACTTTCAAATGTTGGAAACATACCAGCGTAGTTTTCATAGATTCTTTTACGATTCCCAATATATGGTTCGCGTAAAATAAAAACATAGTCAATATTGGTTCGCAAATTTGGCGGAATACCTAAAGGATACTGCATTGTAATTACCAACATGATTTTCCAGTGACGACCGTTCATAAAAAGTAAACGCATCATAACATCTTTGGTCCACTTATTGTCAAAAAGACAGTCATCTAATACCACAAATGTTCGTGGATCAATTGTGCTTCTTTTATACGACTCTATCTCTTTTTTCATCTGTTTTAATACGGCTTTTTGTCGTTTTAAAATATTTTCAATAATCGCCGTATTATAAGCATCGTGAATAAATAACTTGGGAACATGCTCTCCGAAAAACCCGTTCCCTGCCTCTGTGCCGGATATAACAGTACCGATGGGAATATCTTGATGATAGTACATTAAATCTTTTACTAAAAAACTTTTTCCTGTATCACGTCGTCCGATAAGAACAATAACGGGTCCTTTATTTTCGTCAGGGCGAAAACTAATTGACCTCATATCAAATTTTGCTAATTCTAAACCTACACTCATTATTGTATATTGTATATTTATATATACTTAGTTATTTATAATATATACTAAAAAACATATAAGTTACAAACGCATATTTGTTAGTTTTTTAACATATTACACCGACCGAAAAGAAAAATGAGACAAACTTTCTATAAAAAAATAAAAATCGTTCAGTTAATCTTTTTGGTAATATAAATGCACTCTTAAAGAGCATTATACTATTTGACGACTACAACCAATTACGATTGTAGTGGTTAGTATATTTTATTGAAACTTATAATCACGCTTATATTTTTCAGGTCTTTCTCCTGTTTCTATATAGTGATTAAATACCTTTTGTATATTTTTACATCCATTCTTATCGCGATTGATACATCCCTTCCGTTTGTTTTCCATTTTAAATGTTAGGATTGAATGCATCTTTCGTTCTATGCTTCTCTTATCTGGTAAATATAAATTATTACACAATTCTTCTGTTTTATAGTTCAAGCATGATGTTCTAAATTCATCTATATTATAAACTTCAAATCTGGTATTTATTTTTCTTTTTATTGATAAATTTGGAGTTGATATAAAATTTCTCATCTGTTTTCCAATACTCCAATCACCGATTATGATTTTTATGTCCTTACCATACTTGTTCTCAATCTTATTTAACATATTGTCCTCTGTTCTTTTTGTATTTATATACGAATACCATTTGTATTGTCTGAATTTTTCATCTTGATATAATTTTGCAATCGCATCATTTACTTTTAGTTTTTCTTTGATATATTCTTTAAATTTTTCAATATCGCATGTTTTTGAATTGAATAATGATAATGTATTTTCAATTTCAGTAATGTGTTGTTTATCCTTATAATTTTTTAATAATGATGAATATTTTATCCGCTTGGTTTCTTTTATTCGTTGCTTATTTGTATATGAAAAATAATTACCATCATCATCCATCATTTGTAATAATGTTCTTTTTCCAGGGTCAATAAATAAATGTTTTCCATCTAAAAAATCCTTTGAAACTTCATCAATATACGGAAACTCGTGTAATACTTCTTTTTTGGTTTCTTTCTTTTGTAATTCTCTTCTTTTTCTGTTTTCTTCTTTTAACCTATTTTGTTGCACTTGCTTTTCTTGTTTTTTAATCTCCTTTTCCTCTTCTGTTAGTCCTTTCATTCGTTTCTTTTCATTCTTCATCTTATCTTTCTTTATTCTTTCTTCATTTACAAAGTCAGTATGTAAAAATCGTAATGAAACCGAATATCCATCGGTTATAATGGTATAATCAAACACATACTTATTCATATGATGCAGTTTAAAAAATGTATTCCATAATTTATCTTTATTTGTTTCAATATTATCAAAATATTGTTTTTTATCAGTATCAATAAGCAGTTCTACAACAGATTTTGTATCTATTTGTATATGCCTTGGTATTAGATGGGTTTGAAGTGGAAAAAACTGGAACATCTTTGTATTCACTTCTTCTAATTGCAAATTCATAAATATCATGTGTTTCAAATATTTCTGTGGATTGACCTTTATATCATAAAAATAACTTGTATCATAATTCTCTGGAACAATTTTGTATCTGTTATCATTTAACCAAGTATGGTATTTTTCATCACATGTTAAAATTTCAGAATCATTTATGATGTCATTTTTTACTTGTTGTAGTTCTTTATAAAATTGTTTCTTGAAATCTTTGTTTTGAAGTTCATTTTGGTATACATTTTTAAAGTAAGAATTAACAAATCGTTTAATGTAGTCAATAAAGTGCATTTTGATGTTATTTTCAATAGCAGTAATCATAGTAGTAGCATAATAATCTAATATAGCAGATAAATTCTTACCATCTTGTAGTGTAAATATAGAATTACCAATATTTTGAAATTCTTGGAGTAGTGCTAAATTATTTCCTTTGGGTTTTGGTCCTGCTGAAGCTTTCACTAATGACTTCATAGACATTCTAATTGTATCTTCTGTTATAATTGGTATTTCCTGATTGTTATGATACTTTTGAAGCACCCATAATCTCAATAAAAAATAAGAGTTTGTAGTTATTGTGTTTGTTCTTGAAACTGCGTCATTAATCCTTTCTAAAACATCAATCGGTAAATCTGATTTTATAATTTTCTGTATTGGAAGTTTTATGCACCGATATTTATCAGGCGGTTTTACCTTTTCATACATTATATAGTTACTTAATATTTTATTTTTAAGTAATTATACGCAGAATTACTAAATCTAATAATCTTCATCTTGTGAAAAAATAATTTTTTTGGTTTCGTCTAAAAATATAGTATGTTCGTATTGTGCTGTATTACCATTTGATACGCATAGCGGTGGGTATTCAAATAGATTTTCATTTTTAACTAATATATTCAGGTGTGTATTCATATTTGGTAAATCATTTAAAAACCTACTTGAAAATGGTAATGTTTTGAAGTCATGTTTTATTTTATTGTAAAATTTTTTACTACTTTCCAGTTTGAATGTTGGAGTAATGTTGGGGTTAATTCTAAATATATTTGAAATTCCAGTTTCATCTGCTATATCCATATTTGTAGAACCAAAAGTTTCAATTGCATAAACACCTTCACTAAATCGTTTGTGTGTTATATTTGGATCTGGATATGATGGCAAAAAATACCCACCATGTATAATTCCTTTTTGAATATTATGTCCTCCGAGATTTCTGATAGGGTGTATATCATATGCTTCCATAACTTCCTTAATTGAATTGGACCACTCCAATATGTCTACATCAATCCCAGCATTTTTTATTCCCGTATATGTTGCTTCCTTAACAGCATTATTCAAAATATCATGTTTGTCATTAAAATATAATGTAAAAGCAGAATCAATTATCCATTCATTTACTTCAATTCCAAAATCAACCTTAATTATATCATCTTTTTTCAGTATTGTATTATCATTTGGAGGTGGATGGTAATGTGCTGCACATTCGTTTATTGATAACCCGACTGGAAAACCAATTCCTTTATTTATAGAATGTTTTGGGTTAGAATATTCAATTGTTTTTTTTTCAATAAATTCTGCAATCTCCAATAGTTTAATTCCAGGTTTAATTATTTTTTTAACATCAGTTCTAACTTTTTTATGAATACTACCTGCTATTTCTAATGATTTGATTATTTCACTTTTATCGCTCATATTTTCAATCATAAATAATACTATATAATAATATTTAAACCATTATTACTATTTATCCTTATTTTTCATTTCCTCTATCTTTTTCAAATAATACTTTCGTCTATATTCTTTCAACTTTTCGGGATTATCTTCTTTCAACTTCTTTAAATAAGTAGCACCTTGCTCTTTTATCTTATCTTTATTTTTTTCATAATATCGTTTGTGATTATCTCCATTTGTATATTTTTTAAGTTTTTCTTCTAAATCTTTGACCTTTTCTTTTAGTTCCGTATTTTCCTGTTGTATGATATCAATATCCATTATGAATAATAATATTATATAAGTTAATTTTAAATAATTTATATATTATAATGAAACAACATAGTGATGACTACAAATTAAGTGCTGTCATGTATTATATAAATCATAATGAAGATTTACGAGATACATGTGATATTTTTAAATGTAAATATCAATCGTTGCATCGTTGGATTAAAAGATATAAACTGCAAGGAGATATTCGTAGAAAAACACGCAAAAATCATAATTTAAAAATAACACCCGAAATAGAAAATTTTGTAAAAGAACAAGTAAAAAGAGACCCAACTACGACATTATGGGAATATTCTAAATTAGTAAATGATGAATTTAATGTTATTCTAACAGATAGAAGTATCAATAATATTTTAAACAGAATGAAAATAACACGAAAGCGTTTGCGTAGTAAATATTATCCCGAAAAACGAGAAGGACAAGAAAAACAAGATTTAGTTGAATTTTATAATA